AAACTTTTTACCATCACCTCGTGGTTTTGGTGCAGCATCTGCGTTCATGTCTGCTTCCCACTTGTCACCAACAGCATCCATGTCTGCTTTGTTTTGGGCTTTTTCTTCTGGTGACATTTTGTCCTCAACGTCAGCAAGGGCAGGATACTTGTCTCGGAAACCATCTTTCTTTTCTGGTTTCTTGGTAAAACGATTAAGGTCCACGGTGTTGCCCGAACTATCGGAGCGAGGAACTTGCTTAGGAACATTAGTACCCTTACCAGCAAGTGCGCTGTCATCAAGCGTTACAGAAGTACTTGCTTGTACTTCTCCACCTTTTGGAATACCACCATCGTCATTCACTACTTTTCCTGTTGTATTTTTTGGAGCAGGAGTGTTCTTGTTTGCACCTGGCTTCTTGCTTTTAGGCTTTGCCTTTTCTTTTTCAGCAGTCTCGTTCATGCGCTCTACTGCGGCATCAGTTGCGTTCTTTTTCTTAGGTGTTGGCTTCTTAGCCTCTGGCTTTGCTGCTTCTTCTTTTTTAGCAGCAGGCTTCTTAGAATCTTTTTTAGTTGCCACGGTGTCTTCTCCTGATTTAAGTAGGGGTGATGTACGCCATGCACCGTCTGTAATTAATTTCTGTTTACGTGCGTCATTGGACTCCATTGCCTCTGACTTACTAGCCTTTTCACGCTTTTCTTTTTGGTTAGCAAGTCTGCGACCTTTGAGCCCCGATGCTTGGTCTTCCGCACTTACCGCTTTACGGGCAGCAGTAGCAGCCTCACGAAGTTCTTTTTCTTCTTCTGGCAATTTATATTCACCAGCAAGAGGTCCAGAAACTATCTCAGCACGACCACCACGACCACCTTTTGAGTAGTAATTCTTATCTTTTTTAGAAGCCATGATTATCTCCAACTAGGGCGAAGCGATTGCAAGGATGCACGGCGCTCTGCGTCAATATAATCTTGGTTAGGTTGGTCCATAACACGAGGAATACCTTTAGGTCCAACTTTACCGTCATTCGTCAATTGTACAGGAACTGCGCCTGGTGGTGCGAACTTCTTACCTTTGGACTCATAAGCAATACCAGTCCACAAATTGAACTCATCGGGCCACATGTAATCACCTGGATTTATGCGCTCACCTTTGTGTACTCCACGTGAGTATTGACGAGCGTTCATTCGGCTCAATGAGCCAAGAATTTTGTCCTGTCTGCGATTAGACGACATCGTGCCAAGGTATCCGTCTGGATACTGTGTGTCTGAGATAGTTCTATAACCAGCAAGTTGATAGTCCTTGTTGTTACGGAAAACAGGGGCAGGACCAAACTGCGACTGCGAAGCAGAACCTGGAGGGTCGGAAGGACTATTCCAGTTAGCAAATGATGTCTGGGAAGAACCAGCCATTAGCCATTACCAGCCATACCTGCGTTCATACCCGTGAGAAAGCCACCTTGTGCGCCAGCCACAGACGTAATTGGGCGTGGTTTAGCCTTCTTAGTTACTTTCTTCTTCTTTTTAGCAGCCACTAGTTATACCAACCGTTCCTGTATCTCTCGTCACGCTCTTCTTTTGGCGGCATTGGTTTTTCTTTTTTAGGGGCAGGCTTTGTTTTATTTGGTGCAGACTGTGGTTTTGGAGGGTAACTGTTGTAGTCATCCCTCTTCTTCTGCGGAGGACCGTGTGGGTCTTTGTTTGGGTCGTTTGGACCACCAGGACCACCAGGACCACCAGCGCCAGCAATCTTCTTTTTAGGTGGTTTTTGTCCACCAGCACCACCACCTGTGCTTGTTTGTGGGGCAGGTGGGTAAAACTTTTCGTTTATTTCACGAACACCTACTTTGCGAGCAGGGTCGTGACGAGTATCTAGTCCTTTAGGCATGGTTACTTCCTATCTTGCTTAACTTTAACTTTTACACCACTCTTTTTACGAGAAACGCCAACATCAAAACCAGCACCGTCATAGGTAACTGTTCCGTAGAGAGGGTTGCCACCAGCAGATTTGCTTGTGTCTCGCTTATATGAAAACTTTCCAAATTGGAATTCGTTCATAACTAACTCCAGCGTTGCTCAAGCCATACTTTGATTTTGCCTGCACCAGTTGGGCGTGGAGGGCGCATAAGAGCAGGACTACCTTCGCCATTTGGGATAAAGCGCTCAGATGATGGGTTATGCATAGTGTCTACTTGCTTGCGGTTTGCACGACCACCATAGGCTGGGTCGCTATTGCTCTTAGAAGATTTGCGAATGTAACCCATCAGGCATATCCTTCTTTCTCCATTTTTACACGTGCTGAGTTTTGAGCATAGCGGTATGCCTGCTCACCTTTAGCACCACCTTCAAGATATGCTTTTTCGCTACCAGATGGTTGTTCTGCAAAGGGTCCAGTTTGGCTACCAGCAATTCGCTGATTCTGACTCTTTCGCTTTGTTTCTTCATCTTTAGCAACTTTAAAAGAACCACCTGCTGCACGTGATTCAGCCATTACTTTAGGGCTGTTTACGTTCTTCAAAGCCTTTGCAGACTTCTTCTTGTCTTTAAGAATTGCTTTACCTTCAGGAGATGAAGGCTCATGGTACGTGGTGTATTCAGCACCAATTTTAATTGGTGCTGGTTTTGTTCCTGGTGTACGGTATCCAGGACCATAACCTTCTTTTTGAGGAGTAGCATCACGCTTTGCTCGCCGTGCAGTCATTGCCTGTGTGGTGTTTTCACTATCATCACGAACCGTGTGGGTGTCTGGCTTTGCACCAACTCGTGGCTTATGTTGACCACTGTTTGCAAACGGGGTGATACTGTTCACCTTGTCACGATTAAACCAGCCCATTATTTACCTCACTACGGGTTTGAAGGATATAGCGGAGATGTTCTCACCGTTCTCTCCAATAATATCATCAAAGCCGATGATGAAACAGAGGTCAATTCCACGTGGGGCAACAAAGCCTCGTGCAATTGCTGAGGCTTTAGCACCTTGGTTTACAGCGCTTGCGCCAATGGCACGAATCTTAGGAAAGTGACCAGCCACGATTGAACGGGCGAGAATAGAACCCACGCTTTGGGGGTTACTTGAGCCTGATACTTTCAGGACATCTTCAACTTTTGTATTCAGTTCTTGGGACATATTGACTCCTAGTTAGGTAAACAGTTGTCCCAATAATATCATTTATGCGTAACCAGCATCCTTGAGCAGTTTAAGCATGTCTTCTAACTGCATAATTGCGTAGGATTCACCGATTGCAGCAACACCTTTTCCAGGTCGTTTTACCACCAGCAGTGGGACTCCACGGGTCAATCTGGATGCCTGTTCAACCGTGGCGTTTAACCATTCGCTTAGTTTAAAAGACTTTTGGTTCTTGCATTGGATGGCAATCTCTTTAGAAGGGATGTTACGAGCCTGAACCACCCCATGAATATCTCCAGCATCGTTCTCCCCAGCAAGTGCGGTACGGCGAGCATTACAGAAATCTTGCTCCTTGAGGTAGTTGACAATCAAGGTTTCAAACGAAGTGCCTTTGGCTTTGTGCTTATTTCCCATAACCTAACTCCTCCATAACTCTTTTACCTTTTTCCGTAATAGCGTAAACACCGTTAGGGTGACCCACACTACTTAACCTAGTTTTTTTGGTGGAAAACAGAAAATCTGAAAGAGCCAAATCACTTACACAACGGCGATGTTCATACTTACTACCTTTTTCTTTCATGCCTGTGAGTTCCCCAACTTCATCTGCTGTCAAATCTTTGTGGTCATAAAAACAACATAAGACACGGTAATAAGAAGAACCTTCAATAATCGTTCCGATTACCTGTTTCTTTGTTTGCTTGTGGGCTACCCCACCTGAGTCAAGTAGGTTACGAAGACGAACAATCTCATCAGCCGCTTCTTTGCAATCTTCTTTCTTAGGGAAGTTGCCACGCAACCTTTCAACAAGGTCTTTCATTACGGGGTAAATCTATGTTGGCGAACTTCTTTACCTGACATACCAATACGGCGTGACAGTTCACGAGAAACTACCTGAGCACCACGTTCGCAACGGTCAAACACGGTGTCTACCAACTTACGGTAAGCACGTTTCTGTGTGTAGATTTCCAGGTGGTCTTGAATCTTTGGGTCAACATCACGCTTGGCTTTAGCCATAGTAACCAAGTCACCCTTAGTCTTGTTGCCCCACTGCTCAATCAATATGCTGGATTGTAGATATTCAAACTCGTTACGAGTGCGCTCTTCAGCAATCTCAGCCTGAACAAGTTGTGACTTAGCGTAGACCAACCAAGCCATGAAGTCGGTGTACAACTCCATCAAGTCATGGTCACCAATATCCCCGATGTTACGAGGAAGTTCAGGAAGTAAGCCGTTTGGTTTTTCTGGTAACGGAAAGTTTTTCTGGAATAGTTCCATCTCTGGATTCATCTTCTAATCTCCAACATGTTTTCTTATAAGGACAAAACTTACAACCATTGCATGTAGGTTCTTCTGCCCACATTGGTCGCATTGGGGGAACATCTCCCTCTAATGCTGTCATAAGACGCTTGCAGTTGTCAAGCATTGGTTGCACTAATTCTGGAGTAAACCCAACTACAAACTCTTTAACTTCTTGGGTAGGTTTCCACTCATACAAGAATGTCATCTGGTGGATGCCAGTGCAGTACATGTATAGCAAACCTTGTTTGATATGGCTTGGAAAAGGTTGGCGAACTTTCTTCCACATACCGTCAAGGGTTAATTCACCTTTTTGATATTGCTTGTAAAGGTCAATTGCTTCAAACCTAAGAGTACCCATACCAATTGATTTAATCTCAATAAGAGTACGGCCCTTCTTGTCATTGACAATACCGTCAGCATGACCAAGGATGTGATGCTCTTCGTTACTGATAGGAACTTCACGGTAAATAGGTTTAGGAGTGCCACATGACGGACATTTCTCTGGGCTTACTGCTTCCCACTTGTTGTTACAGATGTCGCTCTTGCACTGCCACAAACCTTCAAGAACACCTGCGTTGTTCAACCAGTCTTGCCACTTGGCATGAATGTAATGTCCCTCAGCAAACACGTTCAATCGTTGGAACGAAAAGTCTTCTGGGTCTTTAGGGTGTTTCTTAATTGTGTACCAGTTAGCCCGTGGACACCAGTCTCGCTTGGCTAGGTCACTGGGATGAATGTGGTCCGTATCCCGTGTTGACTCTTTAGCATCACGGTCTTTAAGAATCTGCATAGCCACCGTGGGGAGGATGCGACCATCCATAGTAAGCAACTTCTTGTAACTACTTATCTCACTCATGCTTAGTATCCCCAGACCAGGTTGTTACTCAAGTTAAAGAAAGGTGTCTTACCTTTATTACAACCATGTACTTTTTCCATGCGCTCGTTGTAATGCCTGTACGCTTCCAACGGGTCAATAAGCCTGTTCTTATGGTAATTGTCTGCAAGACGCAAGTTTTCAGCAATAGAAACAGGGTCAGTTTTTGCTAGAACTTTATCGCTACTTCTCATCAATCATCTCCAAGAAATCGTCTTCTGGTATAACTACGTAGCGTCTTCCACCAATGTCAAACTGCAATACTGGAAGCCTGCTCTCAATGATGGCTCGTTCTCGCAACTCAACAAGGTCAAGAGCCTTGATAGTTATTTGTGTTAATCCTGTCGTGAGTTTGTTTTCAATGAGGAAACTTTCCGCACGAACATCATTCTTGCGAAGCCAGCCAGCACCAGAGCGAGCATTACGGCTTCCCTTGTACGAATTAGCGGTTCGCTTCTCTTGTTTAACAGACGCTTTATTGATGTTCCTGCGGTCATCTGCTGGGTCCTTTCCTATAATCCTCAACGTGCAACACCATAATGTGCTTCAACCTTTGCAATCAAATCTTTCTGCATATCAAGGTCTTCACGGAATGCATCAAGCATCTTTTCTTTACCTTGCCAACGACCTTCACCAAATGAGTAGTAAGCGCCAGCACGAGTAATGATGTCAATGGCAATACCAATGTTCAACATGTCCTTAAGGGTGTCATAGTCACCCTTCTCAAACCCTTGTGTCTGGGCAAAATAGAAATCAATGACAGCGCTTTGGTTAGGGCGATACGTTTTGTTCTTAAGGGTACGAGCCTTAATGGTCTGCCCAACTACTTCGTCTTTGTCTTTCAACCACTCGTCACGCTTTACTTCAACACGACAAAAGTATGCAAAGTTCTTTGCCAAGCCACCTGGGGTAGTGCGTGGGTCACCCCACATCACACCAATCTTTTGTCTCCATTGATTAATCATCAGACCAGTACAAACACGTTCTTCTGTAATAAGCGAACGCTTCTGAGCCTCTGACGACTTACGAAAGAACTTAGATGTAAGACGAGCACCAAGACCTACGGTGAACTCTTCCATTGTCTTTTCAGATTCATCACCAGGAACAAGTGCAGGCAGTGAGTCAATAACAATCATGTCAGCAGCACGATTAGACATAACATTAATTACAAGGTTGTAAGCATGCTCCATGATGTTGGTTTCAACAATCCACAAACGCTCTAGGTCAACACCAATGGACTCTGCGTATTCAGGAACAAACTCTTCAGCAGCAACCCACAAACAAATAAAGTCTGGGTTCAATGCTTGGTTAGTTGCAATGGTTTTAAACGCAAGTGCAGTTTTACCAGATGATTCTTCACCAATGATTTCACTCCATTGGTTTACAGGCCAGCCACCACCAAGCATCAAGTCATAAGACAAAATGCCTGTAGAAATGCGGTCTAATTTGCCACGGGTTTCACTACCCTTAACAATTGTTCCTGCACCGTATTGTTTGTTGACCGAATTAATGATTGAAGACAGACTGTCCCAATTGTTTTCCACTTGTGCTCCTATACCCAGTTAGATTGTTCGCCTTGATCGTAAAGTGAATTCCACCCACACTCAAAGCATCTCGGTGCTGGAACCTTACCACCTGCAGATGCATTTGAGCGACTAAATACATTATTACTTCTACATCTTGGACAAGTTTGATTACCATCTACACGATGTGCTTCTCCACCCTTCCATGAGCGAATAGCACTACCCATGTCAGTTTGTCCGTTAGGGTCGGAGTTCTGGGCAATATTAGTTTGATGTTGCAAAGGCGATTGCATTACACGTTCTTGCGCCTGTTGTTGTAACGCTGGAAGTACCACACGCTCCGTAGGTAATGACCTACGTTCTTCTTGAGGTGCGTTGTTTAACTTTCTATCCCACCAATTACTCATTGTTGTTCCTTATTCTGCGGCTGATATTAACGCAATAACCTGATTTTCTAACATCTTTTGTACAAGAGCCATACCAAATGCTACTAGGACTCCCTTGGAGCCTTCAATCATAGCAGGGGGTGGTAGTTCTTCCTCATCCATTGTCTTAGATAAAACTTCAGTAAACCAATCTACTGATTGTTCTATTTCATCATAGACACCAAAGTCGTGAAGCAAGTCCCACTGGTCATCAATTAGTTGTTCTTCTAGTTCCTGCACTTCTTGTGATGGTGGGGTCATCCCCACGCTTTGTGCAATCTGTTGCCCACCAGGGAAAGAAAGCATTAGGCAAAAGTTTCTTTTCTCTGCAAGGTTATTCATTTTCCTTTTGCCTCCGACCAATTAGTTGCTGCATGACAGGACACCTTAAGTGTGACTCCCATAATACTCCTATCGTGACCCATTGCAGTAACTAGGGTGGACATTGCAGAGTTTTCGTCTTCTTCTGGGGCAATAGCAACAAGTTCGTCATGGACCTGAACCAACATTCTGGCATTAGTACCTACAAAAGCGGTGCTCACATCAATCATGGCCTGCTTGCAGATGTCTGCGGCACTTCCTTGAATGATGGCGTTGATGGCTTGACGCTGTGCTCGTGATTGTGTGAACGAATCTTTTGACAGAAGTTCTGGCAATCTACGCCTGCGACCAGTCAGTGTCGTTACATACCCAACTCGTGCGGCTTTGGTAATAGCAACTTGCTTCCAACGTGTCAGTTCTGCAAAACTCTTATAGTAGTTATTCAGAATTTCCATAGCATGCTCATCGTCAATACCTGTAGTACGAGCAAGTTTTGCGTAACCACCACCGTATGCGGTAAGAAAGTTTACTCCCTTACCAATCTGCCGTTCTTCTGATGACACTTCGCCTACGGGTTTCTTAAATACAGCAGCCGCAGTTGCGGCGTGAATGTCCTCGTTGTTTCTAAAAATGCGAAGCAACTGCTGGTCTTGGCTAAACATAGCCATTACTCGGAGTTCAATCTGGTCATAGTCAGCCACAAGCATTGTGTACCCATCTGGTGGAACAAACAAACTACGAATAGTTGAATCTCGTGGGATGTTCTGCAGGTTCGGGTTAGACGAAGACAAGCGACCAGTTGCGGCTCGGTGCAAGTTAAAAGACGGATGTAACTTACCGTTGTTCAACTTGGGGATAAGACCTTCAACATATGTTGACTTCATCTTTTGGATTTCTGCATAGTTCAACAACAACGGAATAAGAGGGTGCTTATCTTTCAATTTACCTAAAGCCTCGTTATCCACAGACGGAGCGCCACTATTGGTTTTCTTACTTGGCTTAAGACCAAGCCCACCTGCTCGCTTACCTGTAAACAAGTAAGTCTGCTTATCCTTGTTGGAATCTGGGTTAAACCCAGCGTAAGAGTTATCAACAATGTCCAACAGACATTCCCGAATCTTATTGTCCAATTCTTTGCGGAGCAGTTTAAGAGAGGCTGTGTTTACTGTAATGCCTTCATCCTCCATCAACATAAGAACACGAAGCACTTCCATGTCTTGTTTGATAGCAGGCTGAAGTTCTTCATGCATGTTCAGTTTTGCTCGCAACTTTGAGTAGAGCATCCATGTCCAACGAGCATCTAAGTGAACGTACTTAGCCGCAGAACTAAATGGAACAGTGTTAATGACAGCACCAAGTTTTCCTTCTTTGGCGTAAGCGTTATGCCCTCCAAAGTTCTGGGCAATCAAGTTAGTCAATGAGAATGATTGAGAGTTCTCATCTTCCAGATGTTGGAGAATCATTGTGTCAACATATGGGCCTGGGGGTAACTCGCCGTAATACTTCCTAATAGAGCGAGCGTCAAACTTTACGTTGTGTCCTACCTTTGTAAGTTTGCTAAAGAAGATAGGGCGAAGTGCTTCAAACACCTCATACTTAGACAATTGCTGTGGTGGCTCTGAGTACACACCAGGAATCACATACTTGGCTTTAGCCATTGATTCCTTACCACTCACTGTTACCTTGCGATAACCAATTGGTGGAATAGTTGTACCGTCACCACGTTCTTCTGGGACAATAATCTCACCAAAAAGGTGACCCATTGGGATAGCCCAAGAGCGACCATAGGTGGCAATACCAATCCAAAAGACCTCATTGCGTAACGGGTCTAATGCCAAATCTTTGAGATAGCGCTGGCGAATTGCTTCTGTTGAAGAAGCGACAATTGAATCCGCAGGGTTCTTAAGCGTTGCGATGTGGTCTTTACACTCTTTTAAGAAAAGTGTATTGATATCATCATGGCGCTCAATTACCCCACGGGACTCAATGTCAAAGGCGAACTCCCCTGCCTCTGTAACTACTTCAACAAGTTCATGCAACTCTTCAACGGTATGAACCGTTTGTTGCATGAATCCTACTGAGCGTCAAGAATATCTGTTGCTACTTCCAACAGTTCTGTACGAGTAGGAATCTTGATGATGCTTGGGTCGTACGCACTGTTGACCAACACCTTCATGGTGTCTTCAGTGAATGCTGTAAGTTTCCACTCTTCAAGGTCACGTTCACGAACCATCTGCAAGATAGTTTGCGTCTGTGCTCCCTTGCCAGTCTTGGATACTGCCCAGTAATTCTTGGACAGAGGTCCCTGACGAGGGTCAAGGTGGAAGTTCTTCAGTTGGTCAATCAAGCGAACGCCAACTTCAAATGACTTAACGATTGCTTCTTCTTCATTGTTGAGTACAGCAATGTTGAAAGCAAACTTGGTGCTTGGGCGATTACCTGCATCGCACAGTGGGCAACCATTCGGGTCATCGTGCAAACAAACAAATGACTTCTGGCCTTGACGACCATCAATCCAGTGTGTTCGGAACGATGCATACGGCTCGTCTTCCAAGAACTTGATGACTTGTGTGTCTTCAGTTACCTTGAAGCGCTGTGCGTATGGTGAGGCTGCTTCTTGTACACGGTCTGCTGCACCCCAACCACTTTTAATGGTCTTGGTTGCAGTAGGCGCACTAACAGCCTCTGTTTTCTTCGGTGTAATTTCTTGCTCTTCGTCTTCGTAATCGTCATAATTTGACATGATGTACCTTGCTCTTTCAGTGTTGATTTGACCATTGTTCTTTTATGTGTTTTTTAAAGCCTACCCAATCTGCACCTTTTCCTCGTGGATTATTGAGTCCAAAGTGTTCAACTGAGTAGAGTAACAACTCTACCTGCTTTTTGCTATATAACCTACGCCCCTTCAAAGATTTTCCAGGAATTTGTTCTCCGTCTGGGGTAGCGGTTCTGAACGAAGGAGTAGGTATAAACCCACGTTCTTCCCACCTCCTGATGGTTCCTGGCTTCCTATCTAGGGCTTTAGCCACCTCACCTACGGTGTAGAAGGCTGTCTTCTCCCCACGAACCGTGTAATAGGTTGCGTGGAGAAAAACAAATGGGTCATCGTTAACTACTGGTTTACTACCTGACCTATTTTTAGGCGGCTTTTTACCAGGATAGTTAGGTAACTCCCCAAGGAAACTGTCTATGCCTTTAATGCCCAAGTCTCTTTCTCAACATAAAAGGTTTTGACTTTCTCTTGAATTGCTTCGTCATTCCAAGCAAGGCCAAGTAACTTGTCTTCACTAAGAACTTCAACAACTTCTCTCACTGTGTCCCAGTGACCATTCTCTTTAGCCCATGCTTCAGCAGCACTGGTGTTGAATGATTTAGAAATACGGCGCTCACGCTTGAGTTCCAAGTCACCAAGGTCAATCCAGATGTTTCCTTTTTCATCTGGCTTACCGTGAGCAACCAACATCTCTGTAAGTTCTGCTTTAAGAGCATCTGTTCTCTTTTGTGTTTGGTCAAGCATTGACTTGTGGTTTTTATAATCTTCAACCACTCGCCTTGTATGTGCTTCATTAAAGTCTGATGCTGGTGTTTCTCTTACAATCTTTGACATGTTATACCTCGCTGTTAGTTAAGAACGAAGACAGAGCGCCTAAGTTCAATTGAAAGTTTCCCTTACTATCGTAACCACCGTCAACAAAGGCTTTATTGATATTTCTTTTTTCTTGCAACATTTCGTACTGTCGCTCCTCAATACTGCCCTTCATAACGAATGACACGATATTAACGTGAGGAAACTCAGATGACAACCTAATAATTCGTGCTTCTCTCTGGTCTAGTTTTCCAGCGCTCCAAGGAAGGTCATACGAAATAAGGTAATTGGCAATTGGTAAGTCCACGCCATACCCACCAGCATCTGACGAAAGGAACAACCTGGTGTTTGGGTCTGTAGAAAACTGTTGCTTGGCTTTGTCTCTAGAGATGGTGTCCATACCGCCCATAAACAAAACGCTCTTAGTAGTGGCCTTTGTTGCTTCTTGGATAAGTCTCAAATTATTCTTAAAGAAAGAGAACAGTACAACTTTATTCTTAGGGTCTTCATTCAAAACATCTTCAATATACTGAAGTACCGCATCTAATTTGGGTGTGTTGAACTTGTCTGGAATCATTCCACGAGAAACAATGTCTGCTGAGTACCGACTACCTTCAGCAGTCTTATCATCTAAGAACAGTTGTGAAGAAATCTTTACTAACTGTGGGTTGTCACAGAACATGCGAAGAGTTGTGAGTTTGGACATGATGTCACCTTGTGCTTCTCCTGCACCACCATTACCGTAATAGTTAGCCCACAAGTCAAAACTGCGACCATGTTGTGTAACTGCTTTCTGAATTGATTGTAGTAACTCTTCAGCAATCATCTTGTACGTTGATGCACCTGCTGAGTCAAAAGGAACAGGTATGAAGTGATTAATTACTTGAGGAAGTTGGTCCTGGATATCTTCACGAGTTTTACGAACCATTACCTCCTGCATACTCTCATGGAGTGCTTTAAGGTTTCGGTATCTACTTGGCTTGCCAAAATGGTCACGGACAATAAAGGTTCGGTCAAACACCTCATACTTACCTAATACTGCTGGGTCAACAAACTCCATGATTGAAAACAATTCTTCTGGTCTGTTCTCAATAGGTTGACCAGTGAGTGCAAATCTGTAATGGTACTTTTTACCTAGGCGTTTAATTAACCTAGACCGTTTGGTCCGTGGTGTTTTAATCATGGTTGCTTCATCAACCACAATGGCATCAAACTTATGTTTTTCAAAATCTGCAAGGTCGTTAGCCAACGATTCGGGATTCACAATGACGTATTGAGAACTTAATGCCGTGCGCCATAACTTCTTACGAGCCGCAACAGTCCCATCAATAACAATAGAAGATGAGTCAGTAAACTTTTTAATTTCACGGTCCCATTGATACTTGAGAGAAGACGGAACAACAACAAGAACTTTGGTCACTTCTTTAGATTCCAGCAGTATCTCTATTGCTGAAATAGTGGTTACTGTTTTACCAGCACCCATTACAAGTGCAAGAAGCATCTGACCACGGTCAACCATCAAATCGGTTGCCTCTTCCTGAAACGGATATAACTTACCCTTAAACACTTAACCACCAGGGGAATACTGAGGAGTTTTTAAGTGCTGTAATAATTTCGTCTTGAGTCATGTCACCGATGTCTTTTGCGTTCGTGTGTGCGTAGTGGATATATTTTATACCATTCCTGAAGGCTGGGAGTTGCTCTTTAAGCCTTTTTGCAGACTCAATACCTGCATCATCATTATCCATAGCAATGATAAGGCTGTCTACGTGGTCAGAAAGAATTCTAATCTGCTCCTTACTTACCGCAGCCCCAAAGGTAGCCAGACCACGAACACCATTAGCAACGGTGTCAATACGGGCAACATCTAAAGGTGACTCAACAAGAACTGCAATCTTTTTATCCAACTTGTCAATACCAAACAATGTTGTAGATTTCTTAACCCCAATTGGGTAGTTGCGAACCTTTGATGGTTCTTTCTCTTGCCAGCCAAGCAACTCACCCATCGGTGAAACCATTGGCAAAATCCAAGCCTGTTTTTTATCGTCATACCTGATGCCGTACTTTCGTGCTGACTCTCGGTCAATTCCACGAGTCCACAACACACGGTCAGACGGGGCGGAGAAGGAACTAAAAACCTTCCAATCAACTACTGGCTTTAATACCTCAACTGGTTCGGTTGTAAGTCTTTCTAAACCAGTCTCAATAAGAAAGGTATGTACTGCAATAATACTGTCAGGTTCTCCTGTCAACTCTGAAACAAGAGTGGACAACGTACCTTTAGCACCGCACGAATAACAAATCCATAAGCCGCTACGTGCGTTCATAGACCATGACGGAGAATTATCTGCTTTGCCTGTGTGCTTCTCATGCACAGGGCAACATGCAGAAATCTCCTTTTCACCTACACGCTTTACCTTGACACCCAAACGGGACAAGACATCAGCAATGTCAGTAATACCAGTTGTCCCTGTCGCTGTCATCATCATCATCTTCTCCTACTTCTGTAAAGTCCATGTTGTTCCAGTCCCAGTTAATTCTGATTTCACCAGATGGGGCCGAACGTGCAATAACTACACGAATGATTCCTTGGTTCTCAATGTCTGGGTCAGACTCAACTGCAAGCACAAGGTCTGAGTCTTGGGCAAACGATGAGGTATAACCAATTGAGTCCACAGTAACTCGCCGTGACTTCTTGTTCCCTAACTTCCACGATAGTACCTGTGTAGTACCAACAACTGGAATGTCAGCATTCTGAGCAAGCCGTTTTAGCGAGCGAGTGATGTTAGTCAAGGCTTGCGGTGAACCCTTTGGTTCTCCTTGCTCATCATCCATTAGGTACACACCGTCAACAAACAAGATGTCTGGTTTGTACTCTTGAACTTTTGCCGCTAGTGAACTAACCGTGGTGAGCGATGAGGTGTCTTCAGTTATAATAAATGGGTGCATGTTCTTGCGTAGGCGCAAAGATTCACGAACCTTCTCAAACTCCTGGTCAGATAATGATGCACGAAGAATGTTGCTGTACGGAACCTTGGCAACGATTGCGTCATATCGTGCGGCTTGTTCCTCTGCGGACATTTCAAATGAAACAAAGAGTGGGCGCTTGCCATGAATGTGAGCAGCGTTAGCCATCATCAAGGTCATCAATGACTTACCCTTCTTTGCTTCACCAACGAATGTAATCAACTGTTGAGGGCGAAGACCTGAAGTAATCCTGTCAAGGCCGTTGATACCAGTAGGAATGCCACGCAATGCGTTTGGCATCTTTCGTAGTTCGTCATACTTTGCTATTCGTGCTTCCCAAGTTTCAATAAGGTTTACATCTCGTAAGCGAGCAACGTCTGCTCCAGCCTTTTGAACGCCAGCAGCAAGCAACTTAAATGCTTCGCCAGTGTCACCAGCGTTGAGCGCAGGCATTGCTGCTGACATTGCTTCAACAAGGTTGCGTTGCCTGTAAGCACCAAACACTTCGTCAACCAAAGCGCTGAATGGTTCTGTTGAAGCATTGATGATTTTTACATCACCAAACTCCATGTTGATGGCTCGTTCGCTAGGTACTGAACCATGTGTGCGCCAGTAGGTGATTAACCACGACCAGATTTGCCCCCACTCTTTAGTGAAGTGGTCAGCCTTTACGCCATGCTTAAGTGGGTAAGAAACATCTTGCTCACCGATTACTTTACTAACTAAGAGTTGTTCTGCACTAGCCATTGTTAGACCACGCAGTCTTTGATGAGACTACGGTTGCTCTAAGCCCAAGCAGTTTGTAATGTTCATACTCGGCAACATAAATCTGGTTAATACCACGATTGATGCTGAGGTCATAAGCAAGTTCTTTGATGTCTTGGTATGCAACCACGTTTGTTGAAATCCCCTTCTTGATTAACCACCTCTCAATCGCATCAGCGACTTGAGGTGGAAGCAGTGTATAAACCTCTGTACCTATTCCCAACCTGTTTACTGAATCACTCAACGATTTTATTGGAAGAGTGTTTGGTTGCCATAAACGTAGGTACGAGTCCCATTTCTCATTGCGTAAGTAAAACGATGCCTTAACTTTTGCAATGCCTTCTGGTGGCGATGCAAGCACACCCTCAAACATAGTTGCCTGAGAACGAGCAGTAAAGGAAGACAGGTCGTTACCTTGCATGTTGGCTAGTCCTGTAATCCTTTCCTTCAAACGGAATTTGTAAAGTTGAATCTTGAAGAATTGAAGACAACCTTGGTCCATACACTTTTGCTAAAGATGCAATCGTGTATTCGGAAGTAACGATAGTAATCAACTTCTGCTCGTAGCGACTATTCAACAATGATACAAGAGCGCTCTTAGTAAAGTCCGTTTTCTTTTCACCACCAAGACCGTCAAGCACCAAAATGTCATATACCGAGTTGAGATACTTAAGCATGTACTCATCGCCATACTCTTCTGGCAACTCTCCATCGTTACGAATCTCATCGTAAGATGCTTCAACAAACTTTTCAGTAGTAATAAAAAAACCACCAACTTGTTTAGTTGCTAACAACTCTGTCAGCATGGCAGAAGCAAGGTGAGTTTTTCCTGTTCCAGTTGTTCCGCACAGATACAAACCTTCTCCGTTTGTGCGGTTCTCATCAAAGTTCCCCATCCATCCCCGAATGGCTTTGGTTACACCCCAACTACCAACTTCTTCGTTGTAGTTCTCCAAAGTCTTATCTGCAAACCTACGAGGAATGTGTGCGTTTGATACACGCTCTTTTGGTTGACGGTTGCGCCAGTAGCGAGGACCATGCCAGTCAGTCATTAAGGTACTTCTCCAATCGTGGGTCAAAGTTCATCTGGTCTTGTGCGGTCTGTACTGTACCGCTACGAACACGTGCGAACAACCCACCTCTTCTAGCAGCGAATGCTTGCCAAGGAGTTTCTTGTTCTTTCAACGGTATGCGCTTAATGTCATCAGCAAACAAATCAATCATCTGGTAAATCTCTTCATGTGTTACCGAATTAGATAACATCTCTTTAAATATCTTCATCATGGCTGGTCCGTTAACGGGGGCGTTTAAAGTCATAGACGTTCCAGTAGTGCGGTCTTGTAAATACATAACTAACTTTTTGAGGCTTGGACCTTGTTGTGGTTCAACCTTCGGCTTATCTTCATCAGCGCCGATTACTTTGACATCCCAGTCATCGTTCTTCTTTTTCACTCCGACTCCAAGTTTTCAATCTGGCGCATCCATCTGGGGTCTTGAAGCATAAAAGTAGGAATTTTTCTATCCCTTCCTTTGGCCCCCTCTAGAGAGTGATTAGTCTCTATAGATTGGGTGTCGCTGGGGATACCCTCCGAGGGTGTCGCTGGGGACACTAGGGGGGTAGCGCTGGCGACACTACTAGGGGTATCGCTGGAGACACCCTCCCTGGACTTCGGGTTGTTAAAGTCCACGGTGTAAAGATTGGTTTTATTGTTCCCACCCTTAGCCCTGCGTATAGTCTTTCGCAGTACTCCAGCAGACTCAATACGTTTCATTGCACGTATGATTGTTGTCCTGCTAAGACCAGTCTTTTCAGCCAGATGGTCGTAAGACGTTGTGAACTGTTGATTTTCATTGTCCATGTACTTCAGAGCGTTTACCAATACGCATAAGGCGATTGGGTCATTTCCGATGTACTCCATGACCCAACTTGGAATTGGGATGAATGTTCCACTAAACTTTGCCATGTTTGAATTTCTCCTCTTTGTGTGTTAACATCTGATTATGAGAAGGACTTCCTCCTTCTTTGCCGACTCTGTTTTCCCCTTTCTACAGGGTCGGCTATATAGGATTGAGGGTGGCAGGGTTTCCTTCTTTGACCTGCCACTCTCTCCTATAAGTTTTTGACTTCCGCAGTCCCGTCTGAGTAGACTGTAATCTGCATTACAGGCTTTACAACGGTCAAAACCTTCTCCATGCGTGTGGTAGACACCACCTCTACTTTTGGCTCATCCTGGGGCTTCCTAGAGGCTTCTGAGGAGACATGGCTGGGGTCTACCGATAGTGGAGCAAGGCCGTTAGTCAGTTCAAGACAAGGCAATTTCCTGTCGTATGCCCCAAAGACCAGTTCCTTGGTCAGTTCTGTAGGTTCTCCAGTCTCGTCTGTGTCAAACAGGACAAGGACTTCAAGGGAGTTTTCTGCAATAGTTTGTGCTTGTACAAAAGCGTCTTCTACAAGATTCTCCATGTGGTACACAATCAGAGAAGCGTCAAGAACCGATGGGTGTACTTTACCTGTTGAGTACACAATGAACTTTTCATTGCGAGTAATAAGCCAGTCAAGTACTCGTGCCTGACCTGCGGTTGGTTTGCCTGTCCAGATGACATGGAAGCATGTTCCTTGTGTGTCATTCAGTCCAGTTTCAATTACGTTTGCGGAAGCGTTTCCTGTGCCACCAATGATGTATTCCATGTTGTTTCCTTATTTGATTGAGCGTTTATATGACATATCCCCCATTAAGGTGAGTAAGCGTAGCAGAGTGTGAACCATTCCAGCAAGTGTTGCTACTGCTAGACCTGACAGCCATCGGTCATCAAAAGGAACAATAAAGATTGTAATGTAAGACAACACTGTTCCTGCAAGTACTTTTACCCAGGGCATTACTTCTTTTGGTAAAAGCGATTCAATAATTTGTAACACTTTGTAAACGGCTAATGCACAGATGATGTAGTTCATGTTTTTCCTGGAATCCAATCGTAAACAATCTCATAGTCAATGTTTGTGTCAAGAAGCATGGTAACGGGTAACAGTTGCGGAATCAACTTTTCTATTGCAAGTTGTGTTTTACCTTTATTAGTTGAGTACGTAGAGTACGAAGCCCACCGTGCTCCACCCCACGCAATGTCAGAGAAGTTGTTCTGGTAAATAAACCCACCAAAGTCTGAATCACCATTAAAGAATGTTCCGTATGATTTAGGTTCAACCATCCACTGGTTTACTGTTACAGACGTACTAGCACTTAATCCGTAAATAAGAACTGGGTATGCCATAGCACTTGCACTATCTGGCATAAGAATTACTTGACGGTCCTCTGGCGCTATTTCAACAGGGATGAGGTTGTCTTCTTGTTCTGTTGTGGTCCAGTCTGACCAAGCGGCGGATGCTGACCAGTGCGCTCCCCATATAGAACCATTTCCAGTTACTTTAATAGAATTCCAATAACTAACGTCATTGTCAACAGGTACAGCAATTTTTGAAACAAGAGCAAATTGAGCAGAAGAAGAACCAGTATTAGTTACGACTAAACCATCACCAGCAGTTGACTGTGTACAAGATGCACTTGAAGAACTAAAATTCCATTTCTTAGTTCCAGATGTAACAATAAATTCTGAGTCAGCAATTAGGTTTACTCTTTCGGAATACACACGAAATGTGTATCGTGGAGAAGAATAGTTTTCAATAACTTCTACTTGACAACCAGTGATTGCAATTAAGTATTGTTTAATAGCAGCCAATGTTCCTTTTCGTTGACGGTAGTAACCAATGTCTTGGATTATTTGGCGAATACGAGAAATACCAATGTCGTCTGGTGTTACTTCTAAACCAAACATGGTTGAAAGCAATGTAAGTGACTGCGCCTCAGTTACGTTTGGGTCGTAATGTTGCATTACAGAATCAAATAGTGTTCTTGTTCTATTTAACTCAAAACCAAAGGTGCTTAAATACCTTTGTAATTGACCACGTTGTAATCCTTGTGGGTCATTATTGCGCCCAACCGTGTCATTCACACGGTGGTGAGAAGGTATGCGTGACCAAATTTGGTCTTCAGAACCATAATCATACGGAACAAGTTCTTGTAGATATGCAACACGCTCGTACCAATTAACTGCGCTAACACCTATCCCACCTTGATTCCAGTGTAAGAACATTGAATAGTATGCCCATTGCCCAGATGGTACATCCTGATGTTCAACTGAATATACGTTGTCATATGAGTATTGCGTTTTTATTACTGCTCCATCACGCACAGTTTCTGGAGGACCAGTTGGTGAATAAACAATAACAATGTCTGTAACTACAGAAGCATCACCTAAGTTTTCTTCTGCTGGTGTGAGTGTGAAGTTTGTCCATTCCAAGTGAACAGCAGAATAAGAGTTAGCAGTTGCTGTAAAGGTTGCAGTTACTGTAAGGTTTTCTGTAAGAAATACAATACCGTCAGCACGAATAGCAGAATCATTATCCGTTCGGATATATCCTTCTGGTACGTCAGTATTAACACCACGGACATATGAGCCAAATGGGTTTGAATCTGGGCTTAACTCTAGGTCAGCCCTTCGTAGTCTGAAGGATACTCTTGCCATGATTAAACGGTAATTCCTCCGCTAGAAGTAATAACAATGTTTTTTAACAAGAGAAGTGTTGCTTCTCCAGAACGGACTCCAGAAACAACAGGGTCGGAACCAACAACATCAATAACATCATCGGTTACCCCAGTTGTAAATTCTTGTACTGTTGTGTATTGCACACCATCTACAGCAAGGATTGTTTGATACAACTCTCCAAGTGTTATTGTTTGGTTAAAATCAACTTTGTCAAATGTAAACAAGTCTTTAACAGCAACAGCAACGTCACCTTCAACTGCATCACGAACGTAGTTTGGTAAAACGCTTAGTGTGAATTTAATAGAAACTTCGTCAAGTTCCACTTTTGGCATGACAACCATATTTACTCCAACCATACTTCGTGGGTCAAGGTATTCATAGATGTTGTCTCGCACTGCGTTATCTAACAAAAGTGGTCCAGTAGTTGGGTCAACCGAAACAGTTCCATCATAATCGTTAATGTTTCCTAATGCATAAATTTTTACTTGACTATTTCGTGCATACCCATCAGAAACTGATGCTGAAGCAACGCTTGCTGAATTATTGTTGTAGTACAAATTTGTTCCAGTACTTCCTGTTTTTACTACGTATGTTCCATTAAACGTGTCGTCAATGTTAAATACTGCAATTGTTTCTCCAACTGAAAAACCATGTGCTGATTCTGTAGTTAAATGTGCAACACTTGCTGACAACGCTTTATATGTAACACTTGCTTGTTTAGCAACAACATTGTTTAATACTGCTTTTGCTTTAACAACACCAGATACACGAAGCGATAAATCTTGATAGTCAGTCAAAGATACAGCACGGTCTTGTGACCTAAATGAAGAGGTAATGTTTTTACGAAGTATTTCAATACCTTCAGGATTTGCTCCACCAACGGCTTTACTTGAGTTTGGAATAATGACAATACCGTCATACCCAGCACCTTCACTTGGGTCTAGTGACTCAAAGTCTGTAATGGTATTTGCGGATACGTTTCCTTCAGCACCACGGGATGTTCTATACGTAACTGTTATTACTGAGTTAGTAGTTGGAACTTTTCCATTTGCATTGTTACCAAAGGTAAGAATTGTGTAATCGTCAGATGTGATACGAGTTGAATAAACAAGGTCTGTACTAGTTGCATCAATTAATCGTTCAATTTGAGAATAGGAAACAGATGAACCGTTAGTTCCTTCGTTTACCGTAACTGCTATTGATTTACCAACTACGTTTGGTTGGTTAAGAATTATTTGTTGGTTTGAACCATTTGCGCTGGTGTACGCCTCGGTATAGGTTTCTCCTTCAAGTAAAGTTACTCGGATATTTCCACCTGATTTTTCATAAGTAACGTAGTTAGGAACTGTTGTTCCAGTAACATTTATAGCAATTGGAGTTTGGTTTAAAAAGACAACATCAGAGTTGTCGTATGGGGACTTTCCAATAAACCTGGTATTTTTAGGAATAAGAACTGGGTTTTCATCTGTGCAAACAGAATCCGTTGGGTTAAGATAAATAACAGCAGTTGAGTTATTTACTCCCTGTGCTTTATAATCTAAAAGGCTTGATAAAGCCAAAACACTTGACCGTTGTGTGGCAGTTTCCAAGAATGCTTCTTGTGCAACCCTGTCAAGGTAGTAGTGCAGGGTATCTCCAAGATAAGCCCACAAGTCAACAAACACCATGCCGAAGTCTGTGGCCTCACGAGAAGTCCACTCAGGAATAGTTTCAGAAGCACGTGAAAGAAGGTCTTCACGAATAGACGCATAGTCTCTGTTGGTATAGTCAAATTTCATCATAATGGGGCATCCTCAGTTAACTGGAGTGGATTATCAATTGTATATGTAGCGGTCTTTACCATGTTTGTATATGGAAATTGGTAAGTAACCCTAATTCCAATGGTATTTGGAAGACCAGTTGAAATATCACCTTGAACTACTTCTCGCACATCTATGGAAATAATAGTCACTGATGGAACTAAAGTCCTTAATTCAGCAAGTGATTCCATTTTAAATTCTTCAAATATAAGTGGGTCAAAAGATTCAAAAAGAAGGCTGTGAGAGTTAGAACCAAACAGTTGATTCATGGGGCGCTGTCCTTGTTGGGATAGCAGGTACTCACCTATCTGTTGTTCAACATTAGTTTCAACATCAAGTACTGAGGCTGTTTTACCGTATTGGTTAATTTGAAATGGGTATTTAAGAATCATAAACAATCACCCTTGTGGATTTACATTAAGAATAAAAACATTAGTAAAAGATTCGTCATCAGCAGTGACAACTACTTGTTCTCCATTATCGGGCATAGGCCAAACACCACTAATCTTTTTTCTACCTATTTTAGAAATGGGTATAGATTTGTCGTTACCAAATTTAGTGGGTATACGAACTTTTATTTCACCAGTCTCTACGTTTGTGTACGAGACTATTGCCCTATAGATATTAGTAAACATAAGACATTTCCTTTTCGGTAACCCAACGTGCTTGATTAAGTACTGACCTTGGAGGTTTTTTGTATTGTGGTTCGTTAATTAGAGTTCCAGCAGCGTCAATTGTTGAATCTGTTTTAATACAAAGTTTTGTAATGTAGTGGTCGGTATTTATAGAATGTTCAATACTTTCAACAACCCAATAGCCATCAAATCTTGAATCATAATTTTTAACTAAAACTAAAGAACCAGGGGTTGGTGTAGACACACCAGAAACTGTTACCTCTGCGTAATAAGGAAAACTAGTTAAGTTGTACCCTTTCATCATTTGATTTAAATGTGCTTTTGATGGGGATTGCGTAGAAATATTATGTGTAAATCTATTCTTTACTTTTTTACCTAATCGTGTTCCTGAAAGACTAGAAGTATGGCTTGTAATAGTTTTTCCTTTTTTATCAAGAGTGTTAACGTCATAATGGTGACTGTTACCGTAAGGTGTTACATCTCCAAATGTTCCTTTAAATTCTAAAATACTTCCAGGTTTTCTATTTTTACCTGCAACATTTCCTGGTGATTCCAAATCAGTAATAGGTTGTTTATGAAAATATCCAGAAAATGGGTCATACACATTAATGTGTGAACTTGTTGCAGTTACCCGATACCCAAATTTGTTTGCTTCTGATACAAGTAATTCCCAATCAGATTGATTTTGTTGAGCAACCATTGGTATTACAAAATCATTGTTAGGCACTGAATATGAAAAGTTGTGTTTTCTTGCTAATGTTTTAACTAGTTTAGGTATTGTTACATTTTTATAAGCATTGTTACTTACTGATTTCATGTCGTAACTAGTACCCATGCATACAACTTTTGCTTCTTGAATTAGTGATTTGTTTACAGCACCCATTCTGCTATAAGCACCAGCATCCACATAGGCTACGTAACCATAAAATACTTTTTTATTTGCTTCATTATTTCCAAAAGAGATATGAACTGGAAGACCAACATAAGCCGTAATTGATGAAGCAGGAAAACCTGCATATGTAATTGTTGCTATGTCATGCTTATCTTCAGCGTAAGAAATATCAACTGCAACAATGCTTGAGTCACTTACGTTTCCACCATGAACAAGTACGTCAAGAATGACACCTTCGTTAAAAAAGTCTTTTCTAATCATTGCGGTATTCTTATTTCCATTCCAGGATAGAGGTCCAATGGAAATGAAATTTGTGGGTTTACATCAGCAATACGCCACCATTGTGAAGCATCACCAAACAGTTTGAATGCCATATTTTCAATTGTGTCTCCTGAAATGACTAGGTAACGAGAAACACGAACTGGGTCGGAATCTTTTCGTGTAGCAATAATTTTTCCATCTGTACCAACTTCGTTACTAACGGAATATCTAGATAACCCAGTAAGCATTACAAACCTACCTTTGCAAAGAACTCAACACCTGTTCCAGAAACGGGTGCTCCAGCACCTGTAGTTTGACGGTAGTCACCATTTCTCCAAGCCCTAAACCATTCTGATTGACCAGTTGTGTTTGATTGAGGTACAGGTGCAGGAGAACCTGCTTCAAATGTTTGTTTTAAGTTATGCCAATCATAAAAGTAGATACTTTGGTTTGGGTATGTGTCATCTATAATTCTCCAACGAATACCTAGTTCTACTGTAAATTTGTCTTCTTTAAATGGTTTAAAAAGTTCATTAGTAATTAGTTTTTCTCTTCCATCTAATTTGAATTCCCATTCAGTTAATTCCGCTTTTTGGTTTAGATACGTGTTAGACGCACCTGCTTTATTTGTATGCATAATGTCGCCGTTACCAAAATGTATTTCAGCAGTTGCTTCTGTGTTCTGTGCAGTAAATACCCACGGTTTAGTTGCTGTTCCATATAATGAAAAATCAGTACCTGGGTTTTGGTTAGGTGGAGCACCTTGTACATATTTAGTTGCACCATTGTATGAGTCAGTAACATTTGCTACATATGTTTTTCTTGGTATTGGCGAACCATCTGCTTTAACTAAATATGAATCCCAGTATATTTTTAATACACCATCCCAGTAAATAGTAAAGTTTTTACCTTGTTTTTTCCACTTGTTAAGCCAGTCTTCCCCGTTTGCTCCAATTCTTGTTTCTTCACCAATTGCAAATGACACAGTGTTTGTACTAAGTGTAAACAAGTTTTTAAAAGGAACACCAGGATTTTCTGGTGGTCCCTGAGTAGGATATCTAGCGGCATGGTTTATTGAAAATGTTTTGTCAAAGAAATTCTTCTTTTGTAAATCTGAGTCGTATTCTTCATATATGGCAAATTCTGGGGCATTCGTTCCTGGGGTTGTTTTTCCTGGTACGTTATTTTGTCCAACATCAATGTTTGGTAGTTGTGTAAGGAAAGTATTTTGCTGGGCAAATCCCATGTACAAAGCCTGCATTTGAATCATCACTGTTGCTTGGGTTGGAATCATCTCCGCAGAGAACTTGTTAAAAGTTACTTGTATTGATTGGATAAATCCTTCAACCATCATCCATTTAGTAAACAGGACACGAACAGGTGTTGGGGTAAGAAATGCTTTGTTACCAATATTCATTGAGTATGCGTCATACCTATTCTGGTCAATCTTTTTAGCGTCTGCACCAGTTGGGTTAGTTGGTGAGTTAGGAGAATCTTGAGAAAAACCCCATTCTTTTCCTTTAGAATCTAATTGATTATTTTGAATTGCATTATAAATATCTTTTGCAAGACCTTGACCAATGACATCATCCAAAATTAAAATGTCAGCAAGCACACCAAGGTGGGCAACCCAGGATGGGTCATATGGTTTTGAGGGGTCAAGGTAGTCAACAGTATTTGCTATTGGTTCTTTAAAATTTGCTTTCTTTAATGCCCCACTTCCATCTATGTACCTTTGCGAAGCAACTTCCGCTTCTCGGTTAAACAACAGTTCAAAAGCAAAACCAGCCTTACCAGGAATTGGTTGGGCTAGTTGCGAAGGGTCTTGGTTAAAAAAGAACTGCATGTCGCTTTCAGCAGTGACCATTCTTGTAATATTGTCAGGGTTAAATTGAAAGTTACATTTCATATTTTTAATTGTTGAACCAACTGATTTATTTCCAGAACTTGCTTGGTTGTTTTCTTTTTGGTAAAACTCTGTAAGCCTGCGAATGTACCCTCGTTCTATTTTTACTGATTTGTTATTTACCGCATCACGGTTTGTATTTCCTGGGTATATAAATTTAGGGTTTTGAATACCACCATTAGGAGTATTCCAAGATTTGTTTAAAGCACTATTAGGGTCGTAATCACTTGCACCTAGTAAGTCAGCGCCAGTACCAGCAGCAGCAACAGTGGTACCAAAACCACTTCTACCGTTAGCATCTGTTCGGTTACCATTTTGTTGTGCTTTTGCTTTTGCTTGGTTTTTAGTGTTTACTTTAATTATGGGCGTATTAACTTTTGCGTTTAAGGTTTGAAGCCGTGCTTGTGCTGCTTGCTTTTTTGCGTAAGCGTCAGCCAGTGCTTGTGCTTGTGGGCTATTTTCTCCAGCCATTACCTACTCCTCAATAGTTCTTTACGTAATTCTTTATCTAACATTTGAGCAATTTGGTTAGCCATTGCTCGTGCATCCTGAGTATTATTACCAGTAGAAGTAATATGGATAGTTGGTGAAATGGTTACATTTGTCCCACCACTAACAGTTACTTGTGTTCCTCCACGGGTAGGTGAACTAAAGTGTGGGTCACCACGATTAAGACCGAGTTCTGTTACTGCTGCTTGAGCCTTTGGCATCCAATCTGCAGTGTCCGCCATCGGTCCACCTTTTTTATTCCAGGGTTGGTAGTTTCCACCGCCGAATTCTAAACGTGCGGCTTTAATATTTGTTGCTGGGTCCCAAAGTTCTTCATCGTTAGAGATACCATAACGCTTTCTACGTGCAGTACCCATAGGGTTTGTTTCAGTATCAAGCATATTCATTTGAAAAAGACCATATGATTTATCTGGTGGTTTTCCATTAAATGTTCCAGGAATCCAATTAGATTCACGACCAGCAATAGCAAGCATGTTTACAAGGTCTTGTCCTTTAAACCCTCGCTTGTACATCATCTGAGCAATGGTTCGTGGGTCCATTGCTTTCATGCTCCTAGTTCCCTTTGGCTGAGGTGAAGAAGAAACACTGCTTTGAGAAACACCGTTTACGCTTGGAGAAAGTGATGAACTGTCGGCTACAACACCTGTCATTCCCATTGATGAGACTTGCTCTGACAATGACATACCCTGCATGTTTACATATGCCCCACCTTGCAAACCACCAGCAGCAACATACTTGTCACCAACGTAGTCAGGACCAACTCCATCCCAATTTCCTTTTGCGACACCAGCAGGTGTACCCCATTTTGAACCTTGTTTCTCGTATTCATATCGGGAGTTAGGAACATCGTTAGGTTGTACGTGCCATTTTTCTCCGTTTACATCTTTAAATGTCTTAAGACCAAATCGTTCTGCGTTAGCAACAACCCAATCAACATCTCCAACAAGGTCGGCAGCAAGTCCAATTTCGTGCATAGAACGACCTGGAGGTGCGGCTGGTGCGCCACTTACAAGTTTGTATTCTTTACCGTTCCAAGTAACATCACCCTTTTGCCCATCGGTTACTTGTTTATAACGAGAGTTAAACAATTCTGTTTGTGTTTCTTGGCTACGAAAACCTTCACCAATACCTACGTTAGGGTTTTCTGCAAACATACGAAGCAATCGGTCTTTAAATGTTGAGTTAAGTTTTCCGAATGTAGGCACGTTCCCCAATGATGAAAGTGGGACACGGCTACCTTTCCCATAACCAACAGGAACACTTTTACCAGCAGATGCTGCTTGGTTACCAGCAGAACCTGGTTCAACAGCAGGGTCACCTCGGAACAGTGTTCCACCAAGCATGGTCATTGCCATACCTAGTGGTGCGGTAGCAGGGTTACTCATGGTCATAGCACCGATACCCATCAATGCTCCACCAATACCTTTTTCTACCAAACTTCCCTTTACATTCATGCGTTTACCAATTGCGCCAGAAAGTCCTTCTTCAAGTTTTCCTAATGCTTTGGTTACAGCCTGAGTGTTCTTTTCCATCTGGGCAAAGTTGTCAGCCTGTCGCTTATAAAAGTTTTCATCCCTTCCTTCTTTTGTTCGGGCAGTTTCCTCAGCCTGAGTAGCAAAGTTATCTTCAATACCCATCATCTTTCGTTGTGATTTTTTGGAAGGGTCGTACATTCCCTTTCCACCTTTTTTCTTATACTGCACATTTGATTCTGCGTAGTCAAGAACGAGGTCAACCATGTCTTCAGGAACACCCGATGCTAGCAAGCGAGCACGAGTAGCAGAACCTTGTTGGCGAGCACCAGTCAACATTTTTTCATTAGTAAGACCCGTACGTTGTGTAATGTCTCTAACTACTTGGTCCATTGAGCGTTGTTTACCACCAGCACCGTACAAACCAGTACCAAGCATCATGGTCATACGGTTGTTTACTTGGGCAGAACCAAGAGTTTGTGCCATCCCTGCCATGTCTCCAGCACTAAGCGAGTACCCAGATACTGCACGAAGACCTGCCATACCTGCGGCATTTTTTTGTGCATTAATACCAGTACTTGCTTGTAATGCAAGAAGTGTGTTAATTCCACCGTAACCTAAACGAGCACCCTGCAAAGGTTCACGCATCTGATGGTAATACTGGTTTTGACTAATACCCATGCGCTGTTGGTAAGATACACCCAACTTGTCAGCGCTAAGTGAACGGTCATAGTTAGAACTAATACGATTATCTAATGCAGCAATAGCAGCATTAACTACTTGTAGTGCTGTCGCACTCTTCAGACCTCTATTAGGAACAGGCGCATCACCATCACCACTAGGTCCCCTACCCATTGGTCCAAGGATGTTGATAGTGTGTCCCTTAACACTTTGGATAGCATTGTTTGCTGAAGCATCATTAATAACAGAACCAGATAATGCAGGAACAGGATTGGCAGGGATAGCACCAGCCGTTGGACTTCCACCACTACCGCCACCTAAAACACCAGGATTAATCTTAGAAATACCTTGAAGAAGTTTTAATGTTTTTTCTAACTTAGTGTTGATGCTTGGTAATTGCTGATTAAGATATTGAAAGGAGGCTTTCATCTCCTTGACTCCAGCAGTCATCTTATTAAACTGCGTTGTATCTAATTTGAAGCGAGCACGAACGTCAGCAGTAGCACTGCCTTTAGGTATTCCTTTACCGTTGCCTGAGAGGTCAGGTTCGTTCTTAGCCATGATTACTCCTGTTTACGCCATTTGCTCATTGCTGACCAATACGCTCTTTGGCGTACTGTCATCGTCTTTATATCCCTGAGCGTGAAGCCCTTGTAAACCGTGGCAATCGTATCGTACTCCCAATATAGTACTACTAAATCAGCCGAATAAAAGTGCGGCCCAGTTGAGCATGATAGGGAATGGTTGCTCGCAATGGGCGCAGAGGGCTTCCACCTCCTTGATTTCTGGCCCTGGTTGTGCTTCCGATAACGCTTCCACTATTTTTGCTCGGTCTTTCATACCCAATTTTTTAGCCCATGCAATAGGGTCAGCAGGCTTTTTTCCTTCTTCCCAAACAGCACAACGGGCAATCAAAAATGTATTTTGCTCAGGAATGCTCCGTGCTTTCAAACCAACAAACTGACTATCACTTGCAGTAACAAGGTTGAATTGCATAACCGTGTTGTCTTTAAGAATTACCGCAAGTGGTTCCTTTGGGTCTTTTTCTGAAGTCTTTACAGGAAAATCATTTAAGTCAATCTGCACATCATTTGATTTAACACAATGTGGGCAAATGATTTGATACTCACGGAATATGCCGTAAGTAGCACGGACAGTTTCTAGAAATAAAGCATCTCGGTCACCAATAATTAGATTGTCAACCAACGCTGGATTCTTTGTAATGTCTATGTTTCCAATAGAAACAACACTGCGCTTGAGCAAATGAGACATGTACTGTGCGTACAAAAGGTCATCATCAGACTCAAGCGCAGCAAGTGCTTCTTCGTCTTCCCCGTTTAGTTCTTTTACAATTGCGGTTGTTTCCCATTCACCTGTTTCTTGATTTTTTAGTCCACGAAACAATTCAATTTTACCGTTTGGAACTATTTCCATACGAGGTGTTGGGTCAGCGATTGCAGCGTTAAGCGACATTGCCTGAGAGTTGGTAGCCATATTTTCTCCTAATTGTATTTTTTAATTAAAGTTTATTGACCGTCTAGAGCAGCAATTTCTTCGTCTTTCCATGCAATTTGGAAACCTTCGTGGTGAAGGTTCATTTGCTGAATCATAATTCCGTTGTCTCCAGCGTTCAAGTCACTTAGACCGTAAGCACCAGGCCAGCAGTTGTACAACTTAAACGCCAACTTTACGTTACCTGCGTCTACTTTGGAATCTGCTGTGTTGTCATACTGGTATTGAACACCAGTTGCCGTATACGGGTGGTCATAAACTTTTACGATCACATCACAACGGTAGTTAGTTTCATCACCTTTAGCACCTTGGTCAAATCCCTCAGTACCAGTTCCACCAACCCATGCATGCATGAACTTGGTCCACTTCCACAATTGATCTTGCGATGCAAAAGCACCACGAGCAAATGACACTGCTGGGAAGTCTGATTGACCTACCATTTTATGTGGGTGAGTATTCATGCCACCTTCACGGTAAGCAATCAATTCGTTTTGAACTGAAAGTCCGCCAACTTGAGCAAAGCCAAGGTCACCAACACCAGTAAGGTAGTTGCCCAAGGCTGTACCAATCGGGGTAAAGCGTACTGTGAATTTAAAGTTACGTAGAGGGTCAGTCCTCTGTGTTCTTGTTGCCATTGATATCTCCTAGATATTCGTAGTGACGGTGCTTCCACCAGTCCATTGACTGATGGTAATTACGATGAATTCGGCTGGTGACTGCAAAGCAACCCCAACCTCAATGTTTACTGTTCCGTTTTCAATATCTGATGTCGTGTTGTTTGTAGAGTTGCAACGGACAAAGAATGCTTCCGTTGAAGTACGACCTTTCAGCCCACCTGAAGCCCAGAAGGTATTCAAGAGTGAAGAAACTCGCACAGTGAGGTCTGCCCACAAACGCTCATCGTTTGGTTCAAACAAAGCAGTCTGAGTACTTGTCTTGAGCAAATCCTTGAGGTAGTTCAACGAACGGCGAACCGTGATGTATTTCTCAGAAGTGTTACGAGCCAAGGTACGAGCACCATTGATAATCACACCAACTCCAGGAACAATTGCAAACAAGTTCAATTGATTTTCCTTGTACAAAGTTCCTTGCTCCGCTTCTGTAAGGTTTGCAAGCAAACCATACACGTTGCGAAGGTCCAAACCATACCCAGCAGGTGCTTTTGAAACACCACGAGATACTTCCGAACGAACCATTGCACCAACAACTGCACCACCTGCATAGGTGTTACGGATAGCAGCAGCGCCAGTCTTGGTTGGGTCAAACATTTTCAATGCTGGACCATAGACTGTTGCATAGCCAGACTTAGTGTAAGGCTGGACTGCATCAGCAAGTCCTTGTTTAGTGGTTGCTGTAAGTGGGGTATCAACAATCAACAATGAGTTTCCACGAGTTGCCATTACAGAAATGGCATTGTTAACAATAGTTGATGAGGTTTGTCCAACAAGGTTAAACAACAACCCAGAAGTAATGGTTTCGTACTTGCTAAGAGCAGCAGCCCAGTCAGTTGAGTCAATTGCTCCAACACCTTCTGAACCACCACTGAATCCTACAGTTGAGGTGTAGTCATCAACAGCAATGCCAGATACAGTAAGTTGAGTACCAGAGGCAACAGTTGCCACGCTTGCCGTGTTTATAAATGAGGAGTAGAGGTCAAGAACAGTTGCAACATAACGGTAGTTAGCAGGGTCAGTAGATAGTTGGCTCCAACGCTCTACTTCTCCACCATCAAGTTTGACTACCAAGGTAAACAAAGAATTCTTAGTTGCTTTTGGCGCAGTGGTTGGAGCAGTGAGTGTTTCTGTGTCAAAGATGTAATCAACGGTGAGGTCATTACCCCATGAACCAGATGATTTTGTTTCCAAGAGAACTAAGTTTGCAAGGCTTCCACCTGTTGGGGTTGCAGTAAGTGCGCTTGTTGCTTTAGTTGCGCTAGTGTCAATTACACGAGTCACATAAGCATTCTGACCACCGTTTGCAAAGAAATGGTAAACAGCGTAACCAAGGTCGTAGGCAATATCCAAAGCACCAAACAAACTGGTGTATTGTGACCATGAAGTCACAAGTGTTGGTACGGTTGGACCACGCTCTGCTGTACCAATAAAGGCAGCACCAGTTGGGCCATTCGTAGTTGTCAAGTTGGTCGCAAACGTACCTTCTTGTACGTAAACTCCTGGGCGTTCGTATGCCATTTTTACTCCTATAAGTTAATTGGGGTTGCTAAAAAGTCACACATTGAAAACATGCATTTGAGATGTAATTGTACTACTAATTCGTTGTACGGGTTCTGTACCTTGCAGAGCGTCAAGGTCTTGACCTGTGATTTCTGCGGACATTTTGAGAGTTAACACCTTGCGGAATATACGCTTTCGGTAGCCTGATTCCATATCCAGCAAGTCTGCGTTGGTCCAATCCAGCATATCAAAACGGCGTACCGTTCCGTCTGCTGGGATATCTATGGCGTTCCAACGAAAAGGGGCAACTTTCCTAAGAATTCCAGATGTCAATTGTCTGTCATGTAGGGCAGAACGGGTGTAAATGGATACCTGGTACAACAAGTCTACTGGAACAAATTCATCAGCCCTAAGAAAACTAGGGTTTCCAGACATGATGGCGCTTCCAGAAACACTGGCGCTTTCACTAGGCCAGTATTCCACAAAGGCTGGGTGGTCTGTAAATAATCCACTTCCTGTTGTGTCAATGTAGATACCTTGGTCTGATAATTGACGCTCGGTTGCGTGGAGAACGTCAATGAGTTCAACCGTAATAAATGGGTAATCTCTTTCCGTTTCACCTTCTGGATAACGGAAAAACACCTTTACTGGTCGGCGTTCATTACGGTCATCGGTAACAAACAGATTACTAAAACGGGCTTTAATAGCCTCATCTTCGGCAAGGAGAAACCCAGTCTTCATTAGTTCAACCCACCAATACCAGTGAGTTTGTCAAGTCTTTTATTAATACTTGACTCTAAGCGTTTAGCGCCCTTCATACATTCTTTACGAAGAAGGGATTGTGCTGGAGGACCGTACTCTAATTGGACTGCTTTTGGTCCAGAAGCACCGTCAACCAAATACGAGAATGTCTCATCTGAGTTTTGATAGTTAAGTTTAAAGTCTTTAACCAATGCCTTGTATTTAGGGTCGCTCAAAACCAGCCCTTGTTTGGCAAGTTTGTGTTCTTCATTTAAACTGTCATTTACGGTGTCTTCAAGGTATTCCTGAAGGTGCATAATTAGGTCACCGAAAAAAAGGATTGGCGAAGGGACACCCTCAATAATCTTGCTAGAACTGGAGACAGAAATAGGTGCAGATGCACGTTTGCCAACCATTGGCACTCCTTAGTTCTAGGCGATGTTTGCATGCCGCACGGCATACATACTTAGTTTACCAGGAATGTTGGAAGCGTAGAAGGCCAAGGCAAATCTTGAGTAGTCATCTGCGCTGGACCTGGGTCGTTTGGCATTTCTTGGTCAATGTAAACCTCAATGCCTTCAACAACAATTAGCACATCGTCTTTTGCACGACCTCGTACTCGGTACATAGACACAGCGTAGTAACGAGCATCATAAAAAAACAGGTCATTTAAATGCCGTTGGTATTCAAAAGGTTCTGTCATGCCTGCATCACGAGCGTCTTCAATAGACAGTACAGCGTTTACAACTTGTACTGGCTGACGACCTTCAGGAATTGCTCGCTTGGTATCTTCAGTTTCAGTAACCATTAGTACTGGAAGAGTTATACCTGGTTTGTATGACTTTCCACCAGAACCATATGGTGCTTCGTCATACACATCATCAACAGTGCTGCCACCACCAAACGGTAGAAATTCAAACCATGTAATGTGTTCACCTACGCCACGATGGTACTGGCGGTAATGTTTTCGTATTTGACCAAGTTCTCTACGGGGGTCCATAGGTCATCAATTCAGAGTTGCGGCTGACGAATACCCCTGCTGAGGTGTGATTTCAAGATATATATTTTCACGCATAGGTTCGCTTGCGTCTTCAAGAACAATATCGCCGTGGTCAATTTCTGGAAATTGGCGCTCACTTGGACCAAAGTCTCCAAGTTCACGAGCACGGAAAATAGGAACAAGATATCCAGTTGTACGTGAAACACGGCGAAGGTTGAGTATTTCAATTCGCTCAAGACCAATGTTTAAAGCACGAGCCTGTGCTGCGTAATTGCGGGTCCAGTAATCCAACATGGATTGAACCATGCGGAATCGTTGACTGGCAGGGATGTGTACAGACTCAGACGTAGTTACGTCAATGTCACGGCTGTATTCAGTGAGCAAGCCCCACAAGGTTTCAACCACAGCAGCCATACCAATGGTGTCGTAGATGATTTGGGTAAAGTTCTCTAACGGAACATCTACGTTATAGATGTGCCGTTCAATAGCATGACCAGCAAAGTACTCAAGGTCTTGAGGCAAAACCCATTCGTAGTAATAACCTTCAACCATGACCTTACTTGTTGATGGGAATGAACGATTAAACCGCATAATGCCGTTGCGCTCATCTATTGAGTAATGCGTTGATGCAGAAGTATTTGCCGTAACTTCTACAGGTTCTCCGTTTGGGGCATATACCGCTACCCAAAGTCCATCTGATGCAATGTTTGGCTGCCCTAATTCATAAGTACGCCCAATAGCATCAAACGAAACTTGAAAAAACTTAGGGTAGTCACGAAGAAAAGCACGAGCAATTCTCGTAATCTTATCCATTACGTCTTGAGAATAGTTACCGTTCATAGATATAGTTTACTTTACTATTGGTCACCAGAACCTGAACCAGGCACGGTGTCTTGAAGGTCTTGACCTACAGCAGGTTGTTGTTCACGAAACCTACCAATGAACACTCTTCGGATTCTTGTAATGTCTTTTACTGAGCCAGATGGTTTTACGAGTAGACCTAAATACGGTTCTCGGTCAGCCATTAGATACCGACAAACAAGAATGGGTGAAGTGGTTGTTCTCGTACGCCTTCGTATTTAGCAAGGTTTTGCCAACCAGTATCATCTGAGTAAACATACAATGATGATTGTTCTACTGCTGGTGTACCAGTTTTAAAGTACAAGTCACCAGGTTCTGCCGCAGCACTAGGGGCTGAAGAACCAGAACGAATAATTGTTTCAAGAAAAACTCGCTTATCTACACAACTCTTTGAGTCAAAAGTTTCACCAGACTTACGGTAAAGCGCATACATAACCGTTTGGTTCTCAGTGATTGAAGGGAACACTGGGTTAGTGGCAGAAGGAGTACCAACAACAGTTGTGTAGAAGAAAGAAGTTCCAGACTTTTCTGCACAAATAAGATCAAACCTTGCTTCAACAGCAGGTGCAGTAAAAGTTAATGTTGCAGCCGATACATAACCATAATAACTGTTGACATAAACTTCAGCAGCAGTAAGTGCAGCACTACCGTTACCTGCTGAGAAAATAGTAACGTCAGCACCACTAAGTACACCGTGGTTACTGTTTCCTAGGATGTAAAAATCAAGCGAATCTGGTTCCGCTTGGTCAAGGCTTTGGATTGTTGTTCCGTACTCGCTTGCATTAGGTACTGTAAATCCAGCCATTTAAACCTCAGAGAGTGTCGTAGATATTGCCATTCTTCTTTAAATACTCAAACAATCCACGTGGAAGTCTGTAACGCTTACCGTCATTAAACAACCATGTGTCTTGACCCCAGAACATTGTCCATGTACCTTTGACACGAGCGCTAACAGTGTCGCTCTTTATCTCAGATTCAGTTTCTTCTGCTTGAGGAACTTCTGATACAAAAAGAATCTCTTCTTCTTGCTCTACAAATTCTTGAATGATTGATTTCTTTTTTGCTGCCATTTTATTCTCCGATTGTGAAAGGGTTGGGGGAATCGGGTTTTACCCCGACCCCCCAATACTATTTGACTTAATTACGAGGAAGCGATTGCTCCGCCCTTGGTGTTCAGCAACACACGTGATTCGTGTGTAATCATGCCGAAGCCCCAAATGGCGTACCAAGCAAGACCATGCTCACGACCAAAGTCAATTACGCCACCGTCACGGAGTTCAACTGGCAATGCAATTGCATGTCCAAAAGCGTTGTCACCGATCATAATTGCGTTGTACGACTCTGCGTTCATTGCCTGCACACCCGATGCTGAGTTGTTAATGTCTGCTGGGCCAGCAGCCTTCGTAACCTGTGTGGTTTCAATGAAGACTACGTCATACAGACGACCAATTTCACCAAGCATGAAGTTTCCTGGAGCAGCATACTTAGATACTTCAATGAATTCAGGCCAGTCACGAAGCGCACGGCTCTGTGAAGGGTGAACGAAGCACACGTACGTGTCGCCAAGGCGTGGGATGTTCTGACCAGCAAGGATTTCAACTGCATCCTTGATAGTTGCAGGTGAGAGGTAACCTGGGTTTGTTGCGTCACCCAAGGTGCCTGCATCGTAAGGAGCAATTGAACCACGAGTTGCACCGAGAGTTTTGCGACCAAACACGATGTTTGGAGGAACTGCGGAACCACCAGCAAATGGAATTGCGGTCTTGTACAGGGTGTTACGAGCCTGGATGTCCATAGACTGTGCCATGTGACGACCAAGCAAGCGGCTTGACGATGCCATAACGTCATCAAATGATGCGTTAAGGAGCAATTCAGTAACTGCAAGAGCCTGACCTTGTTCGCCAACCGTGATTTGAATCTGTGATGCAGACAGTGATACTGGCTCCATACGGACACCTTCATCAAGGGTTGCGCCTTCGTCTTGGTCTACTGCAAGGTTGCTGTAACGCATGAAGTTGATGGTCAAACCTGGTTGAACACCAAGTTCGGTCTTCTTCACTGCGAACTGCTCAAAACGTAGAACAGGCATTGCTTGGAACAAAATCTCTTTGGACCAGATAGTTTGAATTGCTGGGGATAAAGCGGAATCGCTACTGTAGCCAGTTGAACTGATGTTCGCTGTTGCAGTAATCGCACCGCCTGTTGGTGCTGGAAATGCCATGATGTCTCCTTAAGTGACTATGGATAGATTATTTAAAACCGACCTTTTGATCGGGAACTTAAAAGCCTGTCTCGCATTTTAACATACTGGTCCATTGTCATGTTTCGGATGTCCTCCGCATTCAATGTTTGGTATTCCGTTTGAGTTTCCATTGGCCCAACGGATGGTGACGTTACTGCCACACCCCTAACACGACTCGGTTGAGTCGCTTGTTGGATACTCTCAATAATAGCAGCACTCCGTTGACGAAGGATTTCCACTGATGCTTCAATCTCTTCTGGGGTGTTGCCTGCGACCAAATCAATCAGTTCTGGAATGATTTCGTCTTGAGACTCGTGTACACGGCGCTGGCGGTAGGTTTCAACCTCACGCAACTGGCGCTCTTTATCTAGGAGTGCCGACTGTGCTGCACGTTCTGCTTCAATCTGAGCAAAACGACTCTGCCATTCAGCATCCACATTCTTAATCTTGACATTGAAATCATCCTCGGTTCGCTTGAGAAGTTCTTTTGCACTCAACTCATCAAACTCACGCTGGCGGCGAATCTCTTCGTCTTTACGGGCAATTTCCTGTGCTTCACGGATTGCCTTTTCACGGTCTGAAGCAAGGGATGTAACTTGCTCTTCCATGCTCTTGTAGCGGCTTTCAGCCTCTTCAATGCGCTTGTAGAGTTTGTCCTTCTCTTGCTTGCGGATGTTTTCTACTTCATCTTCAGTGAAGATTTTGCCCTTTGGGGCTACTGTGTTTGCCTCCGCATGAAAGGCTTCTGTAGCCTCCACAGGGATGACAATTTCGTCATTACCTTTTGCCATGATTTTCTCCTAAGTGTTGTTTAGCAAATATTGACTTGAATTATTTATACGTGTTATTTATCTTCGTCAGGTATACGGCGCTGGGCGAACCTTGCTCCGTATGCCTTACTAGTCATTTGATTCATCAATTCCATTTCTACTGGCGGTACAGCAGTTCCTGGAAGCACTCCGCCCCCTTGAGGGCTTCCTGCACTAGTTACATTACCATCTCCTGAAGGAGCAGGTTCAAGACCCCCTCCATTAGGAAGTAGTCCTGTAGCCATCATTACCGCTTGACCAATTTGAGCACGAATCATATCCAGTGCTCCTTGGTCAACAGCGTCATCTCGTAGTTCCTCAAAGACTTCAATCATCTTCTCATTCGGGAACTCTTCACCTAGGGCTCGTAGTGCGCCCTTCTTAGACTCAATACCTAAAGCCATCTTTGCCTGCACTTCATTGAGTTTGATGAGAGCATCAACAGGAAGGGGGTCGGGCCAATGGATTGTTGTCTTATATGTATTTGGGTCATTGGGGTCCAACTGCGTGAGCATGTCTGGCTCAGGCATTGCCGTTTGTGAAGGGTTGTAAATAAGCAACTCTGGAATAAACACAGCACAAGTTTTAATAATGATTTCGTTAAGTTTCTCAAGACCCTGTGTAAAGTGAATCTTCTTCATCTGGTAACGGTTCATCAAAGGCTGATACTGGATAGCCAAAGCAACACCTGAAGTGTTAGATACTGGTTGGAATTGACCAAGGGCAGTTTCAGGAACACCAGTGATTTCGTGCATTGCTCGTTTAATCATTTGCACGTATTCAATAGCACCAGACATTTCACCACGTGATTCAAGGTTAAATACTTGTGCTTCTTTTGGAAGTCCAGCCCAAACCTTTTTAGGACCACGCTCAAGTTGTGAAGCCTTAGCGCCTGTAATAATTGTTACAGGAGCAGCATGGTAGTTAATGATGTCTGAAATTTCAGTCATCTTCTCGTTGAGTTCACGGTTCAACTGGATAATGTCCCAGATGTCTGACTGACCCCAAGGTGATGAAGTTATTGTAATGTTCGGAATGTGAACGATTGGAACAACACCAATTGGGTTTTCGTACTCGTCAATTAACTCATCATTGATAAATTGTTGCACGGTGTTATCCGTGAGGATTTCAGTAAAGGTGTAAACCTGACGAGTACCTTCGGGTGATGTACCCCAAAAGCGGTACTTAAGTTTGAAACGAATCAAACGCTCACGGTCATGGGGGTGATACTCAGGGAAACAATGCGCTGGGTTTAACGGGAGAATACGAACACGACCTGGATGTTGTAGACCAACACCGTCAGCGTAAGGCTCATCAAAAGCAACCTTTACAAAGCAGTCTCCAGTGATACTTGCAAGTTGTCCCATTTGCCACAACAAATAATGTTTGTTGTTGTGGTTATCCCAAACCTCATGGAGGAGTTGGGGAATGATTGCTTCGTTTTGCTCAGGTACTTTAAATTGAATACCTTTACCAAAACAAAAGTTTGTAATGAAGTCCGACATGGTCTTCACATAGTTCATGGTGACATTGTTTTCACCTTGCTCACGGCGGTGTGACCAGTGGTGTCCTAGATACCAAGCCCAAGCAGCAGAATACCTGTTGAGTCTTGGTCCGTGAACTTCAAACTCTTCGTCAGCAAGTTCAACCAATCCAAGTGGACTAATCGCTACGGTTAAGTCGCTAGATGCCGCCCTATAAGACGGGGACCAAAAATCAACAGGCATTTGTTACACCTTTTCTGAAAAGAAGAATACTAAGATATTACTTCTTTTTTGCTGGTGAGGCTTTTTTGGCTGGGGACTTCTTAGCAACTGGTGCTGCTTCCAAAGCCTTAGTCGCCACGCTCAAGAGAAGAGCCGTGTTCTTAGGACCAATCTTGGTTGAAATAACCGAGACAATTGCTGCTGCTGCAGGTACTGCAATTGCAATCATTTCTGGGGTCAAGTCCAACTTGGCTCCTAGATAAGTAAGTGCGCCCAAAATTGCGCCCTTGATTGCTGCATCTGCTGTTTCTACTTTTGCTTGATTCATGTTAACTCCTTAATAGGGGATACCCGATTATACAGGCTTACGGGTTTTACTTGTTTCGTACTCCTGAATGTACGTGTGATACGGAGGACCCGTATGAGGGTCAAATCTAGCACTAACTGTCAGAGCCTTCAAAGCGTTAGTTTTAGCCTGTTGCACAGTTTGCTTCTTATTGTGCGTAAGTATTTGCATAGCCCCTAACGCATACTCACCACCAGAACCAATTACGTAAAGACCACTGGCTTCTGAAGCCCAAGCGTAATCACCATCAACGATATAAATAGTTCCATTAATGGCTACAAGGATTAACGACCCTTGCTCCGCAATATGTTCTTTATTCTCGTTGAGGTCGGGGATGGAGTATCCCTGAGCATCAAAGCATTCTCTGAGTGCTGGGATAAACTTCGCCGTAAAGAACTGGTCAAGTTTCTTCCCCTTAAGGTTTGGTGGTGGGGTCGGCGGTTGAAACACGTGATGGAGAATGTTGATGGCTCGTACATCTCCAGCAGCACCAAGTAAATATTTTCCATTAGTTGATACCTTGCTGCTTCCTTCACGAAGCGTTCCTATTTGCGTGGCAATGCCCCCATCAATAGATGAGATACGAGAGTCCACACATACGACAGCGAAACCATCACCTTGGACAGCAACGATAGTAGTCATGGTCTACTCGGCAATAAATTCTTTACCATGATACAACGCCCATCCGTTGTAAATAGGAATAACATCGTATGAGAACCTGTGATTTCCGTCATCTTCGTAAGTGACAACACCAATACCTTGTTGCCAGTTCTCATACCGAGTTAGAGGTCGCCCGTCTAAATCCACCCCACCCCTAGTGCTAGGAATAGCCCCGTCAATCCTAGCCAAGCAGCCAGGAGAAGCAGCCATGATAGTTCTGGGACCATCAAAGTCTTCACGAGTTTTAAACGCTGTTTCAATGCGGTGAATGTGACCATAGATAACACTTGTCTTTTCTTGGTTGAGGTAAACATGTGCGGTTGACCCTGAAGATTTTACACGGTCACCGTGAATGATGCGAAGTTTTTCATTAACCCAATAATCTGATGCTGGGTAACCTGGTCGGTATTCAATACCAAACTCTTCCATGCGACAGAGATAAGGAACTGAAAGAACAGGCCATGACGCTGGTGTGTTTCCTTTGCGAAGACCATAAGCAGCACCTGCGTTTTGCACAAGGTACTTAGGCATACGCTCTTCGTGGTTTCCTGCAAGCCAGATAATCTTTGCATCTGGAGCAGCAGCACGAAGTTGAGCGCAGAACAAAGTTGCACGGTCAATTGATGCTTGCGTAGTTTGTGCGTACGCAGGATATGTCACATACTTACCCATCTCAGGTAAGTCAAGGTTGTCACCAACAAGAGCAACAACTTCAGGCTGTAAATCTTCTACAAGTTTGATGCAGATTTCAAGAGCCTTTTCATCATGCGTTGCTTCTAGCAAACCCTCACGGTTACGGAAATATCCAATTTGAATATCTGGTGGAACCACACAAGTTTTAAAACCTGTTAATTTTTTCTTAGTTGCTTTTGGCGTTGGCAATTTAATTGCAGGACCTTGTTGTACAACAGGCCATTCAGGACCTGATTCCCACTTAGGTGAGAATTTAAATTGCACACCAGCAAGGTCATGGATTTCCGCTTCACCTTCTTCGTTCTTGGTAAGCGATTGATACAAAGATACCCTTTGAATTTGGCCTATTTCATCTACGTCAATTCCTTGACGAGCAAATAAATCAGCAAGTTTTCCGAGCACTTCTTTAGGACTCTGTGGTCCAGCAGTTAGTTCTTCTTTAATGGACATCGCAACTACACATCTTTCTACTATGTTTTTCTACCATTCGGATTGTTACATCATGCTCATGTTTTTTAAGCAAATCAGAAAGCCACTTATACGTGTAGCCACTAGTTTGGATTGAGCGAGGTGAAGCGTTCTTTTCTCGTATCTTAACGAACGCATCGTCTAATGCTGCTTGCTCTTCAACAGACATTTCATTACGGACTTTGCCAATACCGCAAAGTTTTAGAGGAGCAGAACCTGCTTTAAGTTCGTCTAATAAACTATTTTTTGACATTTTTCTTCTCCAACTTGTGTCGTTCTTTTTGAAGCACCTCTATTACTCTGAACAATTCTTCAGTATCAGAAGGCCCAACAAAGACCTTACTGAGATAATAGAGGATACGGTCAATGTCATGTACCTTCATGCTACCACCCTTTTGGTTTAGGTTGTGTAGCGTATCCTACCTAAGTAGGTGTGTCAACTACCCCTGAAAGGAAGCGACAGCCTCTGGCATATTGTCACCACATACGTAGCGCAAGTGCCAAGGCTCTTCGGGAACGACTTCCCATGAGAAACCAAATTTCTTAACATTGGCAATAAGCCAATTAAGACGCTTTGCTTCACCTGCATTAGCCACATCAACGGCAATGCCGAGGTTGTGCTGGGACTTACCAGGTGTCGCCAGGGTCGCCATACCTTTCTTCAAATACCAAGTCTTTCCTTCAAAAGTCTTGGTTTTGCCAGTTCCCGTATCGGCTAGTTGATAGCGTGTGAGGAAACCTTTTTTCTGTGTTTCGTAATCACGATATGTGTCGCCTGCTGAAGTCGGCTTGAGTTCAATACCTTCAGCCTTTGCAGCAGCAACCATTGCAGCCCATGCTTTTGCTGCAATGTGGTGCATCTTTCCGCCACCTACTGCTGGAACAAGAAGGTTTGCTGGCAACTTTCCAGGCTCAATGCCCTTAAGGTCTTTTGGCAATACAACTGGAACAATGTAATCCCATGCAACTTTACTCATACTTCTTCCTCCTCAGTAGGAATTTCTGTAATGTCATCTTTTTTCTTAATACCGTTAGACATTACTAAACCTCCAAGAGAGCCAGTAAGGAACACGGTAAGAGTTTTTAGCAAGTCAATAAAGGCAGCATCGTTAGGTGCTTGTGCTCCAATTGGTTGTGTAATAAACATAAGAGCGTAAACAAAACCAAACACACAGGCTGCAAATACAAGAGCAAGAACTATGCCAACAAAGAAAATAAGTCGGGCGTGAAGTTCTTCTGGGCTAAATCGTTTTTTCATGGGGCTACTGTCTCCTGTGGGGCTGTGGTATCTACAGTGGATTCATGTGGGTCAAAACCAATCACATCTACGGTGCAGGTTCCTGAAACTTTGCACTCTGGCGGTGTACATTCTTTAGCATCCCAGTTTGCTGGGTCTTGGCATGTATATCTGTACGCACCGTCATAGCCACAACTTGCCAAAAGCATTACTGAAACAAAGAATAACTTTTTCATTTCTTTTCTTTATCCATATGCCAGTCAATGTGGGTACTTAAACGATTAGCCACGTTTTCAACACCAGTACGAACTTTACGAAGTTCAACCATTACGTTTGCGTGGTCTTGGCGATTTTCTTTTCTAAAGTTTTTGAATTCCCTTAACAGAAAACCTAATCCTGCCCCTACTACAGGTATAGCAGCAGCGATGATGATTGCCCACGAGTCCGTCATAGATCACTCAGCATTCCAAAATTGAGGACCATTCATTTTCCTACGAACAACATCGTGCATTGGAATATTGAATGTTTGTACTGGAGAAACTGGTGATTCGTCACCTTCAAAAGTTGCACCTGGTGTGTACGGTGTGTGTTTGTCAGTTAAAAACTGTTCTGCTTTTGCTTGACGTTCAGGAGCACGTTTTGAAAATCCAGGGCTTTTAGCACGAAGCATTCCAGCACTACCAGTAAATGGGCGTAATGGGATAACGTCATGTTCGTCATAATCAACAGCAGACATTACCAATGGTCCACCTTTAAACTGAACGCTTACATGAGATGGGATTTCTTTAGGGTGCGTGGATGTTCCATAGTTTGTTGCAGGAACGGCAATGTCAATACCACGACTTTGTAATTGTTTGCCACGAGCAAGAGTTGTTTGCCCACTCCAACTAGGTACTCGCACTACGTTAGGTTGTCTCCAAGTAGGCTCTGGTCCTGGAAGCACATCTTTTGCTAACCCTTTTCCATACTCTGAGACAAGTAAACTTGGATAACCTTTGAATGGACCATCTTCTTGAGGTTTTGAGTGTCTACCTATTACGTAGTCACCAATGTCCATTTCGTCTATTAGCAATTCACTTGTTGCGTCAAACCTACCCACAGCAAGTTTTGGTCCATGACCTTTTGCTCTGTTATAGGTTGCCGCATCTCTCACGTGGTTATCAACCTCATTAGCAAGAAGAGCAACAGCATCTGGACCCATTTGCTCAAGAGCATTAGTTCTTGCTATTTGATTAGCAAGGTCTTGAAAACCACTGTCATGCAGACAAGCCGCAGTACATGGGCCAGTCTTATGTCGGCAAGTATCCGCAGTAGCAAATTTACCTGCTGGTGTCAGGTACATTCCTCTCATAAGTGCATGTTGCACCGTTGGGTCCGATGCGCTTCCTGTTTTATCAAATTTTATACTGCCACTTAAAAACTTAATGTCCTTACTGGCTCTTAATGGTTCTCCAGTTTTCTTGTCATTACGCATAGGATTCTCAGTTGCGTCTGCAATACTTTGAAATTTCTTTTGAGCCATTTGTAGTTTTCGGTCATCTTTGTGGACCTTTTCTACATCTGCATATGAAATTTTGGCTAATTGTTCGTCAAGCCATCGCCGTGCCATGTTGTTACCCCTGCTCGTAGTCGTACTGGTCTTTACGACCCTTACTCACGTGAATAGCCCTACGGCGAAGGTCAGTCTCTTTTACTAAACGACCTTCATCCTCTGGGAGAACTGTGTCTTTAAGTTTCTTGTCAAGCATTGGTTTACCAGGACCAAACGCAGAATCAATTGGGTCAGACAACGGGTCACGTTGTCTGAATTGAGATTCCTGTAATGTGTCTGCTGCTTGTAGGTCACGGGGAACTACATAACCAGTTGGTTGATAAACCTTGACACCCATGTCATTCTTAAGATAAGAGGTAAGAACAAATGGGTGTCGGCGTTCACGAGTTTTAGGTGGTGGGGCGACCTGAAAGGAAGAGTAGAACTGACCAGTTCTGCTTACGTACAAACTAGGACTATACGCTCCCGTAGGGCTTAGTCCATACGTTTGGGCAATGCTTTCCTTTAGGTCATCAGTTGAAGTTAGAGCAGGCGAGTCAGAACCAAGTGGTTCAGAACCCGTTGCACCAGCGTCAACACCTGAGTCGCCGCCGACATCTGACATGGTTAGTCGTTAACAACCGTCACGTTTGGTCGGTTCATGTGACCACCTGAGTTATATGAGTACTCAAACTGTGGCATGTCATCGCCTGCCATTGCACCTTCAACAAACTCTGAAAGCACTGATGGCGCTTCAACCCACGATGCTGAACCAACATGAGCACGTTCACGCATGGTGTCTGCTGCATGCTTGTAGAACATCTCTGGGTTGTTCTGGTTCATTCGCAAAGGCGATGGTGCGGTGTCCTCGTAGGCTCCACGACCAAAGTCGTTTGGAACGTCAGTGTCTGTTGCGACACCTTCTTCAAAACGGAGAGGTCCTTTGTTGCCTGGGATGCTTGGGGCCATGTTGCGTTCAAAAACGGTTGAGTCCCGTTCAGGAAACATTGGCGATGGTGCTACTGTCATGTGTTACTCCTTGGAAAATAAGGTTTCCATAAGAATACCACTAATTGAAAAAGGGATTTTCGCCAACTTGAATAGTGGGCATGGCATCGTACACAGACATGGCACAGGCAAGAGCCAATGAGTCTGGGTAGTCGTCAAATGCGCCCTTCTCATTAGGGGCTTCAGCCAACATATATGGACCACGATAGACCTTTTCAAGGTCATTCATCTGCTGATTAAAGCGCTTCCATGAACGGGTACGGCGAGCCTTAGAGTGTCCTGGGATTACTAATTGCTCACGTTGAATCAATTCAGTTAGGTGTACCCAACGCTGGTTTTGATTTTTAGAGTCAGAAGTCATTGAAATCACTTCTATCTGGGGTAGCAAAATCTTAAGTCGTTCTGCCACAGCACCACCGACACCTTGTGAATCCACACCAATACGAAGAACATCGTAGTTTCTTAGGAAGTCAATGATTTGAAAATACTGCTGTTCCCATTCTTGGTCGTTGATTTCTAGCCAGTTAAGAATGCGGTGCTCGTAAAAACCAAAAGGGTCTGGATGGTCCCAGTCAACCCAGCAGACAGTTACTACGGTAGAGTCGTTTGAACGAGCAACGTCAATCCCCACTACTACAGGAGTACGCCACCACTGTTTTACCAACGGCATAGATGGGTCGTAAAGTCTTTCCATACGTTCCTCAGTGACGAACATTCCCTTTTCCAACATCCATCGGTTGCAATACGACATCTGAAATTCGTCAGAGTCTTCACCAATGCGGAGTTTTTCTTTAGCAATAAACTTCCCATAGTTAGAGTTGTATTTAGAAGCAACTTTGTAGTCGTACTCAAAATGGCAATCTCGTATTACTTTCCTGCTTTGGTTAATACGCCGTTTGTTGTATTGAATCATCTTGTAGAAATAGGACTTGTTACGAGAAGCCGTTCCAGTGAGCATGATGCTCCCGTTGTTAAACGCCAACATCGGCTTGATTGACTTGGTAATCATAAACTCATCGGCTTCCTGAGCCTCGTCAATAAGCACAAAGTGGTAGGTCTTTGACTCAATCTTTGCCTTTGGGTTACAGGTCTGCATTCGGCAGATAGAACCAGAGCGCTTCATGGTGATGATTTTTCCCTTACCACGAGTACCACCAGAGGTAGCCTTGTCATCTAGTTCAGGGTCAAGGAGAAAACCAAGAGCGTGGTCGCTAGTCAAACGACTGACAATACGGCTAAACACGGTGTCTGCTTGGTCTTCAGTTGGGGCAAATACTCCAACCCAGAAACCTTTTTCAAACTTAGATAACCACGTTGGATAGATGCCTGAAAGTTTTGGAAGGATAACCATCATTGATGCAAGCACGTTGGAAAGCACTTCTGATTTACCAGATTGGCGAGTTGCAATTAAAGTTATTTCTTCACCGTCACCTAAGACAATGGACTCAATGATTCGGTACGCAATAGGGATTTGGTACGGAAATAGTTCAACATTGCAAAATTGCTCGGTAAAGAGAACCAGTTTTGTAACTAACTGGTCAACAAATTCAGCCGAGGTTTCGTCAAGTTCCTCAACTAATTCTTCGGCTAGTAACTCTTGTTCTTGGTCCAATAGGGAATCCGACATACCCTACAAGCCTACCTCACTTTAGAAAAGTGATAGTTGGTCAGGGTTATTAGGGGCAAATAGGCGGCGTTGTTCTTCCATTTCTTCCACTACCTTTTCTACCTGACGGAGAAAATCATGCATGTCTGCTGTGTCTGCAACTAGTCGGTAGTCAATTCTCTTTAGCAACCCATTGTGTGGGAATGCTTGAACACGAACCGCTAGGTCATTGGCTAACCCAATGGTTTGGTCCATCTTAAGTTCTTCAGGTGCTCTCATTGTTTCCTACTCTCTAGTTCTGACCAAATTATTTGTAATGCTTCCACACAATCGCTAACTTCACTTGCAGGAGCATCTTTAAATCTCCAGGCATCAAAAGAAGCGCCTAAAGACATGATTGAATTATCCATCCAACCATACAAAGCGGAGTTGTCTAATTTAGAGGCTCGTTGCTGTGCCTTGCTTGGCGGAAGTTTATCATGTGATTTTTCTTCCTTTTTAAATATTCCTAGTGCCACTGCTTTATCTCCTCTACTGTTGTATCCATCTCACGACCACCAAGAGCAAATAGTAGTCCTTCTCTTTCACCTTTGATGTTGTTCTTTTTGCATACTCCAAATTGTAATAAATACTTACCAAACTTTAATTGTGGTCCTTTACCTGTTCGCCAGTACCCACCAAGTTCTTGACATGTACCCATAGCAATATGCGGAATGTTGGGCGTACCTGTATTGCGAACAATCCAATAAAAAGACCAAAACCCACGAACTTTATTCATGGTTTTAGATACTAGCGGTTATTGCCAGTCAAGTGGGAGTTGACCCTGTCGTGTATCTTGTTTCTCAATACCAGGATAACCTTGATCTGCTTGTTGTTGGCTAAACGCACCGTGTTGTAGTTTTTTACCTAACGGGGTTGCTTGTTGCCTATTGAAGTGGTCTGGGTCGTAATCCACATAACCACCACTCATACCGCCAGTATTAAAAGTTTTACCCTTTGACAAGGCTTCGTAGAAACTTTTTGCTTGGTACACAGGGACATTGTTGAATACGTACTTGGTTGGGTTCTTCCTTCCCTTCTTTCCACGAAAGTCCATGTAGATATCCCCCACCATAGTTTCTGGGTTAAAGAAGTACTGGACAAAAGTAAAGCGAGTACTATCTTGTCCGTTGGTTCGTTCACCCAGCATGTCATCAGTTGCGTTATCCACGCCACCACTGTTGGCTACCCAAGGGTCAAAGCACTCTTCTCGGTTAAACAAGTTTTCTTTTGTTTGTTCATCAGAAAGGGCAAACGCCTGTAAAGAGTCCTTGATTCTTGCTTTACCAGCGTTTCCTAAACCTCGTGCTCTAGCCATACCCTAATTATAGATTACTTCCCTAAGAAGTAGTTTATTACCTTTGTTCCCGTACAGCCCTTGCAATTCCTTCTTCAAGGGATATCTTTGGGGTGTAGAAAGAAAGCATTTTCGTAGGGTCGCAAACACGATATTGAACACCTTCTGGTGCTCCAATTATTCTTTCAAACTCAGGAGAGTAACCGCATTCAGTTGCTACTAAAGTTGCCAAGTCATTAAATGAGGTAACTCGCCCAAGCCCTAAGTTTACTGGACCTTGTATGTCTTGTTGTACGGCTTCTAATGTTGCCGCAACAACGTCTTCCATGTGTATAAAATCTCTTACTTGGTTTCCTGAACCCCAAATTTTAAATGGATTTGCTTGCTCTACACCACGTTTAATAAAAGATGGGAAAGGGTAGTCAAGCGACTGGTCTTCTCCGTATCCAGAAAACGGTCTGAACACATGGACTCTTAGCCCTTCTTTTTCTGCATAACTTGCAAGCATCTCTCCAGTTAGTTTTGCCCAACCGTATGTGTAGTCAGGAGATTGAATGTTGTTTAAATCAATATCCGACTCAGTTAGGTGGTGCGTAGAACCATAATCTTGTAACTTTATTGGATAAGCAGCCGAAGAAGAATAATAAATAATCTTTCCTGGTTTTGTTCTTAACGCCCACTGAAACAATTCAGAATCAATTGCGAGGTCTACTGCGACAGATAGTGGCTCGCCCTCTATGGTCGCCCTTCCTCCAACAATTGCCGCTAAGTGAACAACGAGGTCAAAGTGTGTTTCATCTGTTGCAAAAAACTTACGAGCATCTATTCCGTTTTTTATGTCTACACCTGTGATGTCGTGACCATCAAGCGCTTTGTGGAAATATCCCCCAACAAACCCTGCATCGCCAGTAATAAGAATTTTCATTTACATCCCCACATTCCATATATGTATGGTTCGCCAAATACTGTTGTATCCAACATAACAAAAACATCTGGAGTCCAGCCAGCATTCTTCAGAAGAGTTTCAACATCTTGCCTGCCCCAGGCCCAATAGTGCTCTTCATTTGTGTCATACCAAGCATCAATTGGGGTTGAAAGGACCAATGTTTGTGATTTACTTCTTATTAAGTTTAGGACTGAACTTGGGTCTTCAACATGCTCAATGCTTTCTGAACAAATATACAAGTCAACATTGTCAATCTTTGGCAAATTAACTTCAAGAGGCCCAGAGTATTCATGACCCTTTGCATAATCTCCAAGTATTGTTTTTTTGATGCCTAGCGCTTTAGCGATTGCACCATTGCCGCAACTCAGGTCAGCAACTGATTCCGCCTTTGCCTGGTAAGCCATGTCTTTAGCGAGTTGTATTGTTGTATTTACTCTGATTCCATGCCCACGCCCATATATTGCATGGTCGTGTGGTGTGGGATAGATTTCTGCTAGTTCTTTAACAGTATGGAACTCTCGTAATTTTTTTATCACCTGTGAACCGTCATGTCATGACCACGAGTTTCAATAGCACCAACCGATTCTGGGAAATGTCGTGCAATACAGTCTTCACGCACATATGTCGGAATTTTTAGATAGTGGAGTGCATCATGATGGAAGCATGGGTCGTCTGACATGTTCCTGTCCATATCCCACCTCCATCTAATTCCAGAGAATACATCTCTTGCAATAAAGATTGCTGCGGCTGATGCCATTGCATCCATCACTGGAAATGGATACTTGTCAATTACTGGACCACGCAAACCATATGTCGTAATGTATGGAGCGCAAAGAGGGTGGTTCATCTCCAACATTCTTGGAAGAATATCGTCTGGTGGCATGGTGTCAGCAGCAAGAAACAACATATGTGTGCATGCAGGATTTGACATTGCAAAATCATTTACCAAGTTCTGACCAACCGTGATGTGACGAACTCTGTTCTTGGTGCTGACTTCGGTGCGCCCATCATCTAGTGAGTATGTCCAGTATGTTCCACCAATGGCTTCAAGGCGTTCAATAAACGGTTTAAGAGGTTCTAAACCACGAGCGTCTACCTGAATTGCTGCAAAATATGTAACATCAGTCCAATTCCCGAACTGCTGATACTGCTCTTTAACCTGTTCTGCATTTCGCATCCACGAACCCCAATGGTCTTCGTTATCCATCACAAATGCATGCACTGTTGTTCCTACAACTATCATAACTCCAGTATCCTTTCCATCACTTCGTTCCAATCAAAGCCACGTTTTTCCATTGAAAATTGTTCCCTAACTACTTCGTAGTTTACCATTGCCTCATCTTTACGCATATTTGGGTCAAGTAGTTCCTTTAGGTGGTACTTCCATTCATCTGGGCTTTTGGCAATACGACCTGCCCCAGCATCTGCAAGATACTGATATTCAGGTGAATACGAAGCAATAAAAGGAACACCAGCAGCGACATACTCAAGACCTTTGATAAAAGACTTTGCGTGGTTGAACTCAACATTGTTTAGGGGAACTAAACCAATGTCTATAGGTGGAAACAACCTAGGGTAATCAAGTATTGGAGCCATCGGCATAGTTGTTGATTTCTGTCGGTAATGCCCAAGTTGTGAATACGCAAAAGGAGCATTTTCTGTGTGACCAGAATGATGAAAAGTTAAATTATGTTGTTTTAAAAACTTAGGAACGTGTGGATTAAGGCTTTCTAAGTCACTAGACCGCCAAGGTGTCGCACCAACCCAACCAACAACAGGCAATCGTTTTGCTTTATCCTTACGCATCTTCCAACGATAAATATCTATACCGTTGCGAACTAGAAACACATTCTTTCTCTTCTTTGAGTAGAAGTCGTACAAGAATGGAGTAGAAGTAATTACTGCATCGGCTTCGTCAATCATATGAAAGTAGTGGTCACGATTATTTTCTGGATTTAATTTTGGGTCTGTAGCCGCATACGCACGATTAGTTGGTTCAAGACCTTCAAAGAAATCGTCAATATCTACAACAATTTTTTGTCCCATTTTCTTTGCTATTTTTACCATGTCGGTAATTTCTTTACGCATTACCAACTTGAATACAAGAATTTCCCAACCGTGAACGGCTTTATCGTTAGCAACAATTAGCCCGTAGCCGTGTTCTTCGTGCCAGCGTGGGAAACCCATACCAACTCGCCAGCCAAACTTCTCTAACTCTTTCATAGGGAGAAAACAGCGATACCACGCACAACCGTTTGGTTGTAGTGGTTTTGTTCCGTGCGCCCAGTCGTATGTCAAAAAACCAATCGTTTTGTTACCCATGAACCTCTACTCTTCGTCTGTGTCACTACCCTTTCCAGCAACAGCAACGAAGTGTACAACAAGTCCAGCCACAGTAATCCACACGCCCCAGGTCAGGGTTTTCCCAGACAGGGTAATAAGAACCATGCCTGTTCCAGCCAATGTCCAAACTAGTCCATGCACTTCCTCAAAAAGTCTTTTCACAATTCTCCTTAGTTAGGGTCGTTTTGCCTATTTACGCTTGTCTACGGGCCTCCTAGGAGGCTCTACGTGGCTTGTGGGCTTATCGTCTACGTCTAGATACGACTGGTGCAGGCAGTATAAATGATACCGTAGTGGCGGCTACCACGACACGGCGTACCCCTACAGATACAGTAGAATCCGTAGGAACGTAATTATCAAAGCCACCTTCAAAGACGTTAATTTCTTCTTCAAAGGCTTCTTTTACCTCTGTTGGCGCATTTTGTACAGCATCAACGATTGCTTGTGCTTGTTCTTCAGTTAACTCGCCAGTGTCTACTGTGGCGAAAATCTCAGTTGCTTGGTCAGCAGTTATGTTTTCCAGAACGGCTGCGCTCGTAGCAAGTTGTGTTGCTTGGTCGCTAGAAATGTCTGTAGACAAAATGGTATCCACAACGTCTTGAACTTGCTCTTGGGTAATGTTGTCTGACTCCAAGATATTTAAAACCTCATCCAGAACCTCTGCGGTTATCTCAGTAAGGGTATCCAAGTTCTCAACCACGGCATCAACAATCTCTTGAACTTGCTCTTCTGTAATGTTGTCTGAGTTCAAAGCATCTACAACCTCGGACAAAATCTCTGGCGTAATTTCTGTAATGTTGGTCAGTTCTTCAACTACCGCATCTACTTCTTCTGCGGTAATTACGTTATCAACGACAGTATCTTCAGGGATAATTTCTTCAGGTGTAGTTGTGGTTGTGGTTTCTTCCTCAGTAGTATCAGGGTATGGTTCAGTTGTTGTTGTATCTGGCTCAATGGTCGTGGGCTCTGGCTCAGTTGTCGTGGTTGTTTCTTCGGGAAGCATCTCCTCTGGCGTGGGTTCCTCTACTACTGTCGTTGTGGTGCCTGTCGGTACTTCTACGACCTCTTCGGGAACGGCAGGGGCGATAGATGTTGTTGTGGTGCTTACTGGCATCTCCGTTGTCGTGGTACTTGGTTCTGGGACTGTTGTGGAAGTTGAAGAAGTCGTTGTCGTCTGAGGCTCAGTCGTAGATGTTGACGTTTCTAACGGCAGTGTCGTGGTCGTGCTTGATACTGTTGATGTTGTTTGGGGTACGGAAGAAGAAGTAGATGTTGTTGTAGAACTAGTGGTTGTTGTAGTTGTAGAACTAGTGGTTGTTGATTCAACAAGACCATTCCATAAAGACAAATTGCTAATTGTAAGATGCCCAGGTTGGCAGCAAGTATCTATTGAGTACTGGCGGAATGTGAACATATCACCTTCATTAACAGGTATAGATTTGGTTCCTGTTGCATTGTTCTGTTGTGTAAGCAAGGTGTACACGCCGTTAACCGCATACTGGGGTGGGTCATACACCCAACCATCATTGGTTTGATACGCCCACGTAAAATCAACTGTGTTCACATCGGCAGGGATTGTGGTTTCAATTTTGACCCAATGTGCTCCGCCACAAGGAGAACCTTGTGGTGCTAGTTGGTTATCAGGACCGTGCAAGGTAATACTGCTACCAGAAACTTCAATGTACCCACCACAGTTTTGAGATTGACTGTATGTCCAGTTTCCAAGAGCATCTGCCTTAACAGAAGTAACTGGTGCAAACCAAGCCAGAAGCGCTACAGGGAGGTAAAACCAAAATCCTTTGCGTAGTTTAGGCACGACCCATTATAGCCGTTAGGTGAGATTTTGAATTTGCCTTTGGTGGTCTGGCAATGCTTGATGTACAAAAGTGCCGTAAGCACTGATTGCTTGTAAGTACGCATACACACGTTGGTAGTTGTAGTAAATATTATGTTCTAGTGCGTCAACTACTTCTGCCAAAACTTCTTTTGTTGTTTGAAGGATGTGCTCTTTCATTACATCAACAAATTCTGGGTGTTCCTCCACCAACTCAAAAAGGTCTGGAAAATCTTGAAGTGTGTAAACGGAATTATTATAAGTAATGACAGGACCAATATTGCTTACATTAATTTTAAAAGACATGTTCTACCACTTTCCAATTGGGCATGTTTGTGATTCAAGCCTAGTCTTTATTTTCATAAAGCAACCACATTCTTTACATTGAAATGTTGGTTTAAAAAGACGATCACAATTTCTACAGATTTCTAAACGCTTTTTTGTTAGTTCTTCGCTCATGCAGGCCAGTATACAACCGTTTCTACGGTTGTTGCTTGCGTACCAGAGGCTACAGGGGCAACAATAATTCCATGTCTTGTAGTTCTAGTCGGGCTGGCTGGAGTGGTTTGTATTTGGGCTACTGTTCCGCCAGCGCTCGTTTGTGCTGTTGCGGTTATTTGTCCAGCATCATTGGTTGCTACGTTCATATAGGAAACACCAATACTATTATCAGTGGTTGCCCCAAACCCTGAAGTGGCTACTTGTGAAACCACACCATTTTCCATTTTAATCAGTTTGATTGATGTGGTGTAATACGTAGTGGCGTTGTAAGTGTTTCCACCACCAGTAGCAGTACCCACACATGTTTGTTCAACATACTCTCCGCCTGTTTCTGAGTGCCACGCTAACGATGTTGGTGGAATGAGGGGGCAAGCGGTATACCCTGAGTAACATTTATTTCCTACAAGACCACCACCAGGTCCACAAGGTCCTGGGCATCGTGCTTCACAAGTTAAACCTGAAGGTGAACCATAGTAAACGGCGTTACCTTTGAACGTGGTGTAATAACAACAACCGTTAGTGCCAAGTAAATACCCAGTTTGTGCGCCGCAGTAATAACCGCCTGCGTCATATCCACCACATATGAATACCCCAATATATTGAGTTCTGTCTGGTCCACAAGTACCACCAACGATTGGTGTGGTGTAACTACAGTCGTAGTTGTAGTTATACGAATACGGTGTTACGTAGCAAGTCCCATCCCCGTTATTAACGTCACCAGCACTACACCCAAATGAAGATGTTTTTTCGGAAACTACTGCCCACCAGTTTTCTGAGTCTTTTACCCAAAAAGCAACACCCCATCCACCTGCTAATTCTCCGTAGTCAGCCCTAATACTTACATTCTTTGTGTTTGCGTTAAACGTAGTAAGTGGGTATGTATTAGCGGCTGAATACGTAGCGGCTTTATTAGATTGAATGCTCCAAGAGCCTCTGATATTTGACCACTTTGAAGGCAACGAGGAGCCGTTAGAACCTACAAACGCATCCGCAAATGTTGGGAGAATGCCAGATGTGGAGGCAACAATGCCAGTAATCATGGATTAACTCGTGATGTTTCCGATAAGGACCCATGTGTTGGCTGCGGTCTTAATCAAAGTAGCGGCTGCGTACTGACCGTTTAGTTTATATTTGTTGCTCTCCGCAAAAAGCGTGGCGTTGCCAGCAGAAACTGTCACTACGTTTGCCGCCGAGCCAGTCTGTAGAATATCTACACGGTCACCAATGCCAAAGTTTGCTTCACTATCGTTAGGTACAGAAATTGTCCACGCACCCGTAATTAATAGAATCTTTCCCAAGTCATTAAGAGTAAGAACTCTAGTCCCTGTGAAATCCTCAACTTGTGAGTTAAACCCAACCAAGTTCCTACTAGCGGTGTTTTCAGAAAGGCGAGAAATCACGAAATTTCTGCCCCGAACAACGAGAACGAAAGGTTGGCGCTTGACGCATAGACAGTCACTACGTCAGTAGTTGCCAATGTCAAACCAACACTCAAAGTGACGGTGTCTTTTGCCAAGATGTTGGCATCATAAATCATGTAGTGCTGGTTAGCAATAGTTGCACCAACAGGGCGTACAGCCACACGATAGGTGGCTGCCGTTGTTCCACGGTTACACACGGACAGCGTTGAAGCCACTACTGATTTCCCAGCACCTACGGTGAGAAGGTCGGTATTGGTAGTCGCTGATGGTGCTGATTGGGCAAGAACTTTATATGCTTGGGCCACGGGTGCTCCTTAGAAGTCTGTAATGACCCCCATTTTACCATCAATCTTATAAAAAGTGCTTGAGGATAGCCGTGGTTGCTAGAACCACCCAACAAAGATTGAACCAAATGATTGTTGGCATGGTCTTGATTGTTGATGTGACAATCAAAGCGATGCTTGACGCAAGAGCAAAAAGGTACATCCACCACCATTGTTTATCAAAGATAAGACCTGGAACAATGATTGAAATCTTGGTCATAAAAGCCCAAGCCTCAATAATGTTCACCTTTGTCCAATAATCTCGGTCACCCCAACGGCGTGTTACCTGCATAATTTCTGATGGTTTTAACATGGCTTTATCCTACTTGCTCATTGACAATCCTGCTCTAGGGGTCAGGGAAATAACCTCATGGTTTACTGTTGCTGGGACATAGATAAGGTCCCCAGGTTCTAGCGTGTAATCACCATAATCCGTAATCCATTTTGTTGAACCCTGGCATTGCCAAAAATAAACATCTTCCGTATCGTTATGTTTACCGAATCCGTGGTTTCCTTTTGCCGTAGACACGTAAACATGAGCCACAGTTAAGCCTAGGGTTTCCAAAACCGCTTCTGCGGACTTCATGGTGTGTCCATCTACGGTTGTCGTAAAGCACCCCCCAATGCGGCGAAACGAACCACCAGATTCTTTTGACGCTTCAATATTTTCGTTTATCTCATCCCATGTTGGGGTAGGAAAATAAAACCCTTTTGTAAAGATCACCATTTTCCCATACTAGCGCTAGTATCTGGTCATGGACAAAAAAGAACCATTTCATGTAGTTGTGCGAGATAGAAGTTGCGGAACATGCACAAAATGTTGTGAGGGTTACCTAGCAGGGGAAATCCAGGGGATACCTTTCTACGAAGGAAAACCCTGTCATTTTGTGGACATTGGTTCTGGATGTTCTATTTATGAAGACAGACCAGAAGAACCTTGTAAGGCATTCAAGTGCTTATGGTTATCTGACCCAAACTACCCAGAATGGTTGAAACCAAATATTAGTAATGTCATGTTTGTTGACAGGTACATTGGTCCACATCCTTATGTTTTTGCTAAAGAGGCTGGCGGGAAAATGGATGCCAGGACATTATCTTGGGCAATAAACTACATGTCATTCAATAAGTTTAATTTTGCTTGGCAATATGACGGTGGGTGGAACGCAATAGGTACTGACGAGTTTGTTAAAGCCTATTTTGAAAATGAGCGATATTATGCCCCAAACGGAAAAGTTGAGAATCGCTAGATTGTTAGTTCAAGGAAATCAAAATTAAAAGCAATTACTGTCTTTCTTTTCTTTGAGTTATTCACTGGGGAGCGATGTATCAGGGATGCTGGAAATAGCACAACGTCACCTTCGGATACGTTGAATCTTCTCACGATTGACGTATCAAACGGTTCAACAAACTCCGTCACACATTCCTGGTCTGGGAGTTCTAAATAATAAATACCAGAAAAGTTTGAACCAGCGTGATTGTGCCAATGGTGGTAGTCGCCACTCTCATATTGTTGGAACCAAACACCACGCATTTCAAGTGTTTTATGCAGTATTGAATCTGGGAGACTAGCCATGAAACCATTAATGTATTCACAAAACAGAGATGACCACGGTCTTTCCTCTTCCAGCAATGAGAAATCATATCTAGAGATTCGTTCTAAGTTATTAGATGGGTCTTTCTTTGATTCAAAGTCAGCAGACTCTATGAGGCTTAACATAACTGGTTTTAGAGAGTCATGGTTTGGCATTTTTCTAACCATGTATGAACCGTGATATTGGTGTTTTGTTACAAAATCAGACATTGTTCCTCTTTTACACGTATTTTTGGTAGGTATTCATTGACTTGTGTAAGTACTTTTTTATCATTTTATTTTCACGTTTTTTGTAAGCGGTATGGTATTCCTCTGTACGAAGTGGGCTTACCCCTGTATTATTAAAAAACCAATGATCTGGTTCAGCATAGTGTGCAATAAATACTTCTACATAATCGTTATAGTTTTCTTTAGGAAACTCTGGCCTCCAGTGTAACTGCTTTACACCATTATACAAAAGAGCATCCCTGTCCCCCCATGTATATTCTTTTCCGTTTACGTACATAGGCCATGAGACAGTTGATTTGAGTTGTATATCAATTGTGTATGTGCAGGCATTGTCGTCTAGATGTGGTGGCAAATTTGGAACGCCGTACTGTGGAGAGTACCGAAACCATTTAAAATAAGATGGTAATGCTGTACTAGAAAAGTTATCAACAACAATTTTATTTAATGTTTCGTATATTTCAAAAGGTAAAGATTCTCCATCAACAAATGTTGCTCTTGGGTCTGCACTTTTTCTTCCAACTGCGTTATTAAAATGGTTCTTTTTTTGTGGATGTGTGTTGATGTACTCAAGTATCACGCTCTGTTGCTGTTCAGAGATGACGTTTTTTAAAACTTTTGGTTTTTTTACCCTTTTCATATAACTAATGAAGGTTTGCACTCAAACTGGATTGGTTTATGCGGTGGTTCGTGGCAATCAATGAATGTACTAATCATCCATTTATCTCCAGAAATTGGAACTCTACCGACATGTGGGTGTGTCCAATACGCTGGAAATATTGATATGTCCCCTACAGATGCTGGAATAACAATATTGTGTGATGGGAATCCAGTCCCACCACCTACATCAACTGTGTTTAGGTACATGACAACACCAAGAACACGCAAATTAATAGGGTTTGAGGACCAAGGGTCACCATCAGTATGTGACCTGTAAAACCCATCTCTTGGGGAGTACCTTTGGAGTCTATAACCAGTGTCTTTTAAATCAACATGAAACAACTCAACGTATTCCTGAACGTACAATGCTAAAGCAGAATAAAGACCAACAGTTACTGCATCTTCACATTTAGTAAATACTGAACTGTTAATACCAAAAGAATCAACAACTGACTTTGAAAAAGAAAAGTCCATAGTGTTTTTTATTTTTGGGTTAAGCCCACCAAGTGTTGGCCCTGGTGAAAAAAGAGTTTCAAAGTTTTCAAGGCACTTAGTGACTAACTCAGAACATACGTTTTCTGGTATTGCATTTTTAACTACAGCAATAGCAGAAGATTTTCCAGCAGGGAATTCTATCCTCATTTGATTATCCGTCATGGTATGAATACTAGCGCCGAATCAACGAGATTTCCACCCTTCAAAATTTGGATTAAAAACTCTCCAGATTCTTCTGGAGTAAACGAACCTATTAGAGAATGTTTGTCCCGTAAAAATGAGTAATAAACACATTCTTTATCCCCGTTAGTCACGACTAACTTGCAGTTTTCTACGGTTTCAAAATCGTTCAAATAATCAAACAATATTGGAAATGCGTGGTTAACTTCATCGGGTATATGCATCATAAACCCGTTGTTAACGGGAACTACTACTACACATGGTTTTGACCTATCAAACTCAATAGATTTTGTTTTTTCCGAATCACCTATTTGGATTGGAAGGCTCCACTCCTTGGCAAGTTCCTCTGCTTCTTCTAGTTGTTCTTCAGATTGGCAATAAACAATCCTATCCATTTTTGTTTTCCTTACGCAGTTTTGTATCTATCTTATTTTGTTCTGCTTTGTACTTTCCATGAAAATCTTCGTTTCTCCACGCACCATCAAATCCAAGATTATCAAGGAGCGCATACATGGATGAATCTCCTCGTTTTAATGTTGATTTCTTTGTAGTGTCCTCACGTTTGAATGGGATTACGTGGTACAGAGGGGTTCCTTCTTTAATTACAAACTCGTTATCAACTTTTATATTCAAAACTATGTTTGCATGATGGTAATAGTCAGTATTGACAACTCCAGCCATAACTTGGTAATTTTGGTTTGGTTCCCATTGAGGACCTATAAGCAATGATGAGTAGCCTGGTGCTGTCTTAATAAGCCAAGGATTTAGCAATTTTACATAATTAGATGTTTTTAATTTTCTATCGTTTGCCATTGGACACTCACCAGTTTGGGCAAAATTAAACTGATTTTGAGCAACACCCTCGTCTGAAAAGTACTGTTTTTTTTCTTCTTCTGTAAGTACGCCCGTTTCCAATACAGTACTACTGGAGTGGTTGTATTTAGTATCCCATGTAGCATTTAACTTGCTTATAGGTGGTCGTATGGATATTTCTGCCCACATAGGTATTGTATACCCAGAACGCAAAAAATCTGATAGACCAGAACACGTACGAAGACTTGCATCTCCCTTTTGTAGTTTTTCATACCACTCTGCAAATTTTGTATTGCTTGCATAAGCGGAAATTGATGGATGATAAAAATGATTTGTTGGTGGTACCATCAAAACTTCATTTGGTTTAATTTCTGGTATTTGCTCCCAGGTATCTGCTTTTACTAGCCCATCTTCATTATTTTTGATTTTTGAAAATAGACGCATGTGGAACTCTCTTTCGTTGTAGTGTCATTGACCTTAGTGACGTATAGTGTTGAATTATTGGTTCTCTTGATTGATAAGCATCTAGACCCATAGATGCTACTTCTTTTGGTATTAACCCCTGCCCTTGTGCAACGTGCCACAAATGAGGAGTAGCAAATAACTCATAACCAAACCTAGGAATATCAGTGTCTAATGGTACTCGTTCTTTCCACAATTCAAGAAGAAAACTCAGTGTATCTGGAATTTTTGCGTTTTTCTGAGCAACCCACATAGCCGAATCTTCTCTATCTGATATGTAGTGCAATGAAATCATAGTCAGGATGTTATCCATTAAAGAATCAAAGGTTTTTCTGTAATGTTCAACCTGGGCTACTGACGAAGGTCCAAATGTTGGCAAAATTGCACAAATCATTCTTGCCTGTTGAATTGAGGTTGAAATTGATGTTGCCTCAAGTGGTTCTACAAAGGAGGAAGCAAGACCAACGGAAGCACAGTTGAACTCAAAGGAGTGTTTAAAATACCCAGATTTGTATCTGATTATTCTTGCTGGGGTTATTTCCCTACCATATGCTTCAGAGAGTTCTTTAACGGCCTGATCGTCTGAGCAAAAATCAGATGCAAAGATATAACCATTTCCTCTGCGTTCTTGAGTTGGTATCTCAAACACCCAGCCATTTGCTAACGCTCGTGCTCTTGTGTATGGTCGGATTTCCCCAGACTCGTCTGGTGGTGTTGGAAATACTGCAGCAGAGTCAGTGGGCAAATAGTCTCTGTACGAAATAAAAGTATCTTCTTTAACTAGTTGTGACATCAACATACGTTTAAACCCAGTTGCATCAATATAGAAATCTGCGGCAATGTTTAAACCAGTGTCTGTTGAAATTGATGTAATAAACCCGTTTTCTGGGTTTCTTTCAATTTTTTCAACAATTCCTTCATGCAACTCAACCCCTCTATCCTGAGCAAGTCGTTTGAGGTAATTGTTTAGTTTGAAAGTGTCAAAATGAAATTGATTTGTTGTGTTGTGTTGTTGATGTGGGTCTTCCGTTTGGATAACCTCGTTATCCCATAGATGATCTGAGTTTACGGCTGCTGTGAGAGGCCACCCGTTTTCAAGTGCAAATGCATAGTTTGAGTAATAGTCGTTTGGCCCAAAGCCACCCTCTGAAACGCTATGAAAATAGTCTGGTGTATGATTTGTCCAGTTTTCAAACCTGATTCCGTATTTGTGCGTTGCAGCGCATTCACGAACCATTTCATTAACATCTATACCGTGTGGGGTAGTAAAGAACTGTTTCCAGTGCTCTGTTGAGCCTTCCCCAACGCCAATTATTCCTATCTTTGCTGAAGATACAACTGTTAATTTGTAGTGTGGAAAAAAACCACGGGCCATTATCGCAGTAAGTAATCCAGCAGTACCAGAACCAACTATACAAACATGTTTTTGCATGTACTACCTAAACCAAGAAACAATTGAATACTTTACTTCCTCGCTGTTTTCTCCAACAGGGTTAGCGTAATGGAAATACGGAAAGTTACTTGGGAACAAAACTACAGAACCAGCCTTTGGTTTTACTGTCACATTAAGCAACGGGAATGTAAGTTCTCCACCATCACTAACGTCATTTACAAATCCAACAAGACTAAATACTCTCCCGTTATCTTGGTGGTGGTCAACATGGCCCCGATATTCAGCGCCAGAACCATACTTAAGAATTCTGTAACCTTCGTTTGTTGATACTTCAATATTGAATGAATTTCTGTAATGCCAAATAACTTTTTCTAATTGTTCAGTAATATCTTGTGCGGATTTAGCCAAAGGTATTACTCTTTCAACTTGGATATTGTCAACTGGAGACATTAATGGAGAAAGTTCACAACCTTGTGAAGAACGGTACGAACTTGTTGTTGCGGTGCTTTCTCCGCCAGTTTGCGACCTAAACCATTGGACATATCCCCAATCTTGTTTACATTCTCCTTCTAAAAGTTCTATAAAGTTTGATGGTTTAAAAGCATTCTCATACACGTATATACATGTACCAAGTTCAATTGGTTTCATTTTGTTAGTCTTTCGTTAGGAATCTATGTCTTTGATTATAGTCACGTTTGAGTTGGGTATGTGCGTAGAAATGTTTCTTGTGAAAACAACAAGGGTTCCAGGGGCTCCAGGGTTTCCACTAGCGCCAGGGTTTCCAGGGTTTCCAGAGTTTGCTGTCCCACCAGTACCACCTGGGTAGGTAGGGTTGTGATTTGCTACGGTTCCTGGGGTATGACCAGTGACGTTGTGGGTATTGGCGTTATGACCACTGACATTGTGGGTATTAGCGTTATGATTAGCGACATCGTGGTGATTAGCGTTATGACCACTGACGTGGAAGTGGTTTGCATGGTGTCCATCTTGTGCAGCAACATGTTTTGTGTGTGAGTGACCTTTATGCGTTGGGTGACCAGCGTTATGCGCTGCGTTTCCTGCAGTATGGGCTGCTGGTCTATGGTGCGCTGGGTTATGGGTTTTTGGGGGAGTTGCACGAATAACGGTTGAAGCGTTATGAAGCGCTCCAAGGAAATGACTAGGGTTATGGTATGGGTTTCCAGGAACTGTATGTGGGTGTTGGTGGTTTGGGTTTGAATATGGATGATTTGAAGCAGCAATATGCCACGCAATTGCTCCGCCTTCTGCATGATTTGCATAAGCCCCACTACCAGAATCATGGTGGTTTGCAGTAGCCCCACTACCAGAATCTGAATGGTTTGCAGTAGCCCCAGTACCAGCATCCGTATGGTTTGCAGTCGCTGGGTTTAAGTTTGCAGTACCAGCAACTGTTGTTCCAGCATTTCCTGCTACTCCAGCATTTCCAGAAGTGCCAGAAGTACCCGATGCTCCAGTAGTTCCCTCGCTCACAAAAGTTCCACTCCCAGTAATGTTGTTTGCAACAATAACCACTGAACCACCTGCTTGACCAAACGACCCACCAGTTCCCTTTAATCCCTTTGTCCCAGCAGTTCCAGCGTTTCCAGCAGTTGCGCCGCCTGCTGGTGAAGGAGCCGCTCCGCCTGGATTTGCAGTTCCGTCTGCTCCGTCTGCTCCGTCAGAACCAGCAGTTCCTTTTGTTCCAGGATACCAACGCTTAACTTGCAACCCAGTTTGACGTACTCCATAAATAAGTGAGTCGTAATCATCAATAGAAGCAATAGATGCAATGCTTCCGTCAATAGCATCGGCAGAATTGTATCCAGCAGTCCCGTCATCACGAGTCATCACGCTTCCAGCAAGAACAGACGTTGTCTGCGAGGTTCCGCTTGGCATACCTACTGTGCCACTGTTAGCAAGCGTTCCTTTTACAAATATCTTAAATCCGTTTGTGAATAACGTAATTCCGCTATTTACAGTCAGGTTGTTGTAGTACATATCTCTAGAAATAGTTTGATTAGTAGATATGACAACATTACCGTCAGCACCGTTTCCAAATAATTTTAACGCTCTGTCGTTTTGAGCAGTCTTGTTTGAAGGTTTGTTGAGTCTAATTTTTTTCATTATCCAACCTGCATGTAATAGACAGTTCCACTAGCACAGCCAGTACCCCCAGTTACGTCTGTTGATACTGCTGCATTTAAACTTGAATCAGAAGAGATAATTAAGACTACACCACCGCCACCGCCACCTGCTCCTGGAGTTCCAGGGGCAGAAATGTAAGCAGTGCCTGAAGTTACTGTAATGTACCTAGCAACGACCATAACAACGCCACCACCTGCGCCAGCAGTTCCACCAGCGCCACCACGAAGAAATGTCGGGGTTGGACTAGCGGCAGATACCGCCCATCCTTTAACTGCTTGGAGTGGTTGTTGGTAATAGATAGAACTACCAAGGGCTGCTGTTGGGGCAGTGGCGGTTTGTGAGGCACTAGCACCACCAAGACTGTGAGTAACTGATGCCGATGTACCCCCACCTTGTCCTAACGTGCCAGCAGTAGAATAACCAGTCGTATAACCGATTCTTGCTCCAGGACCAAGTGTTAGGACATTACGAACAAACAACCTATAGCCGTTTGTTGACACGGTAATACCACCAGCAATAGTTAGGTTTGTATAAAACTTGTCCTCAGTCAAAGAAGTGTTAGCGGAAATTGTTGCATCACCGTCTGAGCCAGAACTGTAAATAGGGTCAGGAACATTAATGTAATCAACTACATCAGTCCATGTACTTGAGATTGTAGATGTACTTTCCGCAGTTGATATTGTCGTTCCATTTAAGCGAACGAACGATGCCATTACGACTCCTCAATACCAGTAAGGATAATATTTACTGCTGAGTTAGTACTTGCCGAACCAATGATTTGGTCGCTATTTGTAGCGTTTGCAGTGCTTCCGTTGTTGTTTAACACCAAAGATGTTGAAATGGTTACAGTTTCGTTTGCTGCTAAAGAAAGAACATTTAAGAAGTTTTGTGACGAAGCCTGAGCCACGTTGAGGGGTTTTAGCACCAAAGTAACTGTTACAGCACTACCAGTGGTGTTACATAGCAAGATTTGCTTGATGATTGTGGTAGTACTGATTGGCGTGGTGTACAGCACCGTTGATGTTGTCGTAGTCAACTGGGTTGGCCCAGAAAGACGTTTTTGGGTGACTGGCATTACATAACCTCCATATAGAATCTTATTAAGTTATCACGAACTACATTACTATCTACCCAGGCAGTACCATTCCACAGTAACACTTCTCCAGTTGTAGGAGATGGGGCCGCCACATTACCAATATCGTCAAGAGCATTGATAGTAGGAATGCTGTCTGCAACCCATGCTGTTCCATTCCACTTAAGGAACTGACCACTTGATGGAGTTGCTGCCGAAACATCACCAATGTCATCAAGCGCATTAATTGTTGGTATTGCTGCTGGAACCCAGGCAGAAGAAGCAGAAACATACTTTAGGAAGTTTCCGTCTGCTGGTGATGGGACAGTAACATTGGACAGGTTATCCAGTGTTGCATTTAACGACACCGAAGCAGAAGAACCTTCACCTGGCGTATGTGAAACCGTAAGCCCAGTACCAGCAGTAATGTCTGACATATAGTTGCCAGTGGTTTGCGTACCAAGAGCAACAGTGTTATTTGGGAGAGTTACTGTTCCTGTAAATGTTGGCGAATTTAAGTTTGCTTTAAGGTCAAGTGCTGTTTGTTGTGCAGTAGAAACTGGTTTTGCCGTGTCTGCGGTATTATCAACGGAACCAAGACCAACCATTGTTGCCGTAACACCAGAAACTGTTCCAGTAAAAGTTGGGGAAGCAATTGGTGCTTTAGTGTCAATCTGTGTTTGGATTGCAGATGTCACGCCATTCAGGTAACCAATTTCCGTATCGGAAACATCTGTTACTCGTGCTTGAATCGTTGTGGTATCAACTGACAGCACATTGGATACTAGATTGATTCCACTCCCGTTAGTTATTGTTTGTGCGGCGTTAAACGGGGCGTATGTGATGTTGTCAGTTCCAATAACAATTGGATTTGTAGCACTGTTATTTATATATCCGTACCCAGCGTTGGTGTTTCCACCCATAACAAAGCAGAAGTCTCCAGTAGCCAGTTCTCCAGACGGGTTATTGTCAGCGTCTGTTGCTCTTGTGACTACCCAAGGGGCGCTTACGCTACCGACTGCCGTAATGGTATAAATACCATTTTCTTTTGAATCGGTCTGCGACTTAACAAGAATTCTGTTTCCAACAACAACTGAGGCTCCATCAATAGTTCCAATTGAACCGTTTGTTGCTTTTGTAATTGTTGCACCAACACCGCTAGTTCCATTGTCATATGTGCCAGCGAGGTTGCCAATTGTTGCTGCAACTACTGCTGCATGAAAATTGATTCCAGCAGTCACATTATCTACATATTGTTTAGTAACTGCCTGAAGCGCTGATGATGGGTCTGCAGCAAGTGTCACCGTTCCAGTTGCAGTAATGTTTGCAAAAGTTACTGATGCACTTGTCCCAACTGCCTGCCCAATGGCTACAGTCGGAGTTGCTGTTTCCCCAGAGTTATTGGTAAGGGTTACACCCGTTCCAGCAACAAGAGATGCAACGTAATCACCAGTAGTCTTTGTTCCAAGAGCAACTGTGTTGTCTGGAAGAGTTACAACACCAGTAAAAGTTGGTGAAGCACTTGGGGCCTTAGTATCAATCTGTGTCTGAATAGCAGAAGTGACTCCGTCTAAGTAGCCAATTTCCGTATCGGTTACGTTAGCAACACGTTCTTGGATAACTGAGGTATTAACGGCAATTGCGCCTGTTCCGTCTGTATAAGTAAGACCAGTACCAACAGCGTTTCCAATAGCGTCTTGTGCTCGCTCGTCAGTAAAGTAAAGGGATGTTCCTTCGGCAATATCTGTCGTGGTTAAACCATCAGCGTAAGCAACAGCGTTAGTATATGCAGTTGATGCTGCACCAATAGCATCATATGTTGCTGAAGCAGCATTAATTGCACGTAAATTAGTAAAATAACGGTTAGTTCCTTCTGGGACAGACGTTGTTGTTAGAGCAGAAAAACGACCATCGGTATAGATAGTTGATTGACTAACTGCGCTAATTGTCGCAACAGAGGCACTTCCTACATGGTCATATGATGATATGGTTGCATCAATGGCCCGTTGATTTGTAAAGTATAGATTTGTATTTTCTGCAATGTCTGCCGTTGTAAGAACATCAATTGCTTCGTAAAGCGATTCTACTTCTCCCATTAGGGATGCTTGTATGGCATTTCCTGTTCCATATGCATCGTAAGCACTTGCACTTACTGCAATAGTGGGGGTGGAACCTTCACCTGAATTGTTTGTAATGGTCAGACCAGTACCAGCAACTAGTGACTCAACATAGTTACCAATGGTGTCAGTAGCAAGGTTTATGGCATCGTTATACCAAACAGATGAGGAGTTGTTATAACGGAGAAAATCACCTGCGGCTGCTCCCGTAATAGTTACATCAAGTAACTCTGCAAGTTTTGTGTCTTCATAAACAAAATAGTCAGTGCTGGACCAGTTAGCGCCAGTACCAATCTTCATCCTGCCACTGTCTGTTTCGTAGCAAAGTTCACCAGCAAGAAGTGCTGGGTTAGCACTAGTCCAGTTTGCTGCAGTATCTCTACGTATTTGGATTCTAGAAGCCATTAGCATTTCCTCCGTCAATTGGTGACATATCAAAGGTACTACTTGCTGTACCACCGTCTAAATAGCCTGAAAAACCACCACCACCAATGTTGTCTTGGTTTACCCAGTTTGTGCCGTTATATGCAAGAACTTGCCCGTTAGCAGCAGTTGTAATAATAACATCTGATAGATCATCAATGGAGCCAACGGTGCTGGCAACACCTGGAATAAACTTAGTACCGTTAAACTTAAGTACTTGGTTGGTTGTAGCACCAGTTGGGTCAATTTCAATGTTGTCTACGTAGAGGATTGGCGCTTTGAAAGTGTCGTCTGTTTTAAGAACATTGGCAGAATCACGGTATAGGTTTACATCGCCAACAGCAGAACCATCTCCCCAAGTAAGTCGCCCACCTGCTTCAACTTTTAAGCGAGCATATGTATCTTGGTCAACATAGACAGTTACAGCGTCAGAACCAGCAGATGATAATTGCTTAACGGTAATAGGTACTGTAAATTTTTGTGCCACGACCTCAATCGCTTTCTATGTTGTGACTCCTCAGAGTCTGTTTGACTATCAGCCAGTTACAACAATGGTGTAGTCGTTAGCCGAAATAGTTCCGTACAAGACAACTGACACGGTGTCTGCGTTGGCACGGGTTACGTCACCAATTACCGTAGCACCAGTTGCTACTTCATAAACTTGTACAAGCACATCAGACGTGTTGAAAAGGTGACTCACTGTTGTCGTGGAAACTCCAGTAGAAGAAGCCGCACAACCCTGCTTGGCAACACGAGCAAGTTTTGAAGCACTTGTTGTGGCAGTTCCAGCACTTGTCTTAATACCAAGGTTTGTGCGAGCACCAGCAGCGTCTGAAGCGCCAGTACCACCGTCTGCAACGGCAACGTCTGTACCGTTCCAAACACCTGTGGTGATTGTACCGAGCGTGGTGATTGAGGACTGACCAACGTAAGTTGATGCAATGTCAATCGCATCAGCCGTAATTGCCGTGCGGTTTGCTGTGACGTTGACATTGATAGTGTTTCCGTCTTTTGAAAGACCATCACCTGAAGTGAATGAGCCAGCGCCAGAGAACTGAGTCCAAGCAATTGCGGTTGAATCAATGGTGATTGTTCCATTGGTGGATACAATAAATCCCTTGTCAGAGTTGGCTGAACCTTCTTCAACGAAGGTAAATGTTCCTGGCTTTAGTTCACCTGTGTCGGCTGTACCGTTAGCATCAGATGAGCGTGATGCTGCACCTGATGTTGTTGCTACGTAAATGCCGTTTTCAAGGGCAGTGCTTTGGTTCTTTACGAGAACACGATCACCAGCAACAAGTGTTACCCCGTCAATCGTGTCTCCAGCATTGAGGTCTGAAGCAAGGTTGATTGGGTCAGTTGTTGCAACTCTTACGGATTGCTTGACATCAAGACCTTGACGGGCAGCATCAACATAACCCTTAGTGGCAATGTGGTTAGAATCTGTTGGGGTAGCGACCTTTGCATTGCCGTTTCCATCACGTTTTACAAGTTTAGAAACTGTTGCATCTGAGGTTGCATCTGTGAGCATTTGCCACATTGCGGCTGGCAATAGACCAGCGCTGTCGGTGTCAGCAACATTGAGGGTAAGCGTGACAGTACCATTTGATTCTGATACGGTAAGGGCTTCAGCAATACCAGCACCACCACCAGAAACGATAGTGTGAGGGAGTGAAACAAACGCCGCACCCGTGTACACCTTAATGGTGTCGGTTGCAGTGTTGTAAATTAGGCGACCTTCAAAGTTACCCGATGAAGGGTCTGTGCCTAGTTTTTCAAAGGTGGCACTAATCAGTTGGTTCTGATTGAGGTCAATATTAGTTAGAAATTTTTGAGCCATGAAGAATCCTTACGTGAGGTAGGCGTAGCCTGAGAACGCTGATGAAAAGTTTACTACAATTTGTGAGGTGCTTGTATAACTGATTTCTCCGAATACAACCGTTTTTGCACTATCAACAATAGATACGGATGGGTAACCACCTAAAGAGTGGGTAATTGTCCATATTGTTGATGCTGTTCCTTGTGTATGCACATGGCGTGATGCCTTGGGATAAACAAGGTTAAGAACTTGGTTTGGCGAAATTCCTGTAATGCTGGCAGAAGCAGTTTCACCAGTAGTAACTGTGCCAATAGTTAGAACATTTGGGGGACCAGCAACACCAGGGTCGCTGACAACTATGTCAACGGTTGAAGAGTTTACACTTAAGTTACCAAGAGCAGATTCGTCTACATAGACAATGCTGTCATCTGGACTAAGTACAAGGGTGTAATCAGGCATACGGGTTAGTTGCCACCGAAGCGTCTACAACAATGGTTCCTGAAGCAATTCTGTCCCAATCTCCAGCGCTGTCTTGAACAAACAGGTCAAAGGTATGCCTACCTGCAGGAATAGGGTTTTTATCCGAAATATGCATTTCTAAGGTAGTCCCAGTCTTTGGGGCCAAGTAACCACGTCTGTTAGCAGTGAGGGCAATAATTGTTGCTTCGTTGGGGGCAGTTGAGTACCAACGCAAGTCAAGAGTCTTTACATTGTTAGCGTCTACTGCCTGAAGGTATGCATTAGAAACAACCTGAAGTACCCCAAGACTATCTTTCCACGTAAATGTTTTACGGAAATCCTGGTTTTGGGTCATACGGAGTTCCATTGATTGCGCCTCACTTCCATCGGTTACTGTATTATTGGCTTCTACTGCAATAACTCCACTACTAATTTTGTAGTAAACACCGTCATACTCGGCTAAAACATCATACTCTAAGTCACCAATTGGTAATTCAGCAGTTTCAGCAGCAGTAAGAGATAACATAATTTCACCAGAGCCAGTTATCTCCGCAGTAAGTTTTCTCTTAGAGTTACTAGTGGATTGTATTTGAGCCTTAACAGCAGTAGGAACCATCAACCGATGACGGGCTTTACTTTTGGTTACAAGGATACGGTAAAGGGGAAGACCCTGAGTAATGGTGTAATTAACAGTACGAGCGCCCATCTACCTATTGTACCCCAATTACTTTTTACCTTTACCTTTGCCACCAGTCTTCTTTGGGAAGTCGTGACCAATCTCAGCCATTTTTCTACGTACAAGACTTTCCATGTTTTTTACGGCACGGTGGTCTGAAGGGGTACTAGCCATGTGGACAACCCCGTCACCTTTGATGCGAAGTTGGATGTGACCGCTTTGGGTCTTGTGACCCATCACAGGGGTGCTTCCTTGCCCTACACGGGACAACATCTCACGAAAGGGCTTGTCGGTGGTCAAACTACGGACACGGTCTTCATTAAGAGCGTGTTGGTCCCAATTAAGATGCTCTTCTGTACCCATGCATAGATTGTACTACTCTCTAGGCATACGGTACGGGAGAATGTCCTCCATGCGCTTGAGGGCTTCATCAAACTCTTCTGGGGTGCTGAAGACACGGATTACGTGCATGCAAGGGTCAGCCCCATCTTCCATCTCGTTTTCTTCTTCGTCTGTGGTTGGGATACCATCGTGCATGTAACAGGTTGGATACAGACACCATTTGTTGTCAACCCCCATTGCCAACCATGTGTCAAAGTCAAGTTCTTCTTTGTTTGTCATCTTTGTTCCTTTACTTCATTACGGATAGTGTTACCTGATATTCACCATACTCTGGCTGGTCAATCGCAGTAACCATGACTGAACTAAAGCCTTGGTTGTGAGCGAGTATAACAGCCTGTTCCTTTGCGTCAAGCATCTGAGGCGTATTTATTGTGTAGGTGATTACCATATCTAAATCCTATCGTCAGTAGTCGTACTTTGAAAACTTCTTTATCTTCTTTTTTTCTTTGCGGTCATTTGAAGATTTGCGGTTTTCTTTATGAATGTGGTAATCCTCGTACGACTCATCCTCTTCATCGGGAAACTGCGAACTTAGATTATTATTTTTTTGGTTCATCTGTTTTACGGAACAACTCGGAAAGTCGCTGTTCTACACGAGCATCACGGGTTGTAACCAATTCACGGAAGCGTTGCTTACCGTATTCTCCTAAACCATTTTGAAAGTCTGTCATGTCCCCTACCATAGCAGTTTTGTTAGAACTTAAACATACTGGACCAAGGGTCCGATTTTTCCCTTGCTCTTATAGCCTTATTATGTGCTTTTGCTTTTTGTTGTCTTTCAAAGGCAGGGTCGTCACGGGTAAGTTGTTTTTTACTCAATGGTTTTGGCATTGGGTTTGCGGCGGCATTAACATTAAGTTCATCGTATGCCTCCATTCCTGGAAGGGTGTTTTGAACACCAATGCCTCTTGCTGAAACACGTTCATTATCAACGCTTAAACTTAATGAATTATCAACAGACCCAGCACCTAATCTTTCCACAAGGTCTAATGCTTCATTTTTTGCTTCCCTAACCCGTACTGGGGTGTTTGCAACATGGTGTCTGTAAAAGGCTTGCGAATAGTTAGAAACATCACCTAATCCCATTGATTCTAATTGACCATGTATTGCAGGGTTTTCATGGGTTAATTGACCTAGGTAAAGATGACGAGCAGCAGTTTGGTATTCAGGCTGTTCTTCTAGTGGTTTAACAGACCCACTTTTATTTGATTTTATTAATGCCGCCCTCTTTTTTTCTTTTATTTCCTTACCTAAACCTCCTAAGTGAGTTTTAGCAAGTTCAGTCATATCAGGTAGTGTTTCTAGAGCAGATTTACCGCCAGTTGCTACATGCAGACGAGTAGCAGCGTATAAAGCCATTTCATGCTTATCTTTCCACCCTCTAAAGTCAGCGTGATAACCACCTGTTGAATTTGCCATCCATAGGTCGTTAAACCTTCCTGGATTTTGTGCTGGGTCAAGTGTGGGCTCACGCCTTTTTGGTGTTCCACTATCCCAACCTGGTTGTTCTGCGTAGCGGTCAGTGTACGCATCAGCAGCACCTTCAAGAATTGGTGAGGTAACTGTTCTTGTTCTTCCTGACCCTTTTTCTGCTGCATTTATTTCAAGAGACTTTGCGCTTCTACGGCTTCCTGTTCTTTCTTTTGATACATCAAAATCTTCTTTATGACCCATTTCGTGGGCAAAGGAACCAGGACCAGTATTATGCGTGTCATTATTAGAACTTAATTGTATTTTGTGAGCACCAATCTCGTATCTTCCTGCTTTAACAGATGAAGATGTCATTGTTGTTGCATTAATTTTGTTAGGGTCTTTTAACCCAGCGACACTTGGGCTCATTACGTGTGTTGGCATATCCGTATTTTCGGCATAACTAACTGCAAGTTTTGAAGATGTGTTTAGCGCTTTAGAAATATCACTACGGCGTTTTTCTTGTGGGTATGTTGGGTCATCTGAGGTCATAGTCCCTGTTGCAGGGTGAAACAACATTCCTTGGGGATTTTCCCATTGTTGATAAGGGTGTACAAAATCTTGAGTTTCCCCACCACCATCAGGGGTAAAGTAGGTGTTATTGAACTGTGAACCAAGAGTAGGCATGACTAATTATAGACCAGGTAATTCTGGCTGTTCATAAACGTCACGCTTCATACCCTTCATGCTTCCTTTTCCTCGCATTGCAGAAGGGTCTGCTACTCGTGACATGTACGTTTCATGTGCTGTTTTAGCAGTTTTACCAAAACCAAGTTCATTTAGTACAGGGCGAACATGTGGCATATGTTCGTACATATGACCAAGCATTAGTTTTGTTGTTGGTATTTCAATATTGTTATAGGAATGGGAACGATTAAATAATGTGTCTCCCAATTCTTTGCGGTTTTTCATTCCTTCTATTCGCTCAGGGTGTGCTGCTACGTGAAAACGAACAGCAGAATAAAGCGCTCGTTCTTCTGCATTCCACCTACCAAAGGTAGACGAATACCCAGTCGTACTAATATCTTTTGCACGTAGTTGTGGGTTAGTCAAATGCTTTTCAAATTGACCAGAATAGTGATGCGCCCTGTCGGATAAAGAATCTGCATACCCTTCACTAACTGGGTCATAGATGGCTATATCTATCCCACGCCTACCTTTACTGAAGATGTCTCTTTGGTTCTCATCTCCATAAGGTTCTGTTGTGTGACCCAACTCGTGAGCAAGGGTATTAGCGTTGGCTTCGTACCCGCTTATGTTAGTACTGTGCTTATACGTGATTTTAGGTGGTTTTGTTGTATCTGGCTCATACCGTGAATGCCATGTTTGGTAGGTATACCCAAAACCAAAGTTTTCTGGCAAGTAACCACTTTCAATTTCAATCTTTTTACCAACTGCGTGTTTTTTACCACTCTCTCCTTTAGTCGGGTACACGTTTGGTCGGTAGTTATTGTCTTTCAACCAATCCATTGCTTCAATCTCAGATACACCAAACCCACCATTAACACTTTCAATATGGTCAAATGGTTTACCTTGAATCGTGTGTCCCTCATCATTTGTCCAATGGACATCTTTTTCACCAACAAGTGAATGAATATCCCCAGGGTGTTGAACTTTCTTTCTGTATTGTGACCAAAAATTCTTATTTGGAATAGGTTTGTCAGATGGTTCGTGTGTTGATATTTCTTCTACAACATCTGTTTTCCTTTGGCGAACCCCAACAACAATTTCGTCACCACCACGTGCATTTGCCCAACCTGCATTCCATTCGGTTGGTTTAGTGGTAACACCTTTACCTTGTTCATACATATGTGTTGGTATATCTAAATTATTTGCTGCGTTTGCAAGTGCTACATTTTTTTCGTACCTAGTCTTAGTATCACCATAATTTGGTAAATTCTTGCGATAAGGTTTTTTAGCCACAAACCGTTCATGGGAACTATTGTAAGCATCTATTTCTTTGTTTTTTTGTATTCTGGCATCTGCTTGCTGTTGAAGTTCATCCATGCCCATTAGACGCAATGTTTTGTTAATAGCGCCCATTCGTTGCTCAGTAGGAATAGTTGGGTCGTCTTTTAGCCCCGTATAAGAGTGTGGGCTAAACAACATCCCTTGTGGACTATCAGATGTACCAAAACCATCAGCAATTTGAGGAGTACGTTGTTCTTTTGTGGGCAATTCACCTTCTGGAGTAGCCAACTCTGTAGAAGACATAACAGACTTTGACTTGGGGTCTTCCCAGTATGTGTTGCTAAATTGCGGTCCTAAAGGCATGGTTAATTATAAACCATTATCCTCCGTTGGAATAAAAGCCTCTACCTACAAGATTTACTGCTGGAGAGAAGTAAACAGGGCGCAACTTCTCATTACAGTCTGGACACAGACTTGTCTTCTGCTCATCGTAGATACTGCGAGTTTCCTCGTGACGATGGTTGTTTGGGCATTTATAAGCGTATGTTGGCATACTTCAACTATAATTGATAAATGGCGGCGCATGAGAGCATAAATGATAAGCAATTCTTTCATGGGACTACTTTTCGCTTTGGTCACATCAAAGCAGGTGACCACATTAGACCAGGGGTAGAAATTGATGCAGAACCGTACCATGATGCAGAGATGTTCCCTGAAGCAAGGCATTGGGCGCATGCCACCCCGTTTTTATCTGCTGCTCGTAACTACGCTGAGTGGAATGCCAATGGTGACCATGAAAATGCTGCTGAGTACGACAACTATGAACCGCATGTGTTTCAAGTAGAGCCTGTAGGGGAAGCAATGCAAGACCCAAGACACCTTGCTGGTATTCGTGCAAAGAGACTTCGTGTAATACGAAGAGTGCTACCTGACGAATAACCTATACTTGTTTTATGCCACGAGAGCCACGAGACACACATAACAAGGAATACCCCCTTGAAAAACTAAGTCAGGTTCAATTTCGTTATTTGTACGACAAACCCATTAGTCCTGGCGGAATGCATAGAATTAATGTTCAAGCAAGGCATTATTACCCTGCCAATAAAAAAGACCCCACAACAGGGAAATTGGTGGAAGATGCAAGTGGCAACCATGTACAAGTAGCAAAACAAAACACTTTCCACGATGCTGGGCATATGGACTGGGATGGTTCTGGGAAACTAGAAGAAATCCACGTTGATACCAACTTTAGAAGGAAGGGTGTGGCTACAAAGATGTGGAATGTTGCCAAAGCATATTCTGCTACAAGTTCTGGTGCAATACCGCACCCAACACACTCTAATGAAAGAACGCTTGAAGGTGACCAATGGGCAAAGAGCACAGGTGACCCTGTACCCAAAAATGAACACCCAAGTAATTGGCCTGATGCTGAGTGGGAATAATGGCTAAAGAACACCTTTACGGCGAACAATTACAGATGTTCATGCCTGCCCGTGACTTGATGAGCGTACCTGCTGGGGACTCATGGCCCATACTCATAGGTCACGAAAGAAGCCCTTACCCTGATGGTTTAAAGTTCCTAAAATCAATGTCTGAAGACAAGCGTACATACAACTCCAAAATTTATGACGCAAAACAGTTAAATCGGAAAACAAACACGACATTGGAAGAAAGCATCAAAGAAAGAGGCGTAGAAGAACCTGTGTCTATAACCCACATTAAACAGTTTCCACATAAGATGATTGCAGATGGGCATCACAGAATTGCTGTAGCGCACTCTTTAGACCCAAATATGGAGATTCCAGTAAAACATCACGCAAGTAAGTTCTGGGATGAGGAACAGTAATGGCATTAAATCCTGACCAATTTGTAACCGTTTATCGTGGTTTATCGGGTATAGACCACCCCGATGGTCTTGACCCTGAATTGATTGGTCCCCATTGGACACACATTAAAGAAGCAGCACAAGGTTTTGCTGGAAAAACAGGTTCGGTAGTTACTGCACAAGTTAATAAAAAACACTTGTTGCAAGATAGTAGCACTGGTGAAACCCACCCTGACTTATTGCACAATTATGGAATGGGATATGACATTGTGCATAAAGTATTCCCAGATGATACGGAGATGGAAACATTTGTCCAACCTGGCAACAAAGTACATATTACGCATATGGAAACGCACCCTAACAACCCAATTCGGGATAAGTGGGAGTTTAACCCCCCAATGGTTAGAGACAGTACAAAACTATGGGCGTACACTGCAAAACCAGATGATGGACCTGAACCTGATTGGAATGTTAGTAAAAACGACCCTGAGTACGATTATAAAACAACACACCCTGGAGATGTTGTTGAATGGCACAAAGGAGAAGATTAGCCCTTTCAACGGCAAATTTTTTACCATCTATAATTAGTAAGTGGACCCTAGACACGAAAGCCCCCAATTCCGTTGGAAATCTAATACCAACCCTAAAGGGCATACCTATGTAGACGGAGAGGCTGTCAACATAGACGACCTCCATCAAGCAGCAGGGTTTACCAAGCGTGACCCACAATACCTTCTAGAGAAGCGTAAAGCAAAGAAGAAGTAATGGCTGCACACGAACATTTAAACCCTGACCAACTTAAGGGTATAGCCGAAGCACATGGTGCTAAGTACTTTGCCAACTATCAAGACCCAGAGAAGCGTGACCGAGGCATGTGTTATGAGTATTCAGACCATTTTGGAAATTACAGTGGGATAAAAGGAGTACACAGTAAGAGTTGGGATATGGATGGCGGTGGTCATTCAATGAGCGTTGTTCCAACCACTCAAGGACCTCACGCAGTAGATTTTACGTATATACAGTACGATAAAACAGCAAAAATGCCTATTGTTGAACATTTAGATGCTTATCGTGCTCGTGCTCATAGGGACCATAAAGAACCAAATGAAGACCCTAAAAGGTATAAACCAGAGCACATTGATGAACACATCTACCCAAGCATGGACTGGAAACACGGGGACCCACTGTAATGGCGGCTCAAGAGCACTTAAGCGGTCAGTTGTCTATGTTCATCCCTGCACGGGAACTGATGGACTACACCGCAGGGCATACCGAGGGCTTTGGCGACAAGTACCTACTTTTGTCTGAGTCCCCTGGGGTTATCAGAGAAAAGTTGCAAGAATCTAAAGAAAAGTCATCATCGGGTCGCTACGGCAGTAAAGATAGCCTTCACGACAGTATTAGAAAAGAAGGTGTTAAATACCCAATAGCACTACGTATCCGTAAAAATGGCGTACAAATCAATGATGGTCACCACCGAGTCGTATCGGCACATGACATCAACCCAAATATGGAAGTACCAGTGAGGTACATGTAATGGGTAAGCGTCTTACTGCACAACAAATCATGGATAACTACCAACCTGGGGATATGTTGCGTGAAGACACCCCTGAAACCTTCTGGGCAGGCAAGTTAGAATCTGCTAAAACTACTAAAGTATCTGAGGACAAGACTTTGTACCAAGACCTTGAAGAGCGTGGTCAACAGAAGCCAGTCACTATTGGCTATAAGGGGTTTGGGTCACCGTCTATCTTAGATGGTCATCACCGTTTAGCAGCATTACACCACATGAACCCTAACCAGTTTGTGAAATACCGAAGGGTAACCCCGTAGTACTAAATTTAGAGCGAAATTTAGTACAAACAGTAGCCTACTGAAGTCGGAATAGATGTGAAATAAGCCTATGTATGGGCAAAATTGATGTGTGTGTCCAATTTTTTGGGGTGGGTCTATCTAGTGGGGTGGTGCGTATTGGCTAGTGGGGGCTCCACCCCTCACAACCCTCAACCTCTACTAAAGGGTGGGGGGGTCTAACCCTCAACTAGAGAGTTAGGGTTAGAGTTTGCCCAAGTCTCAACCACTACTAGAGGGTTCATCCACCGTGTATACCCCATAGTCTCTACCTACAGTAGAGGGTTATACCATGTGGTTTAGTGTTTGGGCGAATCCTTACTGGGCATGGAGCAACGCTCAACAACGCATTAGGAGGCTCTAGGAGCGTTTGGGATGGCGTAATAGCCCAGATACAGCACTACCCCGTCTGCATCGCTCTACGAGGCTCTACGTGGGCAATCCATGCCTACTTCTGGGTCTATGGCTGGGGCATGAATCGGTATCGGGGACTAGGTGGAGCATTAGCCCTATGCCACGTGTGCCAGTAGCAACTATTCGCTGGCACAGCACCAGAACGCTCCAGATGCTCCTACACGCTCCAGACCGCTACAGACTCACCATTCAGCGTTACCGACTCCAGAACACGCTCACGCATCCCTACGGCATACTCCAGCGACTCCAGATGCTCCTGTATTCCCTCCATGATGAGGATGATGTCCATGACTCCAGATGGTGAATGTCGGGCGATTCTGCACGAGTACTCAGCCAGACTCACCAGCACCATCTGGGCATCCAGTCTTTGCTCCTCGGTGTACGTGTCCACGTCATGTATGAGCATCCTTCGGTATCAGAGTGTCAAGTATCTGGGCGAAAAAATGGCTTTAGCGGCGAGATGAAATCATCAATAAAAATGGGGCTTATTTGCAGGCCGTATTCACGTCAATGGAATGCAGTTGTCACGAGCATTCGACCCACGTCATTCAATGAATCCAGTATGAATTGCCATGACTCATCATCCATGAGCATTCATTCCAGAGGCTTAGAACGCCTCCTATCGCCTGTAAATCTGGGCATAAATGCAAAAAACCCCGATACCCATCAATCTGGGTATCGGGGCTCGTGCAGAGCGATTGACTCACCAGATGTCAGAGCCCTCCGCACACTTCGCACCCATGCCACGCTTCCGTGATTCATCATCGGTCAGGATGCGATTGCAATGAAAACATCTGCCGAGATTCTGGGCGAATTGCATCTGGGCTTCATCCCATTGGGCTGAGTCCATTGCTTCAATCGCATCCATCACACGCTTCGCCTCGGTGAGTGACATGACTGGCGAATTGCTTGTGTCCTCGTGGTGAAATGCTCCACCAACGATTCGCTTCAGAACGTAAATCGTTCCCGACTTCCGCCTGCTCACAACGAAACCATAGAAATCCAAATCGTTGTTGCCCGTGTGCGATGGCAATGCGAAGTAAGCATCGCCATCCAAATCTGCACACGCTTCAGCGATGAATGCTTCAACACGCTTCGCAAGAATTGATGAAGGCTTCGCAGGCTCAATGCACTCACCCTTCAGATGCCACGTGCTCCATCCACTCTGACTCATCACGGCGAGTCCACTCATGTAAGCGACATCATGTCCGCAGAGTTCGCATGACTTCGCAAACTTATTTTGGATGATGCGTGTCATTCCAGATGTTCCTGCATCAACGATGTGCGAACAGTCGTACGAGTAGAACACTTCGCTTTGCGATGACTTCGCAGGAGTGATGACATCAACAGGCTTGTCCTTCAATTCTGAAATCAATTTGCTCGCCTGTGACTTGGTGATGTTCGCATTCTTGGATTCAATCCACGACTTCGCAGATTCAATCGTTGGCTCAATGCCGAACAACGATGCACGTTGTGACATGAGCGTGAGCAGAAACTTCATCTGCGGTTCGGTGATTGGTTCGGTACTTACTGACATGGTGACCTCCTCTGGTCATTTGGGTTGATTGAACAGTACAGATATTTTGGGCGAAATTGGTGCTGGGTCTTAGCCCTCCCATCCATAGGACTCCAGCACCAACATGGCAACGGCTTTGCGCTCGTCATCCAGAAGGTCATCTGCCTCGCCATCCAGAACGCTGGACAGGATTCGGTTCTTCATCAGGATGATTTGAAGCATTCGCTCATCAATCGTTGAGTGCTCCTCAATCGCTGACAACATGACGTGCGAAACGACATCACGCTTCTGTCCGATTCTCTGCAGACGGTCTTCGCATTGCAGAAGGTCTGCTGATGTCCACGGCAACGATGCACTCACGTGGTGACGTGCTGACGTGAGTGTGAGTCCAGTTCCCGATGCAATGATGTTGCCAACCAACACTCGTGCTGTTCCGTTCTGGAATGCATCAACACTCGCCATCTTCGCTGAGTCACTCATGCCACCAACAACTTGTACTGCATTCACATCTGCAAATGCATCCATGTATCGCTGTGCCTCTTCCTTGAATGCACAAGTGATGAACACCTGCTCATCGTTCTCCAGAAGTTCACGCACGTAGGCAACGACTCCATTCACTTTGCCAAGCGATGACAACTTGCGAAGTTCATTGATGCGAATCAATGCTTCTGCACGTTCAACATTGTTCGCCTTCTCCTGACCTTTGGTGATGCGAATCCACTCGTAGAGATTCGCTTCGGCGTAGCGGTACAACTTCTCGTACTTCGCTTCCATCTCCATCGCAACTTCCATGCGACCCTTGTTCGGCAATTCCAGAACATCGGAACGCTTCATGCGAAGCATGAATGAGCCCACGAGAACATCGTGCAATTCATTCAAGCGTTGAGCACCACGTGTGCCGTAGTTGTCAATGCGTGGTGCATAGCGAGCCATGTATCCACGGATGCCACCTTCAAATGCTCCCTGTTGCTCCAGACCATTGATGACCGACAGCAATTCCATCGGGCGATTGATGAGTGGCGTTCCCGACATCATCACTCGGATTCCAGACAACGGAATTGAGTGTGCAATATCAATTACGGCTTGCGAACGCTTTGCACGTTTGCCACCCTTGATGCGCTGACACTCATCAACAATGATTCCCTTCGCATGACCCTTCAACAGATTCTTATAGCCATCTGCCGATGTGTCACCCATGATGAGTACATCAACATCTGGAAATGATTTGATTCCTTGCTTCACAGGGTTAGTACCCGTGATGGTATGCACACTCATGTGCGGAGCGAAACGTGCGAACTCACGCTTGAATTGCAATCGCATTGTCGGTGGGCAAACGATGAGCATTGGTCGCATTCCTGCTTCAACACTTGATTGCGAAATCGCAACAGCAGTTGGTGACTTGCCAGTTCCCATCTCCATCGCAAGCAACACTCGCTGACGCTCCAATGCAAACTTGGTCGCTTCAATTTGATGTGGCATCAATGGCAATGCAGTTTCGTGAACAGCGAAGTTCAACTTGCTTGGTGCATCATTCAAAATTGACATGAAGCCTTGAAGTGCATCTGATTGGGTTTTCATATTTCCTCCTGTGGAATTGGTTGGGTTCATCGTATCCAGAACGGAATGGATTCGGCAGGACATTACAGACTTTTTTTTACAGCCCCAGAATGCCCAAAGCCCCGACTCCACAGGGGTTCTGGAGTCAGGGCTCTGGCTGGCGATTTGCAGGCCGTATCAACTGATTCGTTGAGTGCCATCCTGAGTCCACGTCTGTCCTCGGTGGTTTTCACATACCCAGTCATGCGTGGCATCGCATCCACACTCATCTTCTCCCCACGCACAGATGTCATCTTTGCCATCACGCTTATCCTCGTATTCGTGCAGAGCACTCAATTCAGCACCACGAGTGTCACCATCATCATCAGATGCTGTTGCCATTTTGACTGCCATCTCCATGATTGCATTGCCCATCTCAGCCGTGAATACAAACTCGTGACTTCGCACACCATCACGCCACGCCCTGCGAATCTGTCCGTCTGCAATCGCTGTCCACTTGACAGCACTCACAATGTCATGGCGAGACAAGCGTGTGAAGATTCCATCGTTGGCAACACGCTCAACTGTTGAAAGACTCATGTCGTACTGTTCCACTTCAATGAAGCAATCTCGGAATCCAATCGGATGATTGTTCTCTGAGTAACCAACGTCAATGCCGACATCTTTCCAGTTGCCAACACTTGCGAACTCGGAGAGAAGAACACCTTTGACAAGTTCATCGGTGAACTGTCCTGTGGTTACAAATGAGAGTCGCATTGCAAAGTCTTGCATCGCTTCCATCGTTCCACACTCAGAGCAAATCTCGGTCTGATTGTCTCGGCGTGACAATGCACCTGCGTACATTCCAGCGTGTTCACGATTTGGAATCGGCTGTCCGCAAATAGGACACATTTTGATTTCATTTTGAATTGACATTTCAGTATGACTCCTTTGTGATTGTGATTGAGTTGTCAAATGATTCTGTTTCAACAGAGATGTTGATGATGTCTGCAAAGAACTCACCAATCGCTTGGGCTTGGTTTGCCATTGCAATGAAATGTTCTTCAACCCATTTGAAGTTGTCAGAAGTGTTCATTGTCTTTGCATCTTCACGGTACTTCTCTGATGCGTAACCAAGAATGCGAACAAGTGTGTACGCATCAATTACGCAAGCATCTTTTTTGGTATCTGGGATTTCTACTTTTGCAAGTCTCATTGACTGCTCCTTTTGTTTGGGTACTGACATCATATGTCGGGGGTGTATCAATGTCCAACATCTAATTTCATCGCCTTAGAACGCTTCCTATGAGGCGGTTTTTGGGGACATAACAGAAAAGAGCCCCAAACCACTTGGGTCTGGGGCTCTTCACCTGTGAGGCGGATTCCGATACTTAGCGGAGGCTTTGCATCGGACTCACAAGTACGTGGGCATCGCTTATCGTTTTTGGTACGTGGGCAAAGCATCTTCCAACGTGCGCTCGTACTCACCTGTCTCTGCAGAGAATCCGTTTGGGCGAGCAATGACTGTCCACACAACGAATGGCGTGTAGTTGTTTTGTGGAAGGAAGCACAACGCTTTCCATGATGCGTATGTCTCACCAACAACACGCTCTCCTTTTCTTTCACATTCCAGAACAATGCCACCAGTTGTACCAACAAGGTCACCTCTGTGTAACACGTCATTGCTCCTGTCTTTTGGACTGATGTCCAAGATTGAATCAACAATCTCTTTGAATACTTGCTCGTTCATTTCTGCTCCTTCGTTAGGTTTGGGATAATCAGGGTATCTACTTGTCGGACACATTTCAAACATCATTCCCAGAACAAATAAATCAGTAACAATGTGTAGAAGATGCACCAGCCGACTGTGGCGTAGTTGAACATATTCGGGCTTTCAATAATGAAGGGCTCAGAGAGTCGCAATGTTGGGGGAACATTACAGACTTTTCTGAGCCCTTCTGGGTTGATAGGACTATGCAGTCACCAAAGCGAGTTTGGCGAGAACCATCTTGTCGTACTCCGCTTGCTGGTTTGAAACCAAGCGAGTGTAGTTACGGTTGTAACGATTCTTGTCAGAGCCTGACAAGTGCTGATGGAATGTTGTTGTTGCCTGAACAACACCAAGTGCTGTGTTCTTCCACGGCAACACTCGTGGGTCTGTGCGCCACAAACCATTCAACAAGTCACGCTTCGGATTCTGCTTGCCAGCAGAACGTGTGTCCTGTGTGTTGGATGGAACGATGAGTGTCTTTCCAGACTCATCCTTCATGGTGAGTTCAACCATGTTGATTGGGAACAAGTCTTTCACCAGAGCATCAAACTGATTGTCAGTTACTGCCCATGATGACAACTTCTCCAACTCTTCCATCATGTCGCTTCCTGCGCTGTAGACAATTTCCAGAGCCTCACGCAAACTGCCGAGGTCATTCAACTGTGCTGAACGGTTGTGGCGAATCTTCACCTTGTGGTCATCGTTCTCATTGAGTGCCAACTGCAACGTGTTATCGCAGACCACCGCCTGAAGGCAACGAAGATATTGAGTCTGTCGCATACCGTCATGTGACGTTGTTGCAATGAGTGTTGGGCGAAACTCAAACCCAGAACTGCTGGAGAGATTCTCTGGTACTGAGATTTGTACCCAAGCACGACTGCCCTTCTGGAGCAATCCTGCTGAGTCAATTCCGAGTTCGCTGTTGTCAAGAATCGCTTCCAAGTTCTTCAACAACACATCTTCGTATTGGTGAATCTGGTAACGATTAGAAACAACACCAAAAACTTCTCCGTTGTTGCTGTGTGTGATTGCTTGCTTGCCTTCAATCTCTTTGAATGAACCATCAAGATTCCTTGCGTAGACAGGCTTGCTAACTGCTTGAAAACTGAAGAGTCGGCGTTTGACATCTTCGGCAGGAACGAAACCTTCGTAATGATTTGACTCATCACCTTGTTCCTCTTGCCTCCAATGCCAAGCCTTGCCACGCTTCAACGTGTTTCCAATGAGTGTCATTCGGTTGAGCCAACCGCTTGATTCTGCTGACATGATTTCTTTCCTCCTGAGCCCGTGGGCTCGTTATTTGTTTGGACTAATGATTCAATCGGATGTTTTGTCTTTTTGCAACCTTTTCTTATTTTCTTTTTATTGCAAGGGTTTACCGCCATCCCTTGCCAAAGTCACGAGCGTTCTTCCAGATGGTGGAGGACTCTGGTACTTCCATTGCTTTGACTGCGTGAAGTTGTCGCATGACCTGCTGGCGAATCATCGTGTTCATCGCTTGGGCGAGTGCTTGCGTGAACTCTGTTTCTGACAGCATGGACATGACAATCTTTTTGAAATCAAAGTTCTTCATTTCATCTTGAACCATTTCTTTGAAATCCATTTCATCAATTTCATCCTGTACTACTTCGCTGAAGTCGTAACCTCGGATTTCATCTTGAATGGTTTCGCTGAAGTCAAAGTTTGAAACTTCTCTGCTAATCATCATGTCCATTTCAGAGTTTGATGCTTTGCTGTCTTCCAACTCTGCAACCTGTGCTTCAAGCGCATCAATTCTGTTGCAAAGATTGTTCAACCACTCTGGTGCTTCTGGAACAATCTCTTCATCTTGTGATGCTGAGTTAGACACATCTTTGAATTGGAATGGATTCAAGTGGTCAATTTCCAGATGAGTTTTGTAAATCTTTTCTGGATTCACTTTGGTGTAGTACTCCAAGTACGAAGACATTACAGAAACTCGCATTCCATTTGGCAGTCTCAACATCTCCCAACCTTCAACAGCGTCACCTGCATCAGCAAGTGTGTACGCACCATCAATCCAGTTTGCTGGAAGAAGTGTGTTCGTTCCTGTTGTCGTTGCTGGAATGAGTAAGTCGCTGTCACCAGTCCAATGAACAACTCGTACGTAGAGTCGCTCATTTTCTGGAAGGTCATCTGCGATGTTCCAATCAGTTTGAATGTTCATGTTTACTTTCCTTCTTTCGTTGTCCAATGGGTTTTGATTTCATCTTTGATTGCGGTGGTAAATGTATCCCACATATAGTCCGAGTTCAAACATCCAGCGAACGATTCCAAATCTTCTTTTGGCAATCCAGCGAAATACTTTGCTTTTTCTGTTTCATCTTCGCTGAAGTAGAACGCTGAGTTCTCTTGCAACTCTTGTTGAATTGCAACTGGACTAAATGCAATGGAGTTTGAGTAATTCAAATCCCCGTAACCGCATCCTTCAAGCATTGGCTCCAACTCTTTACCCAGTTGTTCTGCGAGTTCCAATACATCTCCATCGCCACCTTGAAAGATTTCTTCTTGGTCTTGCTCCGAGAGTTCATCTACATCAACGATGACGCAATGTTCAACGTACAGAATTGTTCCAGATTGCTGGCAAATAATAATCTTTGACATCAGCGCACCACCACATCGTACTCAGTTACATAAAAGTCTTCGTGACTGACTGACATATGTCCGTTCATCAATCCTTTCAACTCTTCAACACCACCTGTTGCGTAGAAGAAGATTTGGTCATCTGGATGTCCAAACACATCTGCAACTACATCTCCGTTTTCATCTGTGACTTCATCACCAAATGAAATGTAAACGTAGTGGTCTTTCTTTGCTTCATCATCCCAATATCGGATGGTTGCATTCGCACCTTCTGGTTTCACTTTCGCTCCTCTGTTTGTTGGGACTCTCATTGAATCAGATTGGAACGGACATTACAACCTTTTTCCATAGAAATGCGAAAGCCCCAGATGCCACTCACTAGGAGAGCATTATCTGGGGCTCAATGTCATACCGAAACCCAAATCGGTATGACATTACCTCTGCTATTACTCAGAGGCTCGCTTGGTTACCTGTCAAACGAAAGGAGGAAAGGAGACAGGCAACCAATTCTTTACCAAAGTGCTTTTACATACTTATGTGTGTCTTCACTTACGGCATCTTTGTGGAACGGGTCGTGCATTGATGAGCGAAGTGTTTCGGCAACATCGGAACGCACGTTGGACAGAACATTGAAATACGCTTGACCGTATCGCCATGTTGGTTTGAACTGGGCGTAGTACTTCTCTACACGCTCCAAGAACTCTGTGTACGTAACTTTCTCTTTCATTGCACTCCCATCAAATACTCAACACTAAATTGAACTGCATCAAACAAGTCATGTGTTACGTACAAGCCTTCTCCGCCAGAACTGTTGTTTGCATCAAACACTTCAAACCACGGATTGTTCACGTACACGAATCGCTTTCGTTCTGTTACGAACTCATCAAGCGTTTCATCGTTAGTGATTCCCCATTGCTCCAAGTCAGTTGCGTTGTAAATCGCTCCATAATGGTCGTGACCTTTGGACACAATGTCAATCTTCAATTCACCTTGAACACATACTGCGAGTTGCATGGTCGGGCTTTGTGCAAACACAACGGTCTTGTTTGTACCTCCGACATACCATTCCGCACCAGCACGAGACAAGTTTGGTGGAACATTCCAGATGACTTGTGGGACATTACGAACATTCCCACCTGTGACAATGATATTTCCTGTGCTCATTCTTCTTCTCCTCTTGCTACATCAAGACAAAGCAATGCAACGCTTGCATCGGTATCAATTTCTTGAATCGTTTGCCCGTTCCATTCAACAGCGTGATATGGGTACGCAGTTGCTCGCATGAATGGTTCTCCATACACCGAGATGTTGATGTCCCATTCCCCACCGCCGAGTGCATCTGGGATTGTTACACCTTGCCATTCGTCAAAGTCACCGTAGAACACCTTCTGTTCACGAATCGCTTTCTCTGCCAAATGCAATGCTTCTTCTGTGAGATAGTGAACTAACTCTTCGCTTTTTGTCAAGAACATACTTCCTCCAAGTATTCCAAATCAATGTTGTATAAAATAACCGTGTGACCTTCTGGAGCGTGAAACTTTACAAACGCTCCGTCAAACTCCTCTTCCATGTCTTCATTTACATTACAGACATATTTGAGTTTCGCAATATCCTCGTCACCATAAAACTGGTTGGTGTTGAGTGCTGGAATCAGCAAATCGTCTGCAACTAAATCGGGGCGAACAATGTGTGGCATTAGAAGTGAAAATCCCACATAACAACGAATTGTTCTTCTGGCTTTGCAACAACACGATTGCGGAAGTCTTTCAAGTTTGTGCTGTGGTACTCAATATCAAATACTTGTGAGTGTGAGCAGTAACCTTCGGACTCAACAATTTTGAGTGCCTTCTTTGCTCGGTACACCGCCAAGTAATCGTCACCAAAGTAGTCTTTGTCATCAGACTGATTTTTTCTGCCAATGCTTACAAGTTCGGAAATGGTGTAATTACCAACTTGGTCAATAAGTCGTTCAAGTTCCTGTTCCATTCCTTCTTGCCATTCTTTGATTTTCTTTTCAAAGAGTTCTTCATTGCCTTTGTAACAGAGAATGTTTGAACCATCAAACTCTCCATCCCATCTTCCGCCGATTTCGCTCCAGTCTGACCAACCGTTCTGAGCGTACGATTCAACGAAATCATTTACTTTGTATTCTGCTTCTTTTTTGTCAGTTGCTTGAACTAACAGAATGTGTCCGATGTGCATGATGTCTCCTTTATTGGGTTTGGGTTTGCTTAGACAACTTTACAGGTGCTGGGAGAGAAAGCAACGCCTCTTCCAACATTTTTCCAATCTCTTCCTGAACAAGGTCTTCCATCTCGTAATGAACTTCTCCAGTATCGTCATTTGACATTCTCTTGAAGATGTCAATCCATTTTTCATCTTCTGAGTTTGCAATGTCAATGAATGATTCAAAGAATTGACCACCACGGTAGTGAGCAGTCAGGCCGTAGAAGCCCATACCCATCTCTTCGTAAGTTTCAATGAATGCGAGTGTTGGATACAAGTTGCTGATGTTTTGCCACAATGGTGAACAAGGTGACCATGCAGTTTGATAACTAAACTCTGCATAATTTCGTGTAATGAGGTTCTGGTAAATCTCTGCTGGTGACCATTTAGTTCCCCAGTTAGCAATGTTCCAGTCGTACCAATCTTTGTACCCGTACATTACAATGTTTTCTGCTTGCTTCTTCTCGTGCGCTTCTTTTTCTGGGCTACCTTCGGCATACCATCCTGAAACGGTGTTTGCCAATGCATCTGGTGTTGGGTGCAACTTGGTGAAATCGTAAACCGATTCATCATCGGTATTGCATCCATCAATTCTGACCCAATACAAGAAGTCAAGAAGTTCGTTTGCTTCTCCGACTACGGTGATTGTGTTGTTGCAGTAATTAGGCATTTTCCTCTTCCTCTTCTTCGTAAATATCTACTTGGACTTCCATGTATTCCTGTGTGCATGGATTTTCAGTAACAAAGTATCCGATGCGATTGACCCAATGGTAACCACTCATAATCCATGTGCCTTCGTCACCATCTACCCATGTCCAAATGTTTGCATCTGGTTGTTTGGCAATGAACTCCAAGTCCTCTCCGTAGGTTTCAAACATCGTGCCATTCCATCCCATGTCACCATTTGGATTTTGAATTGGTTTGAATGTTGTTTCCCACAACTCCAAATCCTTTTCCATTTGTTCTGTCACCTCAGCCATTATTCCTCCTCCTTCAAGAGTTCAACTGTTTCGTACAACACTTGTTGTAACACCTCGTTACCCAATTCCACAACACGTTCGTGGACATAACCTTCAACTTCTTCCATTGCTTCAATGCACTCGGCTTTTGACCAATGTGGGTACATTGCTTGGGCATCTTCCCAAGACCACTTGACTACAACTTCACTTGCCATGAATGTTCCTCCAGATTCTCATTGCGAAGTATGTTTGTGCGCTTCCGTATGCGATACCAGTCCACATCCAGATTGTTTCTGTTTGAAGTGTGATTGTTACGTCTGCAAGAATTGACATTACAAAGTTCCTCCCTCTTCAACTGCTTCTGCTTCAATGAGTTCACGGGTTTCCAGAATGAACTCACCTTTGTCAAAGGCGTGTGTTTCGGCTGTGTGTGGGCTGTCTGCTTCAATTTCATACACATCAGTTGCTGTGTAGTAGTACGTGACTCGGTACTTCTGAAGTTTCATTAGAACTCACCTTCCCCTGTGATTGTGTAATTGAGATTCATCCACACTTGTTCGTTCACGCTGTCGTATCCACCTTCAGCGTCAAACTCGTCTACTGCTTTGTTCCACTTGTCTTCTGAAACGATTACATCGTCTGAGTCTGTGAACAAGTTGCGTTCCCACCATGAACAAGCGATTTGCTCGTCAGGGTTGAGTTCACTAAGTAACTCAATGACCTTGCTTACTTTCATGTCTTCTCCTTTGGTTGTTCGTGTATGGAACAGTACAGACATTTGAGTGCAATAGCAACCACCATTTCAAACTTTTTATCCAGCCTTACCCCGTGTGGCTTTGCCAAGAAAACCATTGGCTCTGGCAAGCATCACTCGCTTGGCTGACGTGGACTTAGAGATACTGAATGCTTTTGATACAGCCTCAATAGGTGACACTCCGTAGTTCAATGCATCTTTGTAGATTCGGGCAACTTCTTCCAGAAGGTCATCTGGCAATGTTGCACCACGTTGTGCGCCTGTAAGTGTTGCTTTGAAATCTGGTTTCGGAAGAATACTTACAAGAGCATCTTTTGCTAATTGAATGATTGGTACTCGTCTGTAAATCTCCACCGTGATTGTGTCGTTAGAAACTGACGCAACGCTGACACCTGTGAAGCGAAGCATTCCTCCAATTTTTGTGAACTTGATTCCAACTTCAAACTCTTGTTTGGTGACTGGGTCAGTCCATGTAAACATTTCTGAACTCATTGTTTGCTCCTTTGACTGCGAAGGTCTGTTCGCTTTCGTGCTGTAGTACCGCCCCAGATACCTAATTCATAATTATCTAATGCAAAGTTGAGACAACTTTCTTTTACAGAACAGACATTACAAAAATCTTCAATAACGACTTTGTAGTGCGCTCCAGCAGAAGACCTTTCTGGAAAGAATTGGTCTGAATCAACTCCTCTGCAAGCACCCTGTTCCATCCATGTCATTGACTCACGAAGAATAAGTGTTTTGCGAATCTCTTCTTGTTGATTGTGGTAGATGCGTTCTGCTGAACTCAAACTGCTTCCTCCATTTGCCAGAAGCCAAAGCAAGCACCATCGGAATCCAATGTCCCAAACGTGCATCCTTCTGGTGCGATTGCATCCATCACATTGAAGAGATGGTCTACAAGGTATTCCTCTTGTTCTTCGTCACGGTTTGATTTTGGGTCAATCATTGCGAACAGAACATCGTTCCAATCGTCAAGTACTGAGTCTTTGATTTTTGGGTCATGTTCGCCAATGACTGCAAGAAAGGCTTTTGCCAAGTCCTCAGTACGAAGTGTTCCTTCGGAAACAATGGCATTTGTCCATTCGCTTCCTAAAGGCTTGATGTTTTCATAAGACATAACTGCTCCTTCTGTAGGAGCATTACAGTACAGGTTTAGAACGGGAGTGGCAACCCTATTCTGAGGCTTTTTTGCCCACTTCATCCATAGGTAGGTATTTTTCTGGGCGGGAACTACCACCGCATTGGTGCATAGGTGGGTGATTGACTTTTACAAAAATCGTGACTTCTTGTCCACATTCTGGACAACTGTATTTAGTACCTTTTGACACTACAAACTCCAATGGTTTAGACCGCCGTTATCAAGTAAATACTTGCTCACTTTTAGGTTACAGTCAAGTGTTCTCAAAAGTTTGATGTCTCCGCCACAAATCTTCCGTGTCACGGTCTGCCATGAGGAATTGACCTGTAGGAGTCCAGAGTCATACGAGCCATTTTTGTTCAATGTCCAAGTGATGTTCCCGTTTGCATCCCATTTAGCATTTATAGCCTTTGGGTTACAACCGCTTTCACGCCATGCAATGTACGAGAACACCTGCACAGGGACTAAGCCGTAGTCTCGGAATGCTTGTTCAAACTTAGGGCATCTTTTTGTTTTATCTGAAGGGATGCGACTATCTTCAGGTTCTGGAACTGTAGTAGTGGGAGCAGGGAGGGCAGTGGTAGTTGGGGGAAGAATTAGGTAGGGCGTTACATCTATGTATCTGATTGCTTGGGGGGTTGATTCTGGTGGTGTTGAATTGTTTGGAGACATTACAGAAAAGATGGAAGCGAGGACAAGATTTCCAGTCAGCGCAACCGTTTTGAGTATTTCCGACAATCTAATCATTCATTATCCTTTGTTCGGGTAATAAAAAAGCCCCATCCATTGAAGTATGGGGCGCACGGCTCAATATGTGGAGCACTACAAGTTTACACCAGTTTATTCCGCTAACAACCCCTGTAGAAGTATTTTTAGGTCGGGAAGTGCTTCTCCCATAAGGGGAACAGAATCTATATCTATTTCTTTGCGTAATGGTCGTGATGTGTGAGCCCAATCGCATTCATTACAAGAGCAACCTTGACGGAAGCGCACAACAGTTCCATGTTCAGCAAGATTATTTGTTGTGTCTTTTTGAAGAGGTATACGTTCTTGTGGTGTTAGTCCGCCCCACACTCCGAATGTTTCTTTTCTTCCTATTGATAGACAACTATCCCAAACAGGACAGACATTACAAACTTGTTTTGCAATGAGATAATTTATTTCTGGAGTTTGTGAGTCAAATGGTGGGAAGAAAATATCTCCATGCATTTTTCTGCACAGAGCATCTGACATCCATTCGGGAGTGTCTACCACTAGTTTTTCTCTCGGTACAAAACAAGAGCAATGATTGCGTATGACGCTAGGTCAATAAGAGAGTCTTCAATTCCTTCGTTACGAAGTTTGCTACCTTTCGCTGCGGATTGCAGACGAATCACTTTGTCGTTTGCACGAATAAGTGTCCCAATCCAAGCAGGTACTCCCCAGTCGGTTGATGCACGAACATTTGCAAGAGGGTCTTGACCAGTTCCGTAATCGCTACCCTTTTTCTCATGCATATCTCCCAACTCTTGGAGTATGCGGTAGAACTCTGGATGTCCTGTTTTATCTACGTTCATTCTGCTCCGTTTTCTGTCCACTCTTCAAGGCTTTCCGTACCGTAAAAAATCGGCATTTCCAACCTCTCTGCTTCTTGTATTTCTTCAACTGATTCGTAGGCTTCAAACACCAGAACAGCGTCACAACGCTTCATCACTTGAAAGCAATACTCATTCCAAAACTCTGTACTGTTGGGGTATTTTTGATTCCAGAAGCCACAGGTGAGTACAGGGATTACTGGTAGACATATTCCAGAGGTATACAACTCTTCTGCTAGGTCAATAGCATCTTGATAATTGTCATCTATGGTGTCACGGTGATACGGCCCAATAACGTAAACGTGGGGAAGCAGAATATGAGCAAGGGTTCGCATAAACTCTTTATTTACTCCTTCTGCCATGATGTCTTCGGAGTAGTTTCTTAGAACGAAATCCCCCATTATGAATGCCTGTTCATACTAGAACGAATAGCCATGTAGTAGCAAGCAAGGGCGCAAACAATGAATACCTTTGTCATCACTTGTCCTGTAACCATTTCAGACCATTACGGAAATATATGCTTGCATAGCAAAACGCCATGAATATAAACCCGTACTGTTTGGTGTGGATTGCGAAGGCAACCCAAAGCAGTTCATTGACTGTTAGAAAAAAGAATGCGTGGGCGTTTTTCTTGCCGACATACCACATCCCTGTAACGCCAATGATGGCAAGCACCCATGACCATATCTGTCCATCCATTGTGTACTCCTAATATCCGTGTTAGGAATACCTTAGTACAAAATTACTTCTCTGTACTCCAATGATGAACTGACTGAATAAGTACACCCAAGATATCGTCTGGATTCTCATCTTCGTTTACCAGAGACTGGCAATAGGTGGAGGCGGACTTAGCCACACTCTCAGCCTTTTCCAATTTCTTTGCCATAGACGAAAGCATCTCACGAAGAGCCTGCTTGTCATCGTACGCACGAGCAAGTGATACCTGAAGGTCTTGAATTACTGCAAACTCAAATGACTCCATAAAACCTCTCTCTTTAGGTTATATACAAGCGTACAACCTATGAATGGTCTTGTCAAGCCTCATCCGACAGGTCAATGACATCCTGATACATACGGTCAGTCTGCTGGGCATTCAATCCACCACCAGATAGTTGTCTTGTGGACTCACCGACTGCCTGACCAAAGATGCGACTAAGCACCCCACTACTGCCTCTTGCTTCTACTTCAAGGCGCATGACATCACGAGTATCCGATATGTCTTTGAACTTCTCTACCAAGTTGAATAGACGTTCTACTTCTCCCGATAGTGCTGGGTCAAGTCCTTGACCTTCTAGTTCTTCAGCGAAGCGAGCAAACAGAACACGACTCACTTGCATCTCCAGAAGAGCCCTCATTGCACCCTGCAACTGGTCTTTGGTTTTGATTTCTACAGGCAACTTGAATCCACATTCTGCATTCTCCTTGAATGCAGGACATCTGGCACTCAAATAGCAACTATTACATTGTCTAAAGAGACTGCTTTGATACTGAATTACAGGTACTTTTTCAATACCTATTTCTTCAGATTCTCCTTCTCCTGCAAGGTCTTTAGCCAGTTGTGGGGTGTACTGCTCAATACCCATAACTGGTAGCAATACTTTGTCATCCTCGTGCCTCTTCTCAGAGCCCCTAATAGTAATACTTGTACCCCCTGAAGCCACATTTGGCGAAGTAGGCAAATTACTCAAATAGTTACTATTATCCCCATTATCCGATAGACCTATTTCTTCTTCATCAGAGTCTGTTGCAGGGTCATAGACCCCTAAAACACCTTGCTCCCATGCTTGCCAAGATTTGATTGCTAACTTTGCAACCTCAGCATTATCATCCTGAACTATCTGTTCATAGTCAATGCCTAAGCGAATAATGTCGGCTCGGTGTTTCTTTCGGGCAGAATCTTTCTGCTGGGCTGGGTATCGGCGTAGACCGTGACCATCCCACACTTGGGTTTCGCCATAACGCACAGCCGATGTCCATGAACCAACAAGAACAGAATCCCAAGGAAGGGACTCAATAACCTCTGGCTTTGACGACAAGCCAATAAGTTTGGCATCCCATCTTTGGACTAGGTTTCGGATTCTGGAGATGGTCTTACCATTTACAGCCTTATCGCTAATCGCAGCCCGACCATAGCGTTGGCACAAATAGGCAAGCCTTTCCATATCATCTGGGTCGTTCCATACGGGAATGTAACGCTCGTTTAGCCACGCACCGTCATAATCAGGTCTACCTATGATTGCTGTCAGGCTCTCGTAATGCTGGCGAATAAAATCGTCATAACGAGTTACATCCTCATCGTTCTCAGAAGTGTAGAGAATGACCTCATTTCCCCCGAACATTACAGACAAATCAAGTTCCTTTTTCTTAGGAACAGCCAAGTGGGTGAGGTTTACAGCAAAGCGAGTTACGCCAGCATTCTGAAGGAGCGACCTATGTGATGACTTTTCGGCATTAGCAAAGTAAATCTTCATTGTGGTTCTTTCGTAGTCCTATACAACGACTGTACTTCAATTTCACGAGTTAGGTCTGTCCACATCTGCTTTTCCCGTGGTTTATCCTCACGCCATTCTGGGCGAACAAAGTTAGGAAGACCAACGAGAAGACATGGAATCGCTTCTTTCATAACAAGAGTAACTGCTTCTGGATTGGTGTCTACATACCAATCAATCTTCCCATAGGCGGCGTGAAGAGCCTTCACACGTTCACAGAGGGCTTTAGCCCCTGTACCGTTTGCAACATCAACGTGGGCGTATTTGTAACCTTCACGCTTTGCCCATGATGACAACACATCTGCTGAAAGACCATTGTCTCCCAAGAGAATGAGCCTGCCGTTGTATCGGGCAAATAATGCCTCGTACAGCCTTTGACCATCTGGAATCGGCTGTCGTGCGCCTGGAACTTGTGCTTTATCAGTCTGTGCGTACGCTATGACATCAAAAGTTACGATAAGCATCAGTCGTACATGCCCATCGCTTTACGCTCTTGTGTTGCTACATAACCAGAACCAACTGGGCAGAAATGGCAAAGGTACTGCCATTGTTCTTTAGGTACACCGACTTTGCGACCAATCGTTTTAGATTCATCTTCCCAGTCAATGCAACTTCCTTTAGGCGCACCATGTCGCTGAAAACATTTGAGTGCTTCTACTTTGAGGTCATCACGAACTTCACGAACCTCAATCTCGTTCTTCATCAACTCTTTTTTGATTCCAGTTTCACCATCAAGCGCATCGTAGGTGGCTTGGTCACAACGGAAGAGTTGGGACATGTGTGCTTCGGGAGATTGATTTTGAGCACGAGCAAGGTGCATCTTAATAATTTCCTGTAACTCCATGTCATTGTCTGCATTACCTTCGTAATCACGAAGTTTGTGCATTGTTCCACAAGAATTGCAAACTAGAAGTCTTGGCATATTGTACTACTTTCTGTGAACTTGTTATTTAGTTAATGCTTTATTTCTTTTTCTTGGCGGTTTTCTCTTTAGCCTTGTCCTTACAGTTACAACCACATGCTTTACATGCCATATTACTTACCTGCCTTTTTCTTGGTTTGGAATTATTCTTCTGGATTTCCCATGAAGCCTTTTAATGACGAATGGAAATCTGTATCGTTGGCTAGTTTCCAACGAACTTCATCGTAGTTTACATCCTTTAGGTCAAAGATGTCAATCTGACGAGGAAGATGACCAAATGAAACAGCAAGTTCATGCAGTTTTTGGTCTGGGACTTTCTTCAAAACATCAAAAATAGGCTTGTTAGCCGTGCGCTTTGTCATCTCATCATTGGCATCGGAAAATAGTCCTTGCTTTGATACAGATGGGTGAAACTGTTGTTGTTCACCACGCCTTGCTATTTTCTTACGGCGAAACTCCGCCATGTCAATGATTTCGCCCACATTACAACCTTTAGAGGCTAATCGTTGGCTCAGTTGCCTCAGCAAGTGGGCTTTTTGGGGTAACACCGTACTGCGGTGGAACTACCATACTGCGCTTGATTGATGTACTTTCATCAACATCGCCACCACGGTCTGGGGTAAGGCTCTTGTATGACCCGTCAAGGATTCCCTTACGAAGGTCTTGGTTCTGTGAGCGTGATGTATTTTGCATAATAATCCTTATCAGTTGTGGGCAGATGCACCCATTTTATCATCTATGGTTTTGTGCATTTCCTGCTGTAGAAATAGCCATACCTTCAATTTTTCCAGCGTTCATAAAACCAGGTGCTGGAGAGCCATCACCACCGCCACCAAAAGTGTTGTCATTACCTTGAAATGCGTTGTTAGACGAAGCGTCATTGACAACTGCACCAGTCTTTGAAGAAGGCTTTGCAGGCTTTGCAGCAGGCTTTACAGGCTTTACAGGCTTAGGAGTTCTGCTTGGATTACGTGTACCATAGGCAGGATTTTCAGCCTTTTTCTGTGCTCGTTTTTCTGCTGTTTCTTTTTTCTGCTGTTCGGTGCGTGGTGCTCGTGGGGCTCGTGGGGTTTTTTCTGGTTGTTCACCACCACCCATATCACCGTAATTTTTGCTGGTGTCTTGCGGAGCAAAAGTAGTGCCTTGCCCACCTTGTGGTTGTTGCCAATTGCTTGTAACCCGTGGGCGGTCTACTGCACCTTGACCATAGTTCTTACTTGTGTCTTGTGGCGCAAAAGTAGCAGTTACAGGAGGAAGAGCGCCAACAATCTTGGTGATGTCATCGGCGCTAAAACCGCCTGCGCCACCGCCACCATCGCCACCGCCACTTCTAGGGCTATTACCATACCAACGGTGCATTTGACTGATGTTGTCAAAAGCGTCTGCAAAAGGGTTTGGTGACTTTTCTGGTCGTTTCATAGCAGACCAGTCACGTTGCGTACCAGCATTGGCAGGGCTGAAAGGGGCTACCTGTGGGGCTTCACCTCGGTTGATACGCCCTGTAGCGTTATACAACGGGGTTGTATTTACTTCACCGAAGCGGTTTGTAGGCATGTTCTATTATACCCACAGACTCTGCATAGAGTATCTACCGCTACCACTATAGGTATCGTCATTCATTTGGGCTCGGCGGAACATAACAGGAGCGCCTGAAACCCATGAACGGTATGACGGAGCATTACGGTCTACGGACAAGATGTCCATAACACCAAGTTCTTGTTTCAAGAACCCACGAGTATTTGGAAATACCTGCTGAGGAACTACAGGGCGAGTAGCACGAATGGTTTCTGGGTCAGAAATAGCGTTTTGCAGTGCAATGTCCACCAGCATTTCTTCACGAGATTGCCAAGGTCTGCGAGTGCGCTGATTATCTACAGGCATTAGTCTTTCATTTCTTGTTCGCTGAAACCAGAATCAGGTTTTAAACCATCATTGCCACGAGCGTCTTCCATCGCTTCGTATGCATCACGGTCATCTTTACCGTAATTAGGACTAGTCATTGCAGCCATGTTTGCAATGTCAAACGAAAATCGGCTTACTCCACGATTTGGGTGATGGCGAGTGTCTTTTCCTTTAGGCATTACTTGTACGGCTTTCCTCTAAAAGTTCCACCATCTTTTTCATTCCAACCAAACAATGGTTTCTTCTCAACTCTTCCAGTGCCACCTTTAGCCTTATCAATAAGGTTACGAGGGGCAAGGTCAGACAAACGTGCTTGTTGTCCTGTGTACTCAGGCGTGTTTGGGTCATCCAAATCTGTATTGTATGAACCTTCATCAAGACCTAACGTAGTTTTTATACGTTCCATAATAGAAGGCTTTGCCTTCTTAGCACGATGAGCGTCAAGACTTACAATGCGAGCGCCGTGATGACGAGTATCTTCACCTCTAGGCATTACGGTTGTTGAGTTCTTGGATTGTTAGTTGTTGGGCGACCCTGTCGTGTTGCATTGTGTCCACGGACATGTGCATTTCCACCAGTTGAAACAGCCATACCAGGGCCATCAGTGGTTGCATTTCCACCAGTTGAGATAGCCATACCGCCACCGCCAATGTTGCCAGCGTTGAAAGAGTTGTTACCGAAGGTGTTGTTGTTTCCTTGAAAAGCGTTATTACTTGAAGTGTCGTTAACAACTGCACCGTTCATGTTTCTGCCGTAGTTCTTGCTGGTGTTTTGTGGTGCATATGTGTTACCGCCACCGCCACTTGGGGGTGCTGGAGGGGCAAACCCACCTGAACCACCACCAGTTGGAGGTGCTGGAGGAGGATAACTACCACCACCAGGCTTTACACCCCCACCAGGAGGTGGGGGAGGTGCTCCACCGCCAGAACCCGATGTTGGGCGTGGAGGATTTGGAGGTGCTCCAGCACCAGCAGTTGGTGCTCCACCTTTACCGCCAGAACCTGCAATCCATCCACGAATACGTGAACCAAAACTTGGCTTAGTCGGTTTTGCTTCAGGAGCAGTTGCAGGCTCGCTTGCAGGAGCCGATTGTGGTTTTGGAGTCGTGTCTCGGCTACCGTTTGCCTTCATTTCACGAAGTTTGCGAATACGTTCAGCATTAGCCTTAGCCTCAGTAGCATCTCCGTAAACAGGCTCACTCTTACCAGACTTATCACCATTCAAAATAAACTTTTTACCATCACCTCGTGGTTTTGGTGCAGCATCTGCGTTCATGTCTGCTTCCCACTTGTCACCAACAGCATCCATGTCTGCTTTGTTTTGGGCTTTTTCTTCTGGTGACATTTTGTCCTCA